AGCAAATGTCAACTGTTTTTTTCACTTTTTTTCACTTTTTTTTGTTAATGAAATCAACCACTTAGAGATACACATATCTAAGTTATTGATTTTATTACAAATTTATTTTAAGCAATTTTAGCCTTTTTTCTCATTTCGAGAACCATAATGTATTCATCGAATGATAGTGTTCCCATATCCTGGTTATGTGATTTACGAATGATTTTACCATTAAGGAAATCCGTCTTACCACCTTTGGCATGTGCAAAATCATGCCCATAGATAGCATCATCAATATCTAATGGTTCTCCATCTAGGAAGCAAGTGAACCCTTGAGCAGCTAACATATCAAATTTTGTTTCCTTACTCATAGTTCTTGTTTTATCTAATGACGTAATAAACTTATCGATATCCATTTCATTCAAATACATTTCTGCAGCTTGATGTTGAGCAGCAGGATTTGATGGATATTCAGTAGCCATTCTTGCGAATTTTTTAACTGTATCTGTATCTTGTTTCAATGTATTACGTGCACCTGTTTTAAAGGTAATAAGTTCAGTATCGTATTTGTTTGGAGTTACACCTTTAAACATTGAATTGACTCTAAAGAATTCTTTAGCGAATCCTGAATAGTCTTTGATCTTAAAGTCATGTCTTTCAAGTAAGCCAAACCAAATAGTATGAAGAGAACCAAAGTTTGCTGTATTGAGCTTTTTACTCATTTCTCTAGAAATCTTTAAAGCATCATCAAGAAACTTATCTACTGTTTTAAGAACATCAGAAGAAAGAGGTTTATCTTCTTCTACTAATTTTTCAATTTCATCTAAACCTGCAGCAACATTACCACGACCTAAAGCTTTTAATATTACAACTGCTACAAACTCATCCCATTTACGTCTTGGATTAATATCAGTAGTCCAATGTACAGCCTTTTCACTACCTTTCTTATTTGATTTTGTTTCAAAGATAGGATGAATGTCATTATAATCATATTCTGAATATGACTTTACACGACTACGAATTTGTTTTGCTACATTCGAAGCATCGTTTGCCATAACCATTTCAATAGTATTTACAGGTGTGACTGTGTTTAAACGCCTAAAAATTTCAGTTGCTTGAACATTAGTACATTCATACACATAAAAGGTAAGTGTAGTATTTTCAAAAATTTCGCGCTGTTCATTAGTAAGTGTTCTAAAAATTTTACCGTCCTTTGTTGGAAAGTATCCTTTTAGAAAATCTCTAAATGAACGAATTCTGTGACCACCATCAATCACTAACCATTTTACACCAGGATAGATTTTTTGATTTTCTTTATCGTTTTCGATATTTCGAACGGTAATTGCACCAACGGAATATCCTTTTAATATAGAATCAACAATATTTTGTTTCTTTTTATTACCACTCGTAACTGGAGGTCTTTGACCAATTGGATCAGGATTAATTACACCTGCAATCGTGTCTTGAATTACGTCCATCACGGTTTTTGTTTCTACTTCATATTTCATAATTTACTTCTTTTCTAAAAAGATTAAACTCCGTGTGTCATGTGTGAGTATGCATCATCACATTCATTAATAAGTTCACCGCACATACAGGTTTCTTCTTCTTCAATAGTTGGAGCTCCAACCATATCTCTAATTTGAGCTTTAGTGTATCGTTGCTCACCATCACGTACTGAACATTCTGCTAATAAAGACACTTGTTCGGCAGTCAATGGTTTACGAATACTTAAGCTATTGAGTTCTTTCATTACATCCATAATTAATTCCTTTTCCTAATTTATATGACTATTATAATTCATTTGAAATGATTTGTCAACCACTAAATTGAAAAAAGTTGACTTTTTAGTCTTTGTAGAAATAACCGCCCTTTTCTTTAAAGAATACAGACCTCGTAAGTCCACCAAAAATATAAGAAAAATACAAGAACAAAGGAATGGCTAATGCAATCCTAATACTATCTTTTGTCATATTAATCAATTCCATAAAGGAAACGATTGCAAATGTGACAGCAATTGTACCTGCGACACACAACATACCAAAGCCAAGATCTTTGGCAACTTCTTTAACATTAAATTTCATAACAATTATACTCCACTGGTCATATGTTCATAACCATCTTTGCAGTCGACCAGTTTATCACCACAAATACAGTATTCCTCTTCTTCCCTGCTAGGAGCACCTATCAGACTTCTCATTTGACTTTCTGATAAGTCTTCACCTTCATTTTCAAATCTCATTTTTGCATAGTCTGCAGCTTGGTCGTCGTTGAGACCAAAGTTCTGCTGAGCATACTCAAAGTAATTTTCCATTAACATTTCATTTACATGATGTGACATAAATTAACTCCTTTTCCTCATTTATGTTACCATTATAAGTTGTTTGAAATGAAATGTCAACCTTTTTTGTGAAAAAAGTGAAAATAATTCATTTAAGATCGAATATGGTGTTTCCATTAAAGTAATTCTATACTAGTTTCTCGAAATTGTCAACCATTATTTTTAGATCATTTCGTAATATTCATATAATTAATAGATCTAAGGTTTTTTATCTAATATGAAAAAAACAGTTGACATTTACAAAGAACTGTGATAGAATGGTAACTCAAATGGAGAAGTACGTATAGTGACACAAACAACAGAACAATTTAGAATATTGACTGCGCGACAGCATGTTCGTGAGCGTATTGGTATGTATATGGGCTCTTCTTCTCGAGAAGAAATCGAAAGGTTTATTCTTGGTGAATGGAAGAAAGCTACATACGTACCTGCATTATCAAAGATGGTAGATGAAATACTCGATAACTCTATTGATGAAGCAATACGTACGAATTTTAAATACGCGAATAAGATTAATGTATCAATTGAAGGAGATACTGTAACTGTTAGTGATAATGGTAGAGGTATTCCACAAGATAAGATACATGACGAGACAGTAGGTAAAGATATACTACGTCCTGTTGCTGCTTGGACTAAAGTAAATGCAGGAACTTCGTTTGATGATGAACGAGTTACAATTGGAACTAACGGTGTTGGTTCTGCCGCAACAAACTTTTTATCATCAACGTTCGTTGGTAAGACTTGGTCGAATGGAAAATCAATTGAAGTAAAATGTAAAGATGGTGCTGATACACTCAAAGTATTATTTGGATCAAAACAAGGAAATGGTACTTATGTATCGTTTACTCCTGACTTTAGTTTATTTGAAGTTGATAGTTTAGAAGAACTTGATACAATTACACTTATCGAAGATCGTCTTATATCTTTACAAATGGCTTTTCCTGAAATTCAGTTTTCCTTTAATAAAAAGCGTGTACGCGTAAATGATCTTAAAAAATATGCAGCACTCTTTAATGATACTGTAATTTTAGAAAAGACTGACAACTTATCTTATTTTATTGCACCGTCTGAAGATGGCTTCAGAACAAATAGTTATATTAATGGTGTGAATACAAGACAAGGTGGTACATACGTAGATTATTTTATTAATAGTATTATTGATGAACTTGTAACTAAAATTAAGAGACGCCATAAAGTTGAAGTTCTTAAGACTACTATTAAAAGTGGTTTAACTTTTGTAATGTTTGCACGTAACTTTACAAATCCAAAATTTGATAGCCAAACAAAAGAACGTCTTACTAATCCAACTGGTAATGTAAAAGAACATATAGAAGGTTGTGAAGTACGTACTCCTGAATGGTTAGCAAATAAAATACTTAATACACCTGATATAATTGATCCAATTATTGAAGCTCAATTAGCAAAGAAACTTGCTGCTGATAAACGTGCAGCAACATTAGCTCAAAAGAAATTACGTAAAGTAAAAGTTGCAAAACATATTGCGGCTAATAAAGATGACGCTACACTCAAAATTGTAGAGGGTGATAGTGCTATGGGATTCTTATTAAAGGTTCGTAATCCTGATAAGGTTGGAGCATTTCCACTTCGTGGTGTGATTATGAATACTTGGGATATGAAGCCCGCTGATGTACTTAAGAATAAAGAATTGTCAGAGCTTATTGCTGTATTAGGATTAGATATTAATAATCCAGATAGTGTTAATGAGATGAGTTATAAGTATATAGCAACATTAACCGATGCTGACCATGATGGTATTGGACATATTAGTCCATTGTTGATTGCATTCTTTTATAAATTCTGGCCTCGTTTGTTAAATGAACGAAGAGTTAAGATTACAAGAACACCAATTATGATTTCAGCTAAAGGTAATGACATTAAATGGTTCTATACTTATGAAGAAGCTTCTGAATTTAAAACCTCTAATGCAGATTGGAAGCATAGGTATATTAAAGGTCTTGGTTCATTAACAGAAGAAGAATATAATAAAATTATTAATGATCCAGTTTATGATGTTGTCAGTGTTGATGACGTTAAATATTTTGAAATGATGTTTGGTAAAAACTCAGAATTAAGAAAGGAATTTATGTATGAGTGATTTAACGATGTTTGCAGAAGAAGAAGTAACAAGTTATCCTGAAGATAACTATCCTATTTCAAAGGTAGCAGCAAATGAATGGAAATCATTTGCAATGTATACTGTTGAATCTCGAGCAATTCCAAATATGATTGATGGACTTAAGCCTGTTCAAAGGTTCTATTTGTATTCATCAATTTTAAATAGTAAGAAAGATTTTAAAAAGGTATCAGCTGTATCAGGTATTATTTCTGATTATGGTTATAATCATGGTGAAGCTTCGGCAGCTGGTTCAGGTCAACTTATGGCCGCAACATGGAATAACAATATTTGTCTTATTGAAGGACGAGGTTCATTTGGTACTCGTTTAATTCAAGAAGCAGGAGCTCCACGTTACGTCTATACAAGGTTACATAATAACTTTAATACTTATATTAAGGATATTGATTTAAGTCCTGTACATGAAGATCCTGAACACGAGCCACCTGCATTTTATCTGCCTGTTATTCCTTTAGTACTTGTTAATGGCACTAAAGGTATTGCAACTGGATTCGCTACAAACATTCTACCACATTGTCCTGAAAGTATTAAAGCGGCATGTATAGAATATTTGCAAACAGGTAATATTGAAAATTCTATTCAAATAAAGTTTCCAGAGTTTTCAGGTACAGTTGAACAAAATAAAGAAGAAAGTCATAAGTATACCGTGTATGGCACTTATGCTAAGCGTGGTAAAACACAACTCCAAATCACCGAAGTGCCATACGGCTTTGATCGCGAAAGTTATGTCAAAGTATTAGATGGATTAGAAGACGATGGTGATATTGTATCATACGAAGATCTTTGTGATAAAGATGGATTTAAGTTTGAAGTTAAACTAAAGCAAAACACTTCTGCTAATTGGAATAAAAATAAAATTATTTCTAAATTTAAATTAAGTAAACCTTATGCGCAGAATTTAACCGTTATTGATTTTAATGGTAAGCTTCGTGAGTATGATGATGCACGAGGAGTTGTTAAAGATTTTTGCGATTATAAAATGAGTATTCTTAAAACTCGTATCAATAAGCGTATCACTGAATGTACTAATGAAGTAAGTTGGTTAGAACTGAAAAAACAATTTATAGAACTTGTACTTGATAATAAGATTGAGTTTAAGAATAATACTAAGAAACAAGTAATTGCTCAAATGAAAGAGAATGGAATGGTTGTATCTGAAGAACAAGGTGATAGACTATTAAGGTTAAATATTATGAGTCTTACTAAAGAGATGGTAGTAGAACTCGCAAAACAAATTAAAGAAGCTGAAAAGCAACTTCGTTTCTGGCAAAAAACCAGTCCGAAAAAACAATTCATATCTGACTTAGAGGAAATTTGATATGTTTAAAAATGTAAGTGATTTAATGATCAATCAATTTGACAATGGCTTTCGTATTATAAAACAAACAGACGAAAATAATAAACATTGGATTTTAGACGAACTCGATATTAAAATTGGAGATGTCTATGAAGTAGGTCCTAATGGATATTTTGAATTAGCACACAGACGTAACGATGAATAAGATATGGACAATATGGAAATATGCTTTAGGCGGATTTTCCGATGACAAGACAGAGCCGTATGATGATTATGTGGCTTTGCTTCGTACTATTATCGTCGGGGTTAATTTTGCTACATGCTTTTTTATTATAGCAAATGTAATTCATAATTGGTAATGATTAGAAAATATCTTAACAAGCATTTAAAAGTATCTAACTTACCTTTAAATGATATTAATACAATGTATCATGAATTCTTTCATAGAAAAGATTATGAATGGTATTATGCACCACAACATGGTGATATTTGTGTTGATGTTGGTGCTTGTGTTGGATTTTTTACTTGTTTAGCATTAGATGGTGGAGCACGACAGATATATTCTATTGAACCTAATAGAGAACATTTAAAGACTCTATTAGATAATACCTCTGATTATTTTATTGACCACGGAGAGACACCAGTGGTCCCTATCAATGCTGCTATTGGTAGTAAAGAAGAACATTACGAAAACATATTTGGACCTTCAGCAAAATTTAATTTAATGTCTTTTAAAGACTGTATGACACAGTATGACATTGAATGGATCGACTTTTTAAAAATCGATTGCGAAGGTGGAGAGTATGACATTTTTTCTCTAGAGAACGTTCCATTTTTGAGGAACAACGTTCAACACATTGCCGTGGAGTTTCACCTTGATTCCTTTCCCGAAGCTCCACGGCGATGGATCTATGTTCGAGATAATATACTCGGACACTTCGACGAAAATAAAATTCATTTCTTAGAACACGAAGATCGCGATCTTGCTTTTAATGATATCGCTTTAAGAAAAGCAGAGTGGGAGCCAGGTCGTTCTTTTATGGTGTATATTACAAATACTATTGATTGGGATCCTACCAGTTTGTAATATAAATCATGAATGAAGATGCAGGAATTGCATCTAATGAAACTGGGCTTGATACAATCTTGCGCCAATTATCTCCTTGAAAGTTAACTTTACCTGCTTCCATAAACGGTAATAATACTGACTTTCTCCATTCTTCAAATTTTACTAAGCCACCATATTGAGATGTTAAATGGCATCTTACTGCAATGTGTCTTACATTATGGAAAAGATAATCAAAGTATTCTTTATGTAGAATATTATATTCTGCGCCTGCTGCATCAATTTTTAAGAAATCTATTTTTTCAATTTTATGAGTATCAGTAAGTTCGTTAAAAGTCATTAATCGAGGTTCTAATTCTGATTCGATGTGTGTTGAACTTTTAAATACATTAGATAAGTCTATATCTGTTCTACCCATTGCGGCATGAATAGGAAATACTGCTTTTTGAGTACGATCAATAATATAATCTGAAACATTTTTTACTGCGGTTTTTAATTGTCTGCGATTCGGTTCAATCATATAAACCTTTTCTGCACCTTTATCTAATGCACTAGCTGCAAAAGCACCTATACCACAACCGACATCAACAACAACGTCTCCTGGTAATACTTCATACCACCAGTCATAATCTTTACGATTGAAATGTATATTATTAAGCTCAGCTACTTCATTAATCGACAAACCTTCAGTGTCGAGCTCGTATGAAAAAGATTTGGGTTTGAACATGCTATATCCTCACTTTGAATAAATAGTAAAAGTAATCAATTATTTTATATAGGAATTTCTATAAGTGACTATCAATAACTATTTATCTACCGGCGGCTTCGCTATAAAAATATCAAGGCTTCCAAATGTAGAATTTTTCAGTCAAAAGGTTTTGTTACCTGGTGTAACTGCAAACCCTGTTGAAACTCAAACACCATTAAGAGCTTTTTATAATGTTCCTGATCATATTCGTTTTGCTGATTTGGATTTATCTTTTATTATCGACGAAAATATGGAGAATTATAGAGAGATCTTTGATTGGCTACAAGGTATCGGTACACCAGATAATCTTGAACAATATGATAAATTACAAGCCACTGAAGAAGGCTTAGTTTCTGATATTAGTATCATGCTACTTAATTCTCATAAGAATCCAAATGTAGAGTTTGTATTTACAAATGCATTTCCAATAGGTTTAACACCTATATCACTTGACCTCGCTCAACAAGACGTTGTATACGCAGAAGCAACGGTTACAATGAGATATGACTCCTTTAAAATCAACAAGATGTAATTAAGGGGTTGACATTTGCTTTAACATGTGGTATAATAGACATGTTAATATAAGCAAAAGAGTTTTTTAAATTATGGATACAAATCAAATTTCTGAAATGTGGGCAAAAGATGCGCCCATTGATGAAACAAATTTAGTCGGTGAAAGTAAACGCATTCCACTTTTACACAGTAAATATTATAATCTTTATTATAAGGAAGTGTTACGCGTTAAAAAATTAAAAGCTGAATATAAAGAGCTTGAAAGATTAAAGCGAGAATACTATGATGGTAGTATGGATAGACAAACTTTAGCCGAAATGGGTTGGGAACCGTTCCAGTTAAAAATTTTACGGAACGATATGGATAAATATATTCAAGCAGATAAAGATATTATCAAGTTAAGTTTAACAATTGATTTTCATACAGCAAATGCAAACTACCTTGAAGATATAATTAAAACTATACATTCTCGAAATTTCGTAGTTAAAAATATGATAGATATTTTGAAATTTCAAGCTGGAGATTATTAAGTAATGTGGGAAAGGATTCTTAAATTATTTGAAAGACCTATTTCAGAAAATCCTATTGATCAAGCAATGATGCATACGTTGCCTACAATGGAATCCGAAATTGATCCTGCAGATTTGAATTTAGAAAACGCATATAAGACAAGATGGATTTGGTATCATACCATATTAGCGGTACTTATATTTTTCACAAACATGATACTATTAGCAATCTTTTTATTATTAGCAATAAAGTTATAAATTATGAGCGAAGTGATTAATGTAGAACACATTAATAGTGTGCATATGAAAGTGACAGCCGATGGCGGCGTTCGTCAAGAAATCGCTCAACACTTTTCTTTCCGACCTGAAGGTTGGCAATTCCACCCCAAAGTTAAAATGCGCGTTTGGGATGGATACATTCATTTATATCAACCAATGAGACCTAAACTCTATGTTGGTCTTTTTCCACACCTCAAAAAATTCTGTGATGATAGAGGTTATACTCTGAATGCACCAGATAATATCGGATTAGATGAACAAATTGATGACGATTACGGTATACAACTTGCAAAAGAAATCAATTGTAAGTTTACTCCAAGAGACTACCAAAACGAATACGTCGTCAATGCATTACGTAAAAGACGTTCTCTTTCTTTAAGTCCTACTTCCTCTGGTAAATCATTAATCATTTATTTAATTCAACAACACTATTATCAAGCATTTGGTCATCGTACTTTAATTATTGTTCCTACAATTGGATTAGTACATCAAATGGCTGGAGACTTTGTTGATTATGGTTGTGAATCAGATATTATATACACAATTCAAGGTGGAGTTGATAAGAACACAAAAGCACCTATTGTTATTAGTACTTGGCAATCATTAGTAAAACAACCTAAAGAATGGTTCGATCAATTTAGAGTTGTAATGGGAGATGAAGCTCATACTTTCCAAGCAAAATCATTAACAACAATTATGGAAAAACTTACGAACTGTGAGTACCGACATGGATTTACTGGTACATTGAAATCATCTGAAAGTAAGACACATAGATTAGTATTAGAAGGTTGCTTTGGTCAAGTCAAAAAGATAATTAATACAAAAGAACTTATGGACAAAGGAACGGTTGCAAATTTTAAAGTTAAAGCAATCGTTCTATCACACAATAACGATACTCGTAAAACATTTAAAGATGCGATTAATAAGGTCAAAGATAAAGTAAAAAAATGGCCAGCTGAAAGAGAGTTTATTGTTAATCACGAAAAAAGAAATAATTTTATTAAGAACTTAGTTCATAGTCTGGAAGGTCAGAATAATTTGATATTATTTGATCTTGTAGAAAAGCATGGTAAATTATTAGAACCTTTGCTGCGCAAAGACGGACGTGAACTTCATTTTATATACGGTGGAACTTCAGGAGAAGAACGTGAACATATTCGACAACTGGTGGAAAATGATACACAAAAACGACATGATATACTTGCAAGTTATGGAGTGTTTTCGACTGGAGTGAATTTAAGAAGATTAGATAATGTAATTTTTGCTTCAGGATCGAAGTCTGAGATAAAGGTTCTCCAGTCTATTGGAAGAACATTAAGAAAGGCTGATGATTCTAATGAGGCTACTTTATATGATATTACAGATGATCTTTCTGTGGGAAGTTTTGAAAATTATACTTTAAAACATTTTAAGAAAAGAATTGAAATCTACGGAGCGGAAGAATTTCCTTTTAAGATATTTACTGTAGAAATTTAATACTAATATATCTTTAAGCCGGATAACCTAATTATATACTGAATTTTTGAGAATGTCAACCCTTTTTTGCAAAAAAATGAAAATAAATTTATACCTTTATTTTTCACTAAAAGGTGTACATATTACTCAAAATATGTTATAATATACAGAAATTTTATACATGGAGAACGTGACATGGCAAAGAAACGCAACTATGTCAATAACAAGGACTTATTACAAGCCTTAATTGATTATAGAAATGCCTGTAAAGAAGCTGAAGAAAGTGGAGATAGAAATCCACAAGTTCCTGAGTATGTAGGTAAATGTATTTTACTTATTGCTACAAGACTTGCAACTAAGCCAAACTTTTCGGGCTACTCATATAAAGAGGAAATGATTTCTGATGGAATTGAAAACTGTTTACAATACATACACAATTTCGATCCAGATAAATCTCAAAATCCTTTCGCATACTTTACTCAAATTATATGGTATGCATTCTTAAGAAGAATTCAAAAAGAAAAGAAACAAACATATATCAAATTTAAAGCATCTCAACAAATGCTTACTCAATCAATCATCAATGATAGTAGTGGACAAGACATACAAATGCAAGAACCACCTGAATATATCAGCGAATTTATTGATGACTTTGAAAGGAAATTAAACAAAAATAAAGAGGGAGACTAAATGAAAGTACTGGTCTTTGGACTACCTGGCTCGGGCAAGAGTACGTTATCACAACCATTAGCAGATTTGGTTGAAGGTGTTTGGATTAATGCAGACGCAGTTAGAGAAAAATATAATGATTGGGATTTCTCAGATGAAGGCAGAATGAGACAAGCTGCTCGAATGAGACATCTTGCAGACGGAGTTTCTATGGCAGGTAAAATTGCTATTGCAGATTTCGTTTGTCCTTTTCAAAAGGCAAGAGATGAATTTGAACCTGATTATGTTATTTGGATGAATACTATTGATGAAGGTAGATTTGAAGATACGAATAAAGTCTTTGAAGCTCCTGATGTTGATAGTATTGATTACATAGTAGATTCATTTAGACCTCAAGAAGAATTAAAACTTGAACCAATTTTAGAAAAGGCGTTTTCACAATGGCAGAGAAGGTAAGTGCAAAACGTCATGTCGCAAAAACATTAACATGGAGAGTCTTAGCAACAACAGATACCTTTTTACTTGCTTGGTTAATTACAGGACAAGTAGATTGGGCTGGTATGATCGCCGGATTTGAGGTTGCTACTAAAATGATCTTATATTATTATCACGAACGTGTATGGTATAAGTACATTAAATTTGGAGTACAAAAGGATGTTTAACCCAGAAGACGCATTTGATTATAAGAAGCCAACAGTTCAAATGTTAGGAAGATGGCAACCGTGGCACGATGGTCACACAAAATTATTTGAAAAAGCCTTGACAATTACCGGACAAGTTGTTATAATGGTACGTGAAGTTTATGGATATGAAGGAGATGCAGGAGCTGGTCGTACAACAGATCAGACCGACAATCCCTTTGGAGAAATTGCTGTTATTGATGGGATTAAGAAAGGTCTCGGAGATGCAGGATACACAGAAGGTAAAGAGTATATGATCCTTGTGGTCCCAAACATTGTCGATATTAGTTATGGACGTGGTGTTGGTTATACTTTTACAGAACATGATTTAGGAGCGGATGTCCATAAAATCTCTGCTACTAAAATTCGTAAACAGATGAGAGAAGAAGGTAAATTATGAAACTAGTATATTTTCCAGACCCAATTTTGGCGAAGGAGTTAAAGGATGTTGATCTTGAGAATCCTGGATTTGATCCAGTACAACTTAAGAAAGACATGGTAGAACTTATGATTAGTAAGAAAGGTCTCGGTCTTTCTGCATGTCAAGTTGGACTTGACTATAAATTATTTGTTATGGGTGAAGATGCTGAAACTGCAATCATGGTAATTAATCCAGAAATTGTGTCAGTAAGTTCAGAAGAAATTAATGAAGTTGAAGGATGTCTAAGTTTTCCAGATGTGTTTATGCAAATTAAACGTCCAGCTTTCGTCATTGCAAAATGGTTTGATGAAAATATGCAACCACAAGAAGGTAAAGTAGAAGGATATGGAGCAAGATGTTTTATCCATGAATATGAACACCTTCAAGGTATTACTTTTAATAAGGTAGTATCACGTGTTAAATATGAAAGAGCACTGAAAAAGAAAACTAAGATTGTAAAACAAAGAGGAATGTTAGCAAAATATCTTTCCGCTTTAAAACAAACTGAAGATCACAGTGTTAGAGTGACAAAGACTGATGATGACGTTGTATTAGATTTAAATACAGATGTATTAGATTTAAATACAGCCGCAGTCAAGGAGTAGTATGAAAATAGCAATTGTAACCGATATTCACATCGGTGCTAGAGGAGACAGTCGTGTTTTTCATGAAGTTCAAAGAAAATTTTTCCAAGAGGTATTTTTTCCTTATATCGATGAACATGGTATTACAACAGTATTCGATCTCGGCGATACCTTTGATCGTAGGAAGTATATCAATTACGTAAGTCTACAAAAAGGAAAAGAATTTTTATTTGATGAATTAGCAAAACGTAATATAAATTTTCATGCGCTCATCGGTAATCATGATACTTATTATAGTAATATGAATGATGTTAACAGCATGAATCTCTTATTACAAGAATATCCATCTTTTACTCTTTATCAAGATATTGCAGAACATTTAGAAATCGACGGAACAAAGTTCCTTATGCTTCCTTGGATTAGTAAAGAGAACGCAGAAGAAAACTTTAAAATCATCAAAGAATCTGATGCAAATGTTGTAATGGGCCATTTAGAAGTCAAAGGATTCGAAATGATGAGAGGTGCTTTATGCACACATGGTTTAGAAGTAGATGTGTTTAAACAATTTGAAGATGTATACTCAGGCCATTTTCATCATCCATCTCGATATGGCAATATAGAATATCTTGGTGCACCTTATGAAATGACATGGTCTGACTACAATGGTAGTAGAGGTTTCCATGTGTTTGATACTCAAACTCGTAAAATGGAAAAAATAGAAAATCCAAATCGAGTATTCTTTAAAATAGATTATGATGATGAACACTGGACAGTCGATGATGTTGCTTCATACGATGTAGATAGATATAAAGACACCTTTGTAAAAATTATTATTAAGAATCGTACAAACGCTTACCTATACGATATGTTTATGAGTAGAATAAGTGAATGTGGAGCAGTTGATGTAAAAGCAATTGATGATAATCTCAATCTTGAAACAGCAGGTGTTGATGAGATTCTTGATGAAACAAAAGACACTACTGAAATACTACACAACTATATTGAATCTCTTGAAACTCAAGTTGATAAATTAAAAATTAAAAAGACAATTGATGACTTATATCATGAAGCTATGGAATTATAATGCGAATTAATTTTAAGAAAGTAAGATACAAAAATATATTATCAACAGGAAATACCTTTACAGAAATAGAACTCGGTGATAAGCCAACTACTTTAATTAGTGGATCTAATGGTTCAGGTAAAAGTACAATCCTCGATGCGATTGTTTATGGTTTATATGGCAAGCCATTTCGTAAAGTAAATAAAATTCAACTTATCAATTCTATTAATCAAAAAGGATTATTAGTTGAAATCTTTTTTGCTGCAGGTGGAAACAACTACATGATTCGTAGAGGTATGAAACCAAATGTCTTTGAGATTTATAAAGATGGCCAAATGATTGATCAAGATGCTGCTAAACGTGATTATCAATTATACCTTGAAAACAATATACTTGGTATTAATTATAAATCATTTAATCAGATTGTAGTACTTGGTAGTGCAACCTATGTTCCTTTTATGGAATTACCGGCTCAACAACGAAGAGAAATTATCGAAGACTTACTTGATATTCAAGTGTTTAGTACAATGGGTATTCTTGCAAAAGAACAAATCAATAAGACTAAAAATAGTATTAATGAAAACGAATATAAGAACGAAGTAACTGAATCCAATATTCTTTTAGTACAAGAAAATAATGACGCTATTCGTAAGATTAAAGAAACTGAGGTTGATAAGATTCGTACTAAGATGAATAACCATATTTCTGAAATTGAATCAAAACAAGAATCTATTTCTGTTATTGATAGTGAGATTAAAGAAAAATATGAAGAAATAGCTGATAAGAAAACAGTTAAAGAAGAATTCGATAAAGCAAATTCTATGAGACAAGATATGGAAATTGCACGACGTAATATTGATAAAGAACTCAGCTTCTATCATGATAATGACAATTGTCCAACTTGTAAACAAGGTATTGCGCATGACTTTAAAGAAAAAGTTGTAGATGAAAGATCAGAAAAGAAATCTCTTATTGACGAAAAGCTTGATGAAGTGAATACATCAATTTCAAACTACCAAACTCGTATAGACGAAATTAGTGAAGTAGAAGACAAAATACAAACATTAAATTTTCAGATCTCAGAAATACGTGCAGAAATTAAAATGTCTAAGAATGCTTTACTTGCATTTAAACATGAACTTGAGAATGCTGAACGTGAAGTAGAAGAAGTAGATACTACACAACTACATAAACTTCAAACAAAATTGGAAAAACTTGTTAAAGAACGTAAAGAACTTTTAGAAGAATATGACGTACTTGGTGTTGTTTCAGCAATACTTAAAGATGGTGGAATTAAAGCTCGTATCATTAGTCAATATATTCCAGTAATGAATAAACTGATTAATAAGTATCTTGCGGCCTTTGATCTTTTTGTTGACTTCCAATTAGATGAAAACTTTAATGAAGTAATACGATCTCGATTTAGAGATAATTTCTCTTACGCATCATTTAGTGAAGGTGAAAAACTTCGTATTACTCTATCAATTATGTTAGCATGGAGATCTGTTGCAAAATTACGTAACTCAGTATCCACTAACCTCTTAATACTCGATGAAACTCTTGATGGTGCACTTGATAGTGTAGGTATTGAAAGTCTGATTGAAACATTACATAGTTTGAACTCAGATGATAATATCTTTGTGATATCACATAGAGGAGACCAATTTGCAGATAAATTTGATACTGCAATTCGATTTGATAAAGTGAAAAACTTTAGTGAAATTGCTGCATGATGCATTTTTACGTACATATAAGTGCATACAAGTTACACTTTTACGTACATAAAAGTGCATAAAGCAGTTGACATTTTCGGGTACCTATGTTATAATGGTACCCTCTTACAAAAGTAGATTATGACAATGACTTCATTTTACACTTCCGTAGAACGTTACGGTAAGAATATTTTATGGCGAGGATACGAGAACGGTAAACGTTTTTCGTATCGTGTTCCATTTAAGCCTACGCTTTATTTGCATACACCTAAGAAAGGTGGTGATTTCAAGTCGTTGATTGGTGGTAAATCTCTCCATCCTCAAAAATTTGGTGAAATGCGAGAAGCTAAAAACTTTGTTGAAGAGTACAAAGGTGTAGCAGGTTTTGAAGTATATGGTTCAACAAACTTCATTACTCAATTTATTCAAGAACATTATCCAGAAGAAGTAAGATTTAATATTTCAGATGTTAACATCGTATCTTTCGATATCGAGGTTGATATTCGTGATGGATTTGCTGATATCGAACAAGCAAATAATGAAATTACTTCTATCGCATATAAATCATCTAAGTCTAAAAAATATTTCCTACTTGGTCGTAAAGAATACGATAAAACAAAAACAATAACTGGTATTGATCCTGATGACATTGTTTTTGCGCAGTTCGATACTGAAGTTCAACTTCTCCAAGGATTTATTAAACTATGGACCGCTGACTATCCAGACATCGTGACTGGTTGGAACGTTGAATACTTTGATATTCAATATATCGTAACACGTATCATAAGACTACTTGGTGAAGAATCTGCAAAGAAACTTTCACCTTGGAAATTGATTGATCAAAGACGTCGTGAAGTATTTGGTAAAGTACAATCAACGTACAAAATTTCTGGTATGTCTGTAATTGACTACATGGATGCTTTTAAAAAGTTTGGTTATAAGTATGGTCCACAAGAATCATATAAACTTGACCATATTGCTCATGTTATTCTTGGTGAAAAGAAACTTGATTATTCTGAATATGGCTCATTGACTGCATTATATGATGAAAACCCACAACTCTATCTTGACTATAACTTAAAAGATACACACCTCATTCAAAGAATGGAAGAAGAAACATCTCTTCTCGCGTTAGTTATGACAGTTGCTTATGGTGGTGGTGTAAACTTTGGTGATGCGTTTGGTACTGTAGGAATTTGGGAATCAACTATCTATCGTAGATTAATTAAAGATAAAGTTGTGCCTCCTATTAAAGACTCTCCTGGAATTCGTCAAGGTGAACTTGTAGGTGGTTATGTAAAAGATCCAAAACCTGGAATGTATCCGTGGGTTGTATCATTTGACTTAAACTCTCTATATCCACATCTTATGTTGCAATACAATATGTCACCTGAAACATATATGCCGCAGGAAAGAGAAGTAGTAACACAAGACATGGTACTCAATGGTGATTTTAAAAATACAAATCCAAATATGTCTGTTGCTGCAAATGGTGTCTGTTTTAGAAACGATAAGGTTGGTATTATTCCAAGTATCATTGACGAATACTATAATAATCGTTCTGTAATTAAGAAACAAATGATTGCAGTCGAACAGCAATTCGAGATTGAAACAGATCCTGCTGAAAAGAAAAGACTCAAACGAGAAATGAATCAACTTCATAATTCTCAAATGTCAATCAAGATTGCTATGAACTCTCTTTATGGCGCAACAGCAAATATCTACTTCCTATATTATATTAACGAAATGGCGGAAGCAATTACTACATCTGGTCAATTAAGTATTCGATATGCTCAAAAATCTGTAAATGAATATCTCAATAAGATACTCAACACAGAAAATAAAGATTATATTGTGTATATCGATACCGATTCGATTTATGTAAACTTTAGTCCATTAGTAAAAGAAGTATTTGGTACAGTAGACATTGACCGTAAGCAAGGTGAAGAATTCTTAGACAAAGTTTGTTCTACAAAGATTGAACAAGTTATTGAAGCTGGTTATGAAAAGCTTCGATCTGACATGGGTGCTTATCGTAATGCGATGGTAATGAAACGAGAAAAGATTACTGATCGTTCTATCTTTATCGCAAAGAAAAGATACATTTTGAATACACTTAATAGTGAAGGTGTTCATTATGAAAAACCAAAAGTTTCTGTTACTGGTCTTGAATCAGTAAGATCATCGACACCACAAGTTTGTCGTGATAAGATGAAAGATATATTTGAAGTAATACTCGGTGGTGATGAAGAAGCAACACAAAAATTTATTGCTAACTTCCGTACTGAATTTAGAAAACTTCCACCTGAAGAAATTGCTAAAACTTCAGGCACAGACAATATCAATAAATATATGGACAAAGTCAACCTATACAAAAAAGGTTGCCCTATGCATGTAAGAGGATGTATTCTTTATAATCACTTCCTTGAACAGCATAAGTTGAATAAGAAATATGAAAAGATTCAGTCAGGTGATAAGATTAAATTCTTATACCTTAAAGTACCGAATCCAATACGTGAGAATATGATTTCATTTCCTGGTGTACTTCCGAAAGAACTCGGCTTAGACAAGTATATTGATTATGATACACAATTCTCAAAAGTATTTCTCAGTCCAGTAGAGAACATTATCGAACCTCTTGGCTGGAAATCAGAAAAAGTAAATACAATCGAGGATTTTTTCACATGAGAATAGCAATTATCGCAAATTATCGTACAGCGAGTACGTCGTTTACATTAAAAAAAGCAGAAGAATATGGTGTGCCTTATAAAGGTGAAATGTTTAGTGATCCAAGACCTTATGATCTAGGTGAAGCAAGAGCAAAATGGCAATTGATTAATTCACCTTGGAAAGAGATGGAAAAATATCAGGATCCTGTAGAAAGAGAAGCTTGTATAAGTCATGAAAGATTTATAGAACAACTTGAAGCCGGACACCCATGTTGTTTTAAATTAATTCCAATTCAAGTAAGAAATGAAGAACATGTAAGTAGAATATTGAATGCAGTAGATAGAATCTACTATCTTTATAGAAGAGATTTTAGAGCTCAATGTGAAAGTTGGGTTGCAGTAAGACAAGATGGAAACTTTGGTGGTACTGGATTTAAAAGAAATGTAAGAGATTATCTTCGAAACATGACTGAAAATCAAAGACAAATTCATTTAGCAACAATGGGTAAAGAAGATGAACCTTATAGAATTACTGTTGATTTAGAAGATCAACCAAACTTTGGTGAGAACGAAAGAGCATTTCCATTAATTCGTGGTCTTGTTGAACGGTATGAAGAAATGGCTAAAATGTATAAAGAGTTTCCTGGTGAACTTGTTTGTATGGAAGATTATTTTAAAGGTGAAACATATAATCCATATAATAGAGAAATCACTTGGGTAAAACCAATGCCAATGCCAGAACAATATGAAAACTTTAATGTCGAATCTTTATTTAAAGAAAAAGGTTGACATTTCAAATAAACTGTGTTATAATAGCTGAAATTAAATTAAAAAGGACTATCTTATGAAAGATATACAAATCGTACGACTCTCAACTGGAGAAGAAATAATCGCCAAAGTCGTTTTTGATAAAGGATTCTATACATTAAAAGATGCAATTCTTTTAGTGCCGGCCGGTGAAGGTAAAATTGGAATGGTTCCATTTGTACCTTACGCAAAAAGACAAGACTTTGTTATTGGTGAAGCACACGTAATGTTTGTTGCGGAACCTGGTGAAGAACTTGTAAAAGAAGTTGTAAGAGCAACTTCAGGTATTGAATTAGCCACAGGCCCAGGACTTAAGTTAGTATAATGATTACTATATACGGTAAAGAGTCTTGTGCATATTGTAATATGGCTAAAACATTATGCGAGCAAAAAGGTGTTGAGTATGAATACTTAATGCTTAATGAGGATTATACTCCACCGCAATTTTTTGAAAAATTTCCATCTGCAAGAACATTTCCGCAGATAGTAGTTGAAGATAAAAATATTGGTGGATATAACGAACTAATGGAGTATTTTGAAAATGAGTAAAGATTGGGTACAAGATATTCATGACATGCAGACTAAATATCAAACTCGTGAATGGGTTAGATATAGTATGCAAGACGATGAAAAGCTTAAAGAGTTTTTAAAGTTTAGAATTAACTTTCTCCAAGAAGAACTCGACGAAACAAGAAAAGCATTCAATAATGAAGATGCAGAAGAAATCGTAGATGGTTTAATTGATCTTTGTGTTGTTGCAATTGGTACATTAGATGCCTATGGTATTGATGCACATAAAGCTTGGGATACAGTTCTCAAAGCAAATATGGCAAAAGAAGTAGGTGTTAAAGAAACAAGACCCAATCCACTGGGCGTACCAGATCTTGTAAAACCTGAGGGGTGGACTGCTCCAAGCCATGAAGATAATCATGGTATCTTTCAAGATTTATTTTAAGGATATATTATGAAAACATTTAGAAAAGAATTACTTGCTGTATCAAAACAGCATTTTGAAGCACACGTTGCTAAACATAGAATTAATATTGAAGTTCTATTAGAAAATAATGTGGGTGTCGCAGAACATCCAGACGTTATGGAAACAATTGAAAAGGAACTTGCTATTATTGCAGATTATAATGATAAAATTGCAATGATTGATAAGTACTTTCACACACCTGAAGCACCAAGACTTCCGTAAAAATAATTGAAAAAAACAGTTTACTTTTGCGAAAAAGTGTGGTATAATAGTGTCTATATTATGGAGATCTTATGAGTAAACAAACCAATCCCGAAGCAGTCAACGTTCTTCAAGAATGTATCGACTTACAGTTGAAAAAATCTCGCGATTATCAAAATCCAAATTCAACTGTTCAACAAGCAGATTACTACCCTCGTGGTATTGATTCAATCTATGATGTTATGAATGCAAAAATGCTCCGTATGAAATCAGTTATGGAAGCAATGCAAAGTGATGACTATAATCCAAATTTCGAATCACTCGAAGATTCAGCAAAAGATTTAATTAATTATTCTGCATTTTTTGTTTCATATTGTCGTGGTAAAATTCCAGGACAAAATACTAATAATGATGTATACAATAGGAGAATTAAATAATGAGTAATGTGATTATTCCTTCAAGTGATGAAGATAAAAAAAGAATTAAAGGTGCTATGGAAGAAATGAGTAATTCATTTACTCGAGTAGAAGCCGAACGTTCTTTTCAAAAAGAAGCAATTAATGCTTTAGCCGAAGATGTAGATATTCCTAAAAATATTCTACGTAAAATGGCTAGGATTTATCATAAACAAAATCTACCCGCAGTTGTAGCTGAACTTGATGATATTGAAACACTATTGGAGACCATTTAATGCCTAGAAAAGTTTGTGTTATTGAAGTAGTAGATCCAGAAGCAAATGAAGAAGAAGTTGCAGTTGCTGGTAAATTCTGGGTCAAATATTATGAGCTTGAAGAAGGTGAATCTATTGATGATGCTATGGAATCCTATGGAACTTTTGTAGATGATCTTGATTTTCTGCATGAGGATTTTGCAGAATGGGCTGAGGAGTTTTAATGTTAAAAGTAAAAGATATACGTAATCAAATTGTAACCGATTATCTTCAAGGTGATTGGGTTATTGATCGTACAGGTGCTAAAACAATTGAAGTACTTGGTGCGACATTTATTGCTGACGAGGATTATGTTATTCGTAAACCAGCTTATGAATATATTGAACGTGAACTTCAATGGTATAAAAGCTGTTCATTAAACGTTAATGATATTCCTGGTAAAACTCCACAAATTTGGTTAGATGTTTCTGATGATAATGGATTCATTAATTCAAATTATGGTTGGTGTATTTTTACTAAAGAAAATGGTAATCAATACGAAAACGTTTTAAGAGAATTATCTAGGAATCATAACTCTCGTAGAGCAACAATGATCTACAATCGTCCAAGTATGCATACAGATTATAATGCTAATAATATGAATGACTTTATGTGTACTTACGCAAATACATTCTATATTCGAAATAAGCAATTAATATCTCATTATATTATGAGATCTAATGATGCTGTTTTTGGTTATAATAATGATTATGCATGGGCACGTTATGTTCAATCAAAACTTGCAGATGATCTAGGTGTAGAAGTTGGTGATTTAATTTGGACCGCTTCTAATTTTCATGTCTACGAAAGACATTTCAACTTTATACAAGACTACATTAATGAGCGTCAAGTGGGATAAAAGATTTCTCGGTTTAGCAAGAGAAATTTCAACATGGAGTAAAGATCCAAGTAAACAAATTGGTGCAGTTTTCGTTTCTGACGAAAGACGCATTCTTGCAACTGGATATAATGGCTTTCCACGCAACATTGAAGATACTTTAGATCGATATGAAAATAGAGAAGAAAAGTATAAACTTGTAGTTCATGCTGAACAAAACGCAATATATAATGCGACTTATAATGGAATTTCACTAAATAATAGTACATTATATGTTTGGGGATTACCAGTTTGTTCAGAATGTGCAAAAGGTGTTATTCAAGTTGGTACTAAACGTATTGTAATGCCTTCAATGATAGATGTTCCAGAAAGATGGATTGAATCTTTTGATAATACAAAAGAGCTTTTTAAAGAAGCATTAGTTGATTACGAATTTGTTGACATTTCAGTTTAATTGTGTTATAATAGAAAATTATGAATAAAAAAGTTGTAGTAACAGGTGCCGATGGATATATCGGTTCAGTATTAAGAAAAAAGTTAAGTGAACGCAATGTTCGAGCGGTCTTTTACGATATTAAAGATTGGGATATTACAAAATATTCTAATCCTACTAATCCAACAGTAGATGTAGTTGTACATTTAGCAGCATTAGTTAAAGTTGGTGAAAGCGTAAAGAATCCATTTGAATATTATAATACTAACATTAATGGAACTAAAAATGTAATTGATGCATTTCCAAATGCTAAATTTATATTTGCTTCAACAGGAGCGGCATTTGATCCAACATCACCTTATGCAAGATCAAAAGTAGTTGCAGAAGATATTGTAAAACAACTTTGTAAAGAATATACGATTTTTAGATTTTATAATGTTGGAGGTGGAGTACCTAACAATCCTGAAGGATTATATGCAGCAACTCAAAATGCAATTCAATCAGGAACATTTACAATTTTTGGATCTGATTATGATACTAAAGATGGTACTCCAGTAAGAGATTATGTTCACGTAGAAGATCTTACAGATGCAATTGTAAAAGCAATTTATGAACCGGCTGCAATGTCAGATTATGAACCGCTTGGATCAGGACAGTCTTATACAGTTAAAGAATACATTGAAGAATTTTTAAGAGTAAACGGTCCATTATTTGAAGTAAAATATGGAGAAAGAAGAGAAGGTGATAATGCAAAATCTGAAGTACCTTTCAATTCTATGTTTATGAATCCAAAACACACACTTGAGGATATAGTTAAATTATGAAAAAAATATTAATCACTGGAATGAACAAAGCTCAGTGTACTGAAGACTTTTTTCTAAGACAGCAATTACAAGTAGTACCTTCTCAATATGCAGTATTACGTTGTCTTAGAGAAATGGGATATGAAGTTGAGCAAAGAGAAGTAGCATTAGGCGAAGATATTTCACACTATGATGAAGTAATCTTTTATATGCATAGTCCACAATCTTTCTGTCAAAATTTATATTCTGGATGTTACGCACTATCTCAAAGACCAGATGCTATTCTTGCATTTGACGATTGGCAGGTTGATCAGATTTATGGTGGTATTCAAGGATTTCGTGGAAACCTTGATGAACCAGAAGACAAAGCATTTAGACAATATCTTTTAGATCTTCAATGTACACAATATGATATTAACACTCTGAAAAAATACAAAGACAATTTTGTAGCAGCATGTGATATTATGCTAAATAAAGAAAACAGATTGTTAATTTCTGCATTTGATCTTGGTGATTTAAGTTTGCTCAATCTCGGTTGGAATCCTGATAAAATATATCGTTTCAATCCTAACCCTTATCACTATAATCGTACTCCAGATAATGATTTTCTTTCTGGTGTATCAACACTTTTTGGTGGTGGAGTAGAAGTAAAAGATAAAAAATTAGAATGGAACTTTGCTTCGTTAGTACAAAAGAAAACTCGAAAATGGTTGAAACTTCAAAACATTCAAGAGTGGCCAATGAATATCTATGGTGCAAAGCGCGGTGAAGAAAAATCAGAAAGACTTACTGAAGACCAAATGTGTAAAGTATATGCAGAACAATGGGGATGTTTAATGCCTGGATATTTCCACTCAGGATCTGGTTGGTGGAGAGCAAGGCCTTTACAGGTTGCTGATGCAGGAAGTATTCTTATTGGTGATCCTAAAGAATTATTTGTTTACTATCAGGATGAATACTTATCTACACGTATTGCTGAAGATATTGAAGCTATGAATGTGAAACAATTACAAGAATTTGCTCAAGGTCAACGCGATGCACTATATAAGCATCATCCTCTAGATAAAGAAAAAACAAGAAGTGAATTTGAAATAGTATTAAACGCATGAAAAATTATTTAGTAGTTGGCGCAGGATTTGCGGGTGCAGTTCACGCAAGAGAACTTGCAAATGCTGGTCATAAAGTACATGTTATTGATTTAAGAAATCATATTGCAGGTAATGCTTATGATTATACTGATGAAAATGGTATTCGTGTACACAAATATGGTCCACACTTATTTCATACAGATAATGAAAAAGTTGTAAACTGGTTAATGCAATATGGTGAATGGGTAGAATATAAGCATAAAGTAAAAGCCTTATTAAATGATGGACAATATGTTACTTTACCTGTAAATAAAGAAACTAAAGAAATTGTTGGTGAAGAAAATGTGCTTGATATTTTCTTTAGACCTTATACAAGAAAAATGTGGGGTAAAGAGCTCGATGAATTAAATCCTGGTATTATTGCAAGAGTACCTATTCGTGATGATCTAAACGAATACTATTTTCCGAAAGATAAATATCAGTATATGCCAAAAGATGGCTATACAAAACTTTTTGAAAATATTTTAAATCATGAGAATATAACAGTGCAACTTTCAACAGAGTTTAACAAGAGTATGGAAGATGAATACGATCACGTATTTAATTCTATGCCAATTGATGTATATTATGATTATTGCTTTGGAGAATTACCTTACAGATCACTCAAGTTTCATACAATGAGTATTCCACAAACAAGAGTGCTTCCTACCGCAACAGTCAATTTTACACACGATGGACCATATACTCGAGTAACAGAATGGAAAAACATTCCAGAACATGGTAAAAACGACTTAACCACTACAGTAACTTATGAGGAACCATGTGATTATAAAGACAATAACATGGAAAGATATTATCCCATAAATGATGTAGATGGTATTAATCGTGAAAGATACAAGCAATATCGAGATATCGAAAACTCTAAAGTCACTTTTATAGGAAGATGCGGAATGTATGTCTATTTAGATATGCACCAAGTCATAAATTCATCATTAGTATCAGTGAGTAAATTTTTAAATGATTAAACACGCTTCTATCGTACCACTTATAGGTGGTGAAACTATTGGATCAGTCAATGCGTTTGGTGAAAAACCAACCTATATGATGTCATACGAGGCCTTCAAGGACAACGATTCTCATATCCTTAATTACTATAGCGACGTTCCTTACTATGTCCTAGACAAAGGAGAGAAACCTACAGAGAGTGTTGATGTAATATCTTCTGTATGTCCTTGTGCTGGATTAAGTATGCTTTCTCAAGGATTTGGAGATCATAATCCAAATAATAAATGGCTTATCGAAACAGCAAAATATGTTCTTGGTGAAATTAAACCAAAAGTATTTTGGGGTGAAAACGCTCCAGGTTTTGCTGGTAAGATTGGTGAAAATATACGAAATGAAATGAGACGAATTGGTCTTGAACAAGGTTATACAATGACTGTTTATAGAACTAAATCGTTATTACATGGTTCATCTCAAGTAAGAGAACGTTCATTCTATTTCTTTTGGCGCGGCGAAAAAACTCCATTACTTTCATATTATAATAAAGAACGACCAGCTATTGAAGATGTTATAAGAAGCGCAGGAGGTTCTAACTTCCAAACTGAATGTATTAATCCAAAAATTCCATCTCAAGATGATTTATATTACAAATATATTTTAGAACATATTCATGGTGGAATTACTCATAAAGAATTTTCTGATATGGTAGAACCTCAAAGTGCAAGAGGTCAATGCGTATATGCATACATAGAAAGATACGGGCATGACTATGCTCAAGTCGGCGAATGGATGGAAAAACATGGATATGAAAAAGAAGTTGAGAAATGTAAATACAGATATGAGAAGCTCAAAGCTGGTGGAAACATTATGCGAAGAGGTACCATTGTTCCTAAAGACTTTATCGGTGCTTTTGTTGGGCATTATCCTGTCAAACTTACTCATCCTGACGATGATCGTTATATTAATTACAGAGAAGCTATGGCAATCATGGGTTTACCTTTGGACTTCGAGTTACTCAATCCGAAAAAATCTTTCAACCATATTTGTCAAAATGTTCCCGTTCAAACGGCAACAGACATGGCGACAGAAGTAAAAAAATATTTAAATAATGAGCTACAAATGGTTGACACAGACTACGTAATGCAGTATAATAATACTCAAACCGCAGACTATATTGAAAAGCATGATACACTTGAGGCATTCCTATGAAACATTTAATATTTGATTTTGAAACTATGGGCACTGAACCTATGGATTGTGCTGTAGTTGATGTTTCTGCTTTCGTATTTGATTTTGATAGATTTGAAAAGCGACCTTATACTGTTAAAGATATTAATGCAGTTCGAAGATGGAAACTTTCAGTAAAAGATCAAGTAGAAAATTATGGTTATAAAGTAGAAAATTCTGTTATTGAATTTTGGCAATCACAAGATAAAGAAGTACGTGATAGAGTTAAACCTTTAAAAACTGATTTAACTGTAAAAGAATTTGTAGATGACTTTCATAATTTTATTATCGATTCAAATGTTAAATATTGGTGGACAAGATCAAATGCTTTTGATCCAGTCATTATGACACGTCTTTTTGATTCTCAAGGAAAAAAACAACATTTCTATGAATATTGTAAATACTATCTCGTGCGTGACACCCGCACGTGGATTGACGCAAAATTAAATCTTCCAGAAAGAAATGATTTCGTATTACCAGAATGGGAAGAAGCATTTAAAAAGCATGATAGTTCATGGGATATTCTTATCGATACTCTCAGATTACAACTATTACACAGAACAGAATTTGATTTAGATTAAGGATATATTATGGAACTTAAAATACCCGTTACTGATCTCAAAAACTATAAACTGTTTGTTGGTGCACCAATGTATGGTGGACAATGTTCAGGTTTATTTACAAAATCAACTAACGATTTGAGTATGTTATGTACTAAATATGAAATACCAATGAGATATTATTTCTTATTTAATGAAAGTTTAGTACAAAGAGCTCGTAACTATATTGCAGATGAATTTATGAGATCTGATTGTACTCACTTATTGTTTATTGATAGTGATATTGGGTTTAATCCTAGAGATGCGTTAGCACTTTTAGGTATTCAAACTTCTGATCCAGAAAAATATGATATTGTAACTGGTCCTTATCCTAAGAAAACAATTGCTTGGGAAAAAATTGCAAAGGCTGCAGAACTTGGATTCGCAAATGAAAATCCTTTTAACCTTGAGCAATTTACTTCTGACTTTGTTTTTAATCCTGTAAAAGGAACTAAAGAATTTAAAGTAAGTGAACCTGTTGAAGTATCAGAAGCAGGAACTGGATTTATGCTTATTCCAAGAGAAGCTCTTGAAAAATTTAGAGATAATTATCCAGAACTATCATACAAACCAGACCATGCGCGTACTGAAAACTTTGATGGATCGCGAAATATTACAGCATTCTTTGATTGTATTATTGATCCTGAAACGAATAGGTACTTATCTGAAGACTATTTCTTTTGTAAGAAATCAAGAGAAATGGGACTTTCAGTATGGATGTGTCCTTGGATGCAAATCAATCATGTTGGTACATATATCTTTAAAGGTAATATGGCAGCATTAGGACAACTTGGTGTTACTGCAACAGCCAATGCTTCTTCTAATAAGAAAACATATACAAAAGGCAAATAAACAGTTGACATTTAACCTCACTTGGTATATAATATACCAGTATTTTAATATCGGAGAATCTATATAATGAAATTTTCTAACGAAACCTTGACGGTCTTGAAAAGCTTTAGCTCTATTAACAAATCTATTTTGTTTAAAGAAGGTAATGTTTTAAAGACTATCACTCCAGAAAAGACTCTAATTGCAATTGCAGATATTCCAGATGAAATTCCATCTGATGCATGTGTATACGATCTTTCAAGATTTCTTTCAATTTTGAGTCTTTATAATGATCCCGACGTTGAATTCGAAGATAAATACTTTATTATCTCTGAAGGTAAACGTCGTACTAAGTACGTCTACGCCGATATCTCCATGATACACACTCCTCCAGAGAAGGAAATTACTCTTCCTTCCGAAGATGTTGTTGTGAATGTATCACAAGGAGATTTGTCTTCTGTATTGAAGGCAGCAGGGGTACTACAATTTTCGGAAATTGCTTTTGTAGGCGAAAGCGGCAAAGTATTTCTGAAAGCTATCGACAGTTCGAATGAAAACGCAGATGACTTTGGCGTTGAAATCGGTGAAACTGACGATACCTTCAAGTTTATTATTAAAACTGATAACTTGAAGCTCTTACCGCTAGATTATGAGGTTACTCTTTGCGCAAAAGGTATCTCACAATTCAGGGGCAAAGGTGTCACATATTTTGTGGCAATTGATTCAAAGTCAACTTATAATTAAAAAAGGTGATTCATATGAATGAAACAGTAAATGGTAACTTTGGCCAACCTCAAGGCCAAGAGCAGAAGGTCGTGATTAATCTCAACGATCTTAGCACCGTTCTACAATTGATTGACATTGTCTCTCAACGTGGCGGGTTCCAAGGAAATGAGTTAGCCGGTGTTGGAATGCTTAGGAATAAAATCGAAGCTTTTCTACGTCAGAATGCTCCACAGCAAGATCCTAGTGTAGGTGAAAAAGATGTGGATGTAGATGTGCCAGCTCAAGGTCCTTTGGCTGACAAGGTAGTCGATTAATAAGATTACCAACCTTTCTCGAGATAGGGGGATAGTCAATGACTTCCCCCGCCTTTCGATTTTTTTATATTATGTAACAGGTGATCTATGATTGAAGCAAAAAACAATGAAGTACTCTGGGTCGAGAAATATCGTCCTCAAAAAGTTGACGACACAATTCTTCCAGAGCAACTCAAAACAACTTTCCGCAAATTCGTATCAGACGGAAACGTTCCAAACTTATTATTAACAGGTGGACCAGGTGTAGGTAAAACTACAATCGCAAAAGCCATGCTCGAAGAACTTGGTTGTGATTATATTATTAAAAATGGTTCACTTAATGTTAACATCGATTCTATTCGATATGATATTTCTACTTTCGCTTCTGCTGTATCTCTCACAGGTACAGGTCGAAAGTATGTCATTTTTGACGAAGCAGATTATTTGAACGCAGCAAACGTTCAACCTGCTCTTCGTAATTTCATCGAAGAATATTCAGCCAATTGCGGCTTTATCTTTACATGTAATTTTAAGAATAGAATCATTTCTCCACTTCGATCTCGTCTTTCTGAAGTGGACTTTACTATTGAACAATCTCAAAGACCTGCGCTTGCAATGCAGTTCTTTAAAAGAGTAACAGCTATTCTCGATCAAGAAAATGTTCCTTATGACAAAAGTGTCGTAGCAAAAGTAATTGAAAAACATTTTCCTGATTTTCGAAGAGTATTAACAGAACTACAATCCTATGCAGCATCAGGAAGAATTGACGAAGGTATATTCGTTAATCTTAAACAAGAAGCACTTGACGAACTTTTTGGTTTCCTTAAAGCTAAAAACTTTACTGAAATGCGCAAATGGGTTGCAAAAAATTCAGACCAGGATATGAACGAAATGTTTCGTCGTATCTATGATATGGCTTCATCTAAAGTCGAATTCCGTACACAACCAGGTTTCATAGTTACACTTGCTGACTATATGTACAAAGCAAACTTTGTAGCAGATCAAGAAATTAATATGGTTGCATTCTTAACTGAGGTAATGATGGAATCGGAGTTTGTCTGATGGTAAGCATATTAAGTAATGGTAAAAAGTGTTTCAATTGCGCTAAACGTATGCGAGGAGGTGAAGAATATACGATTAAGCTTGACACACTTGAAGGTAGACATGAAGTGCTTATGTGCGAAGAATGCGCAAAAGACTTTAATGACATAATGATTCAATTAGAGGACGTAATTAATGAAAGAGATAAGTCCGTTTGATTTTATGAATGCGGCTTCTTTTAGTAAAGAAGATCTCATTCGAAATAGTGATAATCCAGAAATTACAGAAAAAACATATAACGCATATATCGTCAACAGAGGCTTCGCAAATTTCGAAGATACTATATTACATGCTAATGAAATGAATCAACGTCATGAATTATTCCTTGGTGCTCAATTCGACTATTATAGGTCTGTCTTAAGAAAAAGAAAAAGATTTTCTAAATGGCATAAAGCAGATAAAAACAAAGATCTTGATGCAATACAAGAAGTATATCAATGTAATAGAACTGTTGCGAAACAATATTTAAAGGTATTATCTAAAGAACAATTACAAACGGTACATGATCGTCTTTTCATCGGTGGCTAAAACTTAAATAAAATAAATAAAAATGAATGGTTATATACCATGCCACAAATTAAAATTATAAAGGTGAATATAAATCATGGAAAACGAAGATATTTTTAGAGGAGTGGGTGTAGAGGTTACTTTACCAACACCGGACTCCTTCTTAAAAATTAAAGAGACATTAACTCGTATTGGAATTTCTTCTCGTAAAGAAAAGAAACTTTTTCAGTCATGTCATATTCTTCATAAAAAAGGAAGATATTCAATTCTTCATTTTAAAGAATTGTTTATTTTAGATGGTAAGCACAATACGTTTACAGAAGAAGACCACGCAAGACGCAATACGATAGTAAACTTATTAGAAGAATGGGAACTCATTAAAGTAGTAGACCCAGCTAAAACAAAAGAACCAGTTGCTTCTCTTAATCAAATTAAGATTATTGCATTTAAAGAGAAAGATGATTGGGATCTTACAGTAAAGTATAATATTGGTAAAAAATAGTTGACATTCTGTAAAGAATGTATTATAATATAATGACTAGGCAAGAACAGCAACCTTGTCCTCTAAATAAAGAAAAATTAGAGGAAAAGAAAAAACAGCAACAAGATCCTAGAAATAGTTGAAGGTTATATAATGAGCACTTTATTAGTTTATAAGTCATCTCCAAAAGTAAAACTTCCGGCTCTCGCTACCGAAGAGTCCGCATGCTTTGACGTCGAATCTTTCTTTGAAGTAGGACAAAAGATTCGAGTATTTAATTCTGTTAATAGAGAAACAGAAGTATTAACAAAAGAAATTCAAGGAGAAACTGCGTTTCTTCTTCATCCTGCTCATAGAGCATTTGTTCCCACTGGTCTTATTTTTAACATACCACCAGATCACGTACTTAAAATGTATGTACGTAGTAGTGTAGCAGCTAAAAAAGGTTTAGTTCTTACAAATGGTGTAGGTATTATTGATAGTGATTATTTCCATGAAACACATATACTTTTAACAAATATATCTGATTCAATAGTACGAGTTGTAAGTGGTGAGCGATTAGCTCAATGTAAATTAGAAAAGAATTTATCGTATTCTATACAAGAAACAAGTAAGAAACCAGCGCAACGAACAAGCCGCGCTGGAGGAATAGGAAGTACTGGAGATTAAAGCGCCGCTAGAGTTATAACTCTACATAGGTGCTCATCTTTTTGTTTAGAACCAATAATAAATGTTAGTTCTGAACCTTTTTTGATTGTCCTTGTGGCAGTCTTAAAATTGACTTTAGAGTCGGTAGTAATTGGAAGTTCGCAATCTAAATTTGCATTCCAAAATTTACCAGCTTTTTTGTCTAATATGATCATTGCATCTTTAGTCATTATAGTTGTATGGTCAATATTACGAATATTAACTTCATCTGCAAAAGCTAATGAAGGAACAATGAGAAAGGTTGCTAAATACTTATTAGCTACTTTATGAAAACGACCAGCTTTCATGAGTTTGTCTAGTTTTTTAAAGAATTGTTTTAGCATTGTATTTCTCCTGTAAATATATTGTATATACTTTTTATTTATACAACTATGTGACAATTAGGTGACAAAATTATGAAAAAAGATGACACTTTATTAGTGAAAATAAACAAAGAACAAAAGAAAGAATTCATTCAACTTTGTAAAGATATCGATACTTCTGCATCTAGAGAAGTACGAAATTTTATTAAAAATTTTATTGCGAATAATAAAGAAGTTGAATAAATAGTTTTGTATACGCCGAAAGGGTATACGAAAAGGTGAAGGGTAAATACCTTCAAATATTAATATCTAGCTTAATAGGAGATAAAAAAATGACTGGATTAAATATAAACCACTTAACCCCTTTTGCTGTCGGATTCGATAGAATGTTTGACAGATTAGTGGAGTTCCCACAAGTACATCAATCACAAGGCTTCCCGCCTTACAACATCAAAAGAAATAAAGACGGCGATAAGTTCTCTATTGAACTTGCATTAGCTGGTCTTGACATTAATGATGTTGATATTGAAGTGAAAGAAGATGTTCTTACAGTAAAATCAGTTGATACTGATAAAGCTGATGATGAAGCCGTAGTACTACATAAAGGAATTTCTCAAAAGAAATTTACTCGTAGTTTTACATTAGCTGACGACTTAAAAGTAGTTGGTGCTAACTTCAAAAATGGTTTGTTGGTCATTGGACTCGAAAGGATTATTCCTGAAGAGAAAAGACCACAAAAAATCAAAATTGACAATAAGAAAGAATTCTTAGTAGGTTAATTTTAATCCGGGAGAGTGCAATGCTCTCCCGATTTTATAACATGTTTTGAAAGGAAATTTATTATGGAAAAAACTTTACCACAAGTAACATTCAAACTAAGACAACGCAATGTTGATACCGCCGAATTTGAATGGGTTCATAAAACTACCGATGACTTTTTTAAAGGAAAAAGAGTTGTAGCTTTTTCTCTTCCCGGTGCTTTTACTCCAACCTGTTCTAATTTTCAGGTACCTGGTTATAACGCATTAATGCCGGAGTTTGCAGCATTAGGTATTGATGCAATTTATTGTATTTCTTGTAATGACGCTTTTGTTATGAATGCTTGGAAAAATGATCAAAGAGCAGAAAATATCACATTTATTCCTGATGGTTCTTGCGAATTTACCGCAGGTATGGATATGTTAGTTGCAAAAGATAATCTTGGTTTCGGTAAGCGTTCTTGGAGATATGCTATGGTTGTAAATGATGGCGTTGTTGAAAAGATGTTTATTGAGCCTGGTAAATCTGATGATTGTGAAACAGATCCTTATGGAGAAACTTCACCAGAATCTGTAAGATCTTATTTAGAGAATGTTAAAACGACATTAGTCGCTTAATTTAAAAGAGGACTTCGGTCCTCTTTTTTTTAAACTAAACCAGGTATTGCAATAAATCCTGGTCCGCCATTACTTCCACCGCCATATCCTAGTGCGTAAGAAGTTACGTTACTTGCACTAGTCTTACTCATACTTGTATTATTGAATACGTTTGTTCCACCTTGAGTATAATAATTATTCATAATAGGATTACCACCGGCTCCACTTGCCAATGAATCCATTTGTTCAGCTAAAGCGTCTTGGCTTTGTTTTTGAATTTCATTATATTCTGCTAATTGTCTATTATATTCATCAATAGCAGCTTGTTGTCTTTGTATTTCTTCAAGTCTTCTGTCAATAACATTTTGAGATGCTTCTCTTTGAGATTGTAAAAGATCTCTTTCTTCTTTCGCGTCTTCAATCATGCGATCTAAACGACCTTCACCGACTGTAAATGATCTACCATCAGTACCTACATTAAACATTCCATTTGCTGCACCCGCGGCTTTTATAGCTTCAAGTCTTTCAATTTCAGAATTCATACCATTGAATTCCTCTGCGGTATCTCTAAGGAACTGATTAGCTACATCATTAGTTGCTGTTAAAGCATCAATAACTTGTTGCGCGGTTGTTTCTTCTGTGAATTCACCTTGATTTCTTATAGCTTGTTCAACTGTATTAGGTAATGTATCAATACCTCTATCACCCCAATCTCTCCAGGCCTCACCGGCTTTAGTAGCAATAGAAGAACCAAATCCCCAGATTGCTCCTGATATTGCACCAGGTAAAGCACCTACACCTGCAAATAATGAACCTGTACCAGCTCCAACTGCAGTACTTATTGTTGTATCAACTAAAACATCACCGGCTTGATCTAATAAACCACCTCTATCTGCTTGCGCTAAAAGTTCTGCTTCTAATGCATCTGCACTAAGATTCTCTTCATCAAATAAACCTAATACAGCTGCAGCTGTTAAACCACCACCAAGAAAACCTGCACCTTTTGCAAGCCCTCCTGGACCTCGCAATCTTGAAGCTTGTCTAGCTAAGAAGCCCGGTCTTTTATTTGCTGCAGCGTCCTCACCTGCTATTCTCAATGCAGTATCTCTAGCGGCACCGGTTAATCTTTGTCCCGTTTTATTACTAATAGGATTACCATCAGCATCTAATGTAAAGTTTCTTGGAGCAGTAGGAACTCCTCTCGGTGGAGTTGGCGGAACACCTGGATTAACTGTTGGTACACGCGGGCGGCCAGCCAACCGGCCGGGTATGGAACCTAAAAATCTTCCTGCTGCCAATGCTGCCGTCGCAGCAACCATTGCACCTCTAAACGCTAAAGCCGCAACACCTACACCTGCAATTATTTTTAAAGCATTTCCAACTGCATCCCAATCTGTATTTTTAAGAAAAGTTGCAAAGTTTTTAGCTCCTGTTGCAATATCTGGTAACTCTAATCCAAATTTTTCATTTAGATATCCAACAGCAAAATTGTATAAGAATGGTGCACCTACTAATAGAATTTTACCGATCATACTAAACATTTTTCCAAACCAACTAAATAATCCATCCATTTTTTTATAAATGAAATTATCTTGTCTCTTTCGTGCTTGTCGGTCTTTTTCTTGTTTGACTAAATCTTGATTTCTAAGCTCTTGTTCACGCTGAGCCATTTGCGCTTCTTTATCATAAAAGGCTTGTCGTTCTTTTTCAGACATTGCTCTTAATTTAGCATCTTGTTTTGCTAATTCAGATTGCCCTTTAGCTACATCTTTTAAACCATCAAAGCTTTTATTAAGTTCTGTAAAAACACTGTTAAACTTACCTAATTCGACTTTTACTTCTTTAATAGAATTAGTTCCACTATTACGCAGCAGATCGCCTTCCGCTTTCAGTCGTTCTATAATAGCTTCTGTTTCTGGTGACATTTTTTATTTAACCTTTGTTTTTAGCCTTGTCATTTTGTTCTTGTATCCAGTTAACCAACATTTCAAAATACAAATCTCTTTCGTAAGGAATTAACCTTTCTATTTCGTCTATACTGTATTTATGATGCTGGGCCAAGCTGAAAATAATTTGATAATAATTTTCAAGTCTCAAATGGACCAGCATTATGTAAAAAAACTTCGCATCCCCTCGATAACAAATGTTTTTTTATCACCATTTTTATTTGTGTATGGCATTTCATGTCGTAGTCTTGGCATTGTTTCAAAGAATTTTTGAATTCCATGAATTACCTCACCACTTAAATCATCCATAAACTCGTCAATTTGTTCTTGGTTGTAATCTTTAAAATAGTGTACTTCATCTTCTGAAGCTACATAATCTAAACAAGTACATAACATTAAATAATTTGTTAATGGATCTGTTTCATCCATTTGAGCCATTTTAACGTATTCATCAATAGTTGGATACTTTAAAGCTAATCTATAAGTATCATTAATAACTACATCACGTTCATGACCTTCCGGTCTTGTTAAACTCACATTATCAATATCTAAATTTAATGTTACTTCTTCACCTGTATCTGAATCTTTAATATTAAATTCAATTATGTTATTTACTGACCGAGCTCTTAGTATAAGCAAAATATATTCTAAATCAAACATTGCAAGAGTTGAAATATCTGTTTCAAGTAAACAGTTATTTACTACTTGTTTTGCCGCAAGAATTTCTTGTGCAGGATCTTCTGATGATTGACCTACAAGAAGAATTTTTTCTTCCTTAACCGTAAACGGTCTATATTTTACTTTTTTACCAGTAGATGGAAGTTCAATTTCCATAATTGGCAAATCAATTTTTGGCAACGCCATAATATATTCTCCTATAATATAATTTTAATCTCTTGGATTATCCACCCAATCTTTCATACGAATTACGAATTCTGCTTAATCTATTAATTGCATCTTGAATACTGGTTGGTCTACCCTGATCTGCAGTTTGTTTTAATACGTCTACTAATCCGGCTAAATTTGATAATGTTTCTAAAATCCCACCATTACTTCTTCTTGATGGTATACCAGTTTTATCACCACTATAACGTATTCTATCATATGCAAATGTTACTGGCATAGTTAAATAAGAATCAGTATTTTGCCAGTTTAAGTCTAAGTCTCCAACAGCGTATGGAAAACAATTTTCAAGTATTACTTCATAATATTTAGTACCAGTACTTTCTACTGAATAATGTCTTATATTCATTGTACAAGCATAATCATCTTTATAACCTAATTCAAATGGCATTTGGCCAATATCTAAATCTCCATCAATTGCTGAAAATGAGTTTCCTGAACTACTATAATTCAATACTCTTTGAATCCAGTTATGGAAAAATTGTAAAACTTGATGATCTGAATCTACCATGAATGTAGCATTAATAGGTTGACTAGACATTTCTAAGGGAAACTGTGTTGTGAGTTGTGCTACTGCACTGAATTGACCTGTTTCAATATTAATACCAGGAAAATTAACACCTGAACAAAAGAAAGAAAAATCTCTTTCAGTAATACCTGACGATGTTTCTACTTTAAAAACTGGTATTCTTACTTCAAATAACGATGAACGACCTGGACCACCAAATTTATCCAAAGTTGTTTTAAAGCGACTAATATTAAACGACATTCAATTATCCTCGTATTGCTTTTCTTGTGTCAGCATATACTTTTTGTTTAGTTGCACCTGCAAACCTTGCTAACGGTAGGAATAAAGCTATATCCCACTCTGACGGATTAATATAAACTAACTTGGATCTTATTTGTTTTGTTAAATAATGTTTTACTGCAGGTTTAAAAAATCTATATTTCGAAGCAGTATTTAAAATATTATATGAAACAGTTAATCTTGTTGTTTCATCATATTTTTTATTGTTCACTGCACCATAAAGAGCATCCATTAATTGAGCTCTCATCATTGGTGGCAAATAGTGAAAGTTAATTCCAAGAAATCCGCCTTTAGCTTTATTTATTGGAAAAATTAAAGGGAACATATCGTAATAAGGTAGTGTTTCTTTGTGTTTAGCATCATACGCAAACGTATACATGTCTCCAACCATAAATCTTGTTGCAGCTTTAGAACGCTCTCTATCTCTTGAAGCTGAAGTTATGAATGCTTCACCTGAAACACCAGATGCTGCACTTCCTGTTCTACTAATACTTTGTGCAGCATTTCTGTACCATTCACGTGCACCTTTAGTACGCGCTGGTACCTCTCCGGCTCTAATACCTTTGGCTAATATATCAGTAAATACTGAAGCACCACGAGGATTACCAGAGATCCCTTCTGCTTCTGCAAGTATTTGTTCTACTGTTTTTACTACCAAACTATCTTACTCCTAATTCTTTTTCGGTCATAATCACAAATTCCCAACCTCTATCTGCACAAAATTGTCTTGCTGCTTTCCATTTTGCGTCATTAACACCAAAAGCTTTAACTTCGTTAAGATACCTTCTTGAAATTCTTCCTGTTTTAGTATTATTTCTATTTTTTGGATCTGGTGGTAATGTTTGTTTATATGGTTTAATTTCAATCATAATAGTTTGTAGTTTACCATCAGGACTCTTTTTATGTACTATCACATCTGGAAAATATCTGTGTATCCTACTATCTATAGGTGATCTGTATGGAACAATTACTTCTTCTGATTGCCACCATATTGTATCAGGATGCTCATCAACAAATTTAAAGAACTTAAATTCCCATAAAGATCTATAAATTATGCGCGTCGGGTCTCCTTTGTACTTTGCAGGATTCTTTGGGCGAAATCTACCCTTATAAGCCATAATATTCTTCTCACTACTCCATATAAATAATTGAAAGATATCCAATGTTATTTATTAAAACTATTGGAAAATAATTTTACGTAAAAGAGAATTCTATGTCTAACAATATGCCAGAAATAGTGCGCTTCAGGCGCTCCAATGATTCAAGGATAACAACCTTTTCGTTTCCTAGTAAACCATTGCCTCATGGATTTCAAATGATTTTCCAAGATTATTCTTATGAAAAATTTGCAGCTTCTACTACAGCTTTAGGTACCACTACTACAAATAATGATGATGGTTCAACAACAAGTACAACACGATTTCAATCTAATAGAAATCTTGGACTAGTACCAGAAAGAAATTCTGTAACAAATAGCAATACAGGCTCAATTGAACTTCCATTTCCTAGAACTTTAAGAGATAATACGGGTACACAAGTTACTGCATTTGAAAGAGATTTCGTTGTTGAAAGAATAACTGCGGGCCTTGCTGGAGCAACAGGTGGTCAAGATATTGGCCAAGCAATGAAAAATATTGGTGAAATGGCAAGTCAAGCATTGAGTAGTGCGCTCGCGGCTGGTACAAACGCTGCACAAAATGGAATTGGTAATGCTTTTGCTGGTGCTATTTCTGATGCAATGAATGTTGACACTGGTAAAGCAATGGCTATTGGTTCATATCTTGCACGAAAATATTTAAGTGGAGATCTTGCAAAAACTGCAGGTGCTGTTACTGGTCGTGTTGTTAATCCTCAACAAACATTAGCATTTGAAGGCGTTAACTTAAGAGAGTATTCTTTTGAATGGGATTTATTTCCAGCAAATAAAGCAGATACTGATCAAATTACAAATATTGTAAACTTCTTAAAATCTAAAATGTTACCACGAACTGAAGGAATTGGAGGAGTTCAAGGATTAGATAAAGCATTTTTAAAATATCCTTCTGTTGTTGAATGTAGCTTATTAGGTGTGCAAGAAAAACACTTCATGAGATTTAAAAGATGTATGATTGATAATGTAACAGTAGATTATACTGGCGGTGGTGCTAAAGTAGGAATTATTAAAGGTGGTGTACCAGCTTCTATTACGCTTAGTATATCATTTAAAGAACTTTCTATTCAAACTGCAGATGATTATGAACAATTATTGCCTTCTGGAGTTACAACAGCGTCAGCTGAAACTCCAAATGAAAGTGATTTTCAAGAAGTAGGTAACCCAGTACGACCAGCAACTACTTCAACAGGAACAGGAAACCCATAATGAAATACTTCGAAAAATTTCCAATAATTAATTATCAAGGTCGAAGAGTACGTGATATTACTCGTCGAACAGCCTTTAAAAGAGCAATTGCAAATAATCCTTATGTGTATTATCCTTATACTGTAAAAGAAGGTGAGCGCGCTGAAGATGTCGCAAGATTCTATTATGGTTCTGTTGATTATGTTTGGTTAGTTTATATGGCAAATAACATTGTTGATCCTTATCATGAATGGCCAATGGATCCTCAAACATTTAATGATTACCTTGTAGAAAAATACACAGAATTATCTGGAGAGGTTGGCGAGGATGTTATTGATTGGTTAAGAGATCCTGATAATGATGAAAATATTATTTACTACGTAAGGCAGGTATAACAGATGGCAGCAGTAGACGAAATTATTTTAGCACCTGAATCGTTTAGAACGATTTATTTACGTAGAGAAGACCGTGTTATTATGCGTACAGAACAAGGTCGTAAAATTATTATTAAACGTATTATTCCTGAAGAATGGAAACCTTATAGGTTATTTGATTATGAAAACGCATTAAACGAAAACAAAAAAGAAATTTTCTTATTCGATAACAGATACACAAGTCAAATAACTAAAGAATTTGTTGCTAATATTAGCGCTGAATAAAAATTATGTCAGATTTTAGTCCTTCATATTGTGAGATAACAAAAGCTATACTTACTCCTTATGGAGCAGAAAATGCCGTGTCTCATGATATTAGTACAATTATTGGTGCTTGGCATGTTGAACATGGAATAGGTAGTGTTTCATTATCTGGAAGTATAACTGTATTAGATAATGAAGGTTTATTAGAAGGCCTTCCATTAAGAGGTGAAGAAAGTTTAGAATTAGAATTTTTATGTGCTGATTTACAAACAAAAAGAGAAATTAAAGCACAAGTTCATAAGATTAATGATGTCGCTGCATCAAATACTAATAAAGGTACAACATATACAATTCACTGGATAAGCTCACAAAGTTGGGCCGGATTTAAAAGAAGTGTTTTAAAAGCATTTAGAGATAAAAAAATATCTACTATGTGCAAAGAAGTATTTGAACAATATATTAGTAGATTAGTAGACTATAGTCCTTCAAGAGTTGAAACTTATCCCGAAGGTACTCAAGTTTGGAGTCTTCAAGGTAATCGCGAAAGAAAATTTATTCTTCAAGATACAGAAGGAAATACTAATGTTATTATACCAGACTATATGCCTACGGAGGCAATTGGTTTTCTTTTAAAAAGAGCGCATTCAAATACTAACTCATCATCTTCTTCTTGGAGATTTTTTGAAAGATGGGACGGATTTTATTGTGTAAGTGACGAATGGTTATATGAAAGAGGTATCAGCGCATCTCAAAGAAGAACAAGTCAATTTAATTATAGTGCTCAAGTTGATATGGATCCAGAAAATGCGGAAGAACAAGTTAGATCATTTTCTTCATTTAAAAATAGTGAAAGATCAAATCCAGCACAATCATTAGTAAATGGTGCATATAGAAATACAATCATAGAAGTAGACTTACTTAAGCATCATGCAAGAAGATATAATTATGGATACAATGATTCTAGACAAGGAACTCAGTTTACAGATGTAACTGGTAATAAGAGTAGTTGGGCTACAGATATTCATACTCAACAATATGCCAATGATACATTTACAGATGAAAACGCAAAACAATATATGATGATAAGAGATTACAGAGATTTTTCAAATTCAATAAGTTTTCCAGAAGATAAACATTTTAGAGATATTATTGCAAGAAGAGTTATGTATAATCATCACATGCACTCAACTGCAGTAACTGCAACAACTGACGGCCGCCTTGACGTTGGTGCGGGTGATGTAATAAATGTAAGAATACGAGAATTAAATCAAGGTTCAAATCAAATTGAAGATAACCCTCAATTAAGTGGAAAATATTTAGTGACTCATGTAGTAAATCAGTGTACAGAAGATCAACTTACAACAACTTTATCTTTATATAAGTTTGGTTGGGCTGGTGCTGGTTCAGATACTAGATCGGGTCGTATGGGAGGACAGGGATAATGAGAGGAATGGGAATACGAAATCCAATGTTTTTCATTGGAGTAGTTGAAGATAATAATGATCCGTCATTCCAAGGTCGTGTGCGAGTACGTGCTTTTGGTGCACATGGAACACACCAAGAAGTAGCCACAACAGATTTGCCTTGGGCAATTTGTGTTAGTGGTGCTTATACTGCTGATGATCCTTTACCTCCTTTAAATGCTTTTGTGTTTGGTATGTTTTTAGATGGTGATGAAGCTCAGCATCCTCTTATTTTAGGAATGATTCCAACACAATATTATGATGAGATGGATCCAGAACGAGATGGTTATGGAGTTATTCCTTTAGAAAATGGCGATATTCTTGCAAAAGGTTTTACACCAGAAGATTTTGGTGAGCACCAAAGATCAAAATCTGGAAGAGCAGAACATATCGATGAAACATATCATAGAGATGTAAGTATTAATGCCGTTCAAAATCAAAACATAGCTGGTAGTGATCAAACATGGTCTCAGCCTTCTTCAGCATATAATGCAAAATATCCATATAATAGAGTTATTGAAACAGCAAGACATCATATCGAATTAGATGATACACCTGGTGGTGAGCGCATTATGATTCATCATGATTCAGGTGCATTTATTCAAATTGATTCTCGCGGCACAGTTACAGAAAGAGCAGAAGCAGATAGATACGAAATTAATATTGGAACAAAACATGAATCTTCAGGACATCAAGTAGTTACTATTAATGGTAATGCGCATGTATATGTAAAAGGTAATAAAACCGAAGAGGTTATGGGAGATTATAAACTCTTAGTGCATGGTAACTCTGAATTTAATGTTGGTCAGAACTTGTTTATGACTTCTGGACAAAGTTTACAAGCAAGAGGTGCAACATTAAAACTCGAAGCAAACGCAGATGTAATGACGCTTTATGCAAAAGATGAAATTCAATTTGAAGCAGATAAACAATTAAATTTTGTATCTGCAAATATTAAAAATACAGCATTAATGAATTATGATGTATATTCAAATAAGAGTATTAAATTTACAACATTAAGAGATATTCATGCTCAGGCATCGAATATGGTATTAACAGCAACAGGTCTAATACCACCTTCACCTTTATCTGGATCAATTACAGGAACGCCTGGTTTTAGTTTAACAACACCATTTGTAAGTATATTATCAGCCAATGGAAGTTTCTCAGGATTATGGAATGCAGGAGTTGTTAATGCCGGTATTCTTACAGCAACAACTGGTAATATCGAAACTGCAAATATTAGTGCGTCAACAACATTAGTTGGAAACTTTGGAACAGTAAACACATCGATATTGGCTGCACCTCTACCCATTAGTTCAGCACCAGGAAGTCCTTGCGCACCTGGACCTGGAAGACTGGTTGGTATATCTGCACCTTCTATTGCATTACCAACAATACCTTTATTAACACCACCTACACAGAGTTTATTAGCTGTTCCGCCATTACCAGTTAATATATTCTCAGGATATGCATATCCATCACCTAATGGAAATATAGTTGATTTCTTTGCTGGTGTATTAACAAGTCCTTTCTCTGTAATAGGAATTCCAAACCCATTAACACAAGGTGGATATGGTATTGCAAGAGTTCAAATACCAGAACCTGTTAGTGCAGCTACAACAATACAACCAAAAGGTTATTTTGCAATGGGATATAATTCAGGTTGGTCGTCTCCTCCTGGCGATACTGCAAAATCAGATGGACAAAAAAGTTCAATATTATCTAATTTAACAAATCCTTTTGAGTCAATAGCAAGTATTGGAAATGACATAATAGAAGGATTAGATAATTTACTTAGCTTTAATTCAGATGGTTCAGTACAAACTGGAAATACCGATACAATAACGGTTGATAGTGGTACTTCACAAACTGTCGATGCAAACGGAAATATCATAGAGGGATAACATGGCAGGGACTTGTGTAGACAATACAGATCAAACAGTAAGAAATAGATTATTATTATCTAATACTGGGCCTACGGTAAATTCCGAAGGTGCATATACTTTAAACCAAATTGATGTATTTGCACAAGAACTTGCTGATAATATGCTTAAAGAAGCGGAAAATAATCCGATTCAAATTGCAGAAAATAAATTTGGTAATGCTTTCTATGATTCAGTTAATTATTTAAATGGATCATTTCGTAATCGTATGCAAGGTGCTTTAGGAGATTTTCCTGATTTAGAAAAAAGATGGAACTCTGGTAATATTACAAATTTAGAAGGTGCTGATTTTTTAAATGTTAAAAATTATACGCCTGATGGAATAGTCAATGAAAGAGATTATGTAAAACTTGCTCGAACACTCGATGCATATTATAAAGATTCATTTGCGCAAAGTATCATGGGTGGCTTTTGTCAATCCATGCAAAATATCTTTCAACAAATAGAATCTTTCTATGATTTACTTGATGAAGTCAATGCAATTATTGCTGATGCGATGGCATTTATTGATAAAATTCGTTCATATGACGGACTAACAGAGCTCACAGCACAACAGATTATAGACAAAATCATTAAAGAAATTAAAGATAAAATTCTAGAAGTTGTCGATAAAATTATACAAGAAGTTGAAGATGCTCTTTCTAATTTTGATATTGAAGCAATAGTAGGTGAAATCAAAGCAGGCCAAGCTAAAGGCGTTAAAGCAATAATGACAATTAAAGAACTTCAGTGTCAAAACTTTACAAAAGAAAATAAAGACCAACTTAAAAGAAAGTTATCTAATCTAATTGACTATGCGGTAAGTCTTTTTGAAAATCCAAATTTAGAACAAATCCAATTCATGGTGTTTAGATTCTGCGCATTAGCTGCAAATATAGAATTATTACTTAGAGATATTAAAAAACCAATGGACGATTATGGATTTAGATATTCGCGCATTGTTAATAGATTAAAAGCAATTTCAAATGTTAATTCATCAACAGCTATAAGAAATGGAGGCATAAGGTTTTCAGAAGAAAAACGACAAGAATCCATAAATAGTTTAAGAGCGCTTTGGGAAGATGAAGGTAGAAGAAGAATTACTCCTACAGGAGAACAACCTGTTACTATTAAACCTATAACTGCTGCTGAATATAAAAACATTCCAAAATGTGGTCAAGTATATGAAGGAACACACGAATGGTTAAAAGTAGCACGTGGGGAAGATGATCCATTTCATAATGATAATGTCGGAATCAATGCCTATCTTAAAATTGATTTAGATGTAAAAGTATATCTGACAAGAATAAGAGATGATATAGGTGGAACATACGAAATTATTGATGGCTGGGTAAGTAAAGAATGGAATGAAGCACAAGAAAATGATCCAGATAACAGTCACTTGAGCGGTTTGGTTATAGATATTAAAAAGGACATGGATGATGTTAATGCATTCACTGAAGCTGCTTATAAACATGGTTTTAAAACAGTTGTAGAATATGACGAGCATATTCATTTAGACTTAAGAGAGTTGCCAGTAGTATGACAATAGATATTAAAACACCTGCTACTAAAAAGCAGAACTTATATTCAGATTTTAAGAAAGATCTGACTATTAGTCCTATCTCTAAAGACTTAGCGCTTATTAAAGATGAAGACGCCGTTAAAGAATCTATAAAAAATTTAGTACTCACAGATCCTGGTGAAAGATTGATGCAACCATATATTGGTGGAGGCATAAGAGGTTTACTATTTGAAAATATTACACCAGGAACACTAAATCTTATTAAAAGCAGAGTAGAAACTACAATTAAAACTTATGAGCCTCGAGCTCAGTTAATTGATGTAACTGTAAGTTCAAGTATTGACGATAATAGAGTAGATGTAGTAATAAGATTTTATGTAAGAAATTCAGATATTCCAGTCACTTTGGATTTAATTTTAACAAGGATAAGGTAAGATGGCCAGCGTAAAAACACCTATAACAGAATTGGATTTCGATTCAATTAAAACACAACTGAGAACTTATCTCAGTACACAAACTCAATTTAAAGATTATAATTTTGAAGGTTCTAACCTCAGTGCATTTCTCGATGTTCTAGCATTTAATACTTTCCAAAATAACTTTTATACTAACATGGCTCTTAACGAAATGTTTCTTGACTCGGCCGTCTTAAAGAACTCAATCGTTTCTCATGCAAAAGAATTAAACTATATTCCAAGATCACGCAAAAGCGCAAGAGCAAAAGTTCGTGTAACAATTACAGATGAATATGAAACTGCATCAACACTTACCATTCCTACATATTCAAATTTTACTTCAAACTTCCAAGGTGATTTATTTAATTTTGTAACAGATAAATCATACGTTGCAAGACGTACAGCACCTGGTGTTTATATTGCAGAAGACGTAGAAATTTTAGAAGGACAAATGCTTTCATCATTCCAAAGAGAAGGATTTATTGTTGATGAAGATGGCGTATTAAGAGTTCAACTTACAAATAATGAAGTTGATACGGATTCACTTGTTGTATTCGTCGACGCAGAAGCAACTGAAGACCAAAACGTATTTACAAGAGCAACAACCATTTATGGTGTTAAAGCGACAGACCCAGTATTCTATTTAGAACCTTATCTTGATGATAGATACTCAATTTATTTTGGTAAAAATGAATTTGGTTTGCAGCCAGAAGAATACGAAGATGTTCGTGTAAGATATCGTATTTGTTCAGGTGCTGAAGCCAATGGTGCAAATAGTTTCTCAGCATCTTTTATTGATGGAGCTACAATTAGTATTGAAACAATTGAAGCGGCACAGGGTGGTGAAGAAAGAGAAAGTATGGAATCAATTAGATACTTTGCTCCTAAAGCTTTACAAATTCAAGAACGTGCAGTAACTAATAGTGATTATGAAGTTTTATTACAACAAGCATTCCCAGAAATTACTGCGGTATCTGCTTACGGTGGTGAAGAACTTGATCCGCCTCAATACGGTAAAGTTGCGATATCAGTTTACATATCAGATAATACAACACTTATATCTTCTACGCTTGCGAATGCTTATATTAAATATCTTTCAGATAAAAGCCCATTAGGTATTGAACCATTCTTTGTTCAAACTAAATTCTATTATGCTGATATTACTGTAAATGCAACATATAGTAATAAATTAACAGATAAAAGTCCTGGTGAGCTTGAACAACTTATTAGAAACGCAATACAAACATATTCCGACGATAAGCTTGAAAACTTTAATAGAACATTAAGAGAATCTAAACTTTCAGGTATAATCGATGATGTGGATTCTGGTATTCAAAGTAATGATATTGTTATTCAACCTATTATAGAATATTCACCTGTTGTTAATGTAGAAGCAGCTCCATCATTTAAATTTGAAACACCATTAATAAAGCCATACCCATATAGAGCAGCAAATGGTTTTTCAGATTTTAAACCAGCAGTTAAATCAAGTCCATTTGATATCGCAGGAGTTTGCGTTTATTTGTCTGATGATGGTGTAGGAAATATGATGACTGTCACAGATGACGCAACTAATCCACAGATTGTAAATCCGAAAGCCGGAGTAGTTGATTATAATACAGGTTTAATTAAACTTACAAACTTCGTTGTAGAATCTTATAACGGTTCTGGAATTAAAATTATGGTAAGACCTCGTAATGCTGATATTAAAGCACCACAAGGACGAGTGTTTATAATAAGAGATAACGATGTTGTTGTAAATATGACGTTAGAAGAAGAAACATCACCAAGCAATATTACTTCAAGTTCTACTATAGGCTCATTAAGCTCAGTCTCTAGTGGTGGAAGTTATTAATTTTTAAAAAGAGAATGTACTAATGGATGTACAAAAGGATATAGCATTTTTTATCAATCAGCAATTTCCTAATATCTATAGGGAAGATGGTCCTGAGCTTGTACAACTTGCTAGAGATTATTATAAATGGCTTGAGAGTGATTCAAAACAATCTCATTATAATTCGAGAAGAATGTTCGAATATAAAGATGTTGATACAACTCTTAAGTCAATGCTTATATTCTTTCAAAAGAAATATCTTGCAGACCTTAAATTACAAACTAATGTAGTAAATATTCTCGTTAAAAATATTTTAGATCTTTATAGACGCAAAGGAACTCCCGCAGGTATAGAATTATTTTTCTCTATTTTTTATAGAGAATATGATACTGATATTATCTATCCTGCTAAAAGGATGCTTAAAGTTTCTAACAGTGTTTGGAAACAAGGTATTTACTTACAAATGTTTCCTAATGATAATTACTTTTTATCAAAAACCGATGTTGAATATACATACGCAGATTTAATATCACGTAATATTACAGGTTCAGCTTCAGAAGCAAAAGCTGCAGTTTCTAAAATTAACTTTATTATTTTAAATGGTATTAAAACACCTATCATTTATATCGATGAAGTTCAAGGACAATTTGAAAAATACGACGATATTTTTACAAACATTAATGGTGAAGTTGTTTCATTTGGTAGAATAAATGGTTCGCTTAATGGGATTACAATTGATTTAGATAATGAAATAAGAGGGACAACAGGAAATAAAATTGGTGATAAGTATTCTCTTAATTCAGAATATGGAGCTGGCGGTGAAGTTATTGTTACTGGATTGCAAGATAAACTTACAGGACAAATTGAATATGAATTAGAAAACGGTGGATATGGGTATAGTGTTAATACGACAAGACTTATTGTAAGTAATCAAACTCTTGTTTTAGATAATGAAGATTTAGAATTTACTCCGTATGAAAGAATACAAGACACAGCAGGAACAGAAGGATATGTAGTTGGTCAAAGTACTAGCGCAATTGGTGTTTATGTAACAACAGGAACAAATTTTAGAGCTGATAGAGCAATTCAAACGCTCGACAGAAATCCAAATGTCTCTTTAACTTTTGATGTATACGGTGATTTAAATTCAAGTTCACCCGGCGCACTTTTTCCTGATACATCAAATCCTAATGATGTTATCGTAGAAGGTTTAACAAATACTTCTGTTGCATCTGTAATTACAGATCCTTTAGCACCATTTTTACCAACATTAATTAATGCTCCTGATTATGAAGCTACTGCTCCTATGTCAGGTACTGCTTCACCAGTTAATTTATCAACAGCATTAGAAGATGCATTTGATATTCAAGATTTAACAATTGGTAAAATTACAGGATTCATTAATGTAAATCCTGGTGATGAGTATACAAATGACGTTTTTGCAAGAGTAAAAGACGATGTCTTTATTAACTTTGATAGAAGAAATCAAATATTAAGATTTACAGATCCAGGTGATGCTGGTGTTTTCAACTTAAATGAAATTATTACAGAAAAAACAACTGGTATACAAGGTGAAATAACAAAAACAAATACAGAACAAGGATGGATAAGTGTTATTCCATTTGATTATTATGGCTTCTCTGGATCTAATCCAATTATAAGAGCCAATGGCGATGAAATTGATGTAATTGGTAAAGAAATTGATTATAACACAAGACCTCTTGGTGATAATGCAATAATGAATACTGAAACACAATTTGCAACAGGTAGAATTGCAACAGTAGGCATTGAAAATTCTGGTTTTGGTTATGTTGATGGAGCAGATGTACAAATCGTTGATTCAACTGGAGAAATTCAAGCGGTTGGAATAATTAGTGCGTCTTCACAGGGAAGAACATCAGGCTATTGGTCAGATTATAGTTCACACTTAAATGGTTATCAAAAAACATTAGCTGCCGATGGCGAAGATGTATATTATCAATCTGGTCAAAGAGTACAAGACAGCGATTTTTATCAAGAGTATTCGTATCAAATTAAATCAACTCTTGATAAAAGTCAATATGAAAAATTATTAAAACAAAATGTTCACCTAGCTGGTTCAAAAATGTTTGGTGATTTTATTTACAAAACATTAGTTAACTTCAATACTAAACCAAGATTCTTGAGAATGTTTAATGATGATGGATCAGGTTCACCATTAGATATTGCAAACTTAGTAGATTTAGAAGCATCTGTAACAAACTTTACTGTTGATTCAACAACAGTAACTGCAGATCACGTTAACAATGGTGGGTGGACTGGTGTGGCTGGATCTGATCCCGAAACTATGGGTGTAAGTAATACAACTGGTAATTATCCAAGTACAACAACAATTACGGTAACTTAATATGGCAGTAATGAGAATACAATCAGATGGAGATCCTTATCCAGCAAGAGCAGGAGTTACTGTATTAACTAATGATGGTACAACTGCTCGCGGTGGGTTTGGTGGTGGTAATACTATTTCAGATCAAACTCACGATTTTCAGTTTGAATATAGAGGTGGACAAAATACGTCTAATCCTCATTTGACAACATTAGGAGCAATGGGTATCGCTAATAATGGTGTTGTATTATTTAATCCAAGTGCTGCACCTGGACCTTTACCAGGATCACAAATTCAACCACCTCAAGGTTTTACATATAATGCAGTATTTAATGAATCTGCGTATGGTGTAGATGCATGTGGTGGACATCCTGAGGAAAATGGTGAGTATCATTATCACTCAGGTTCATTTTTAATCAACGGTTGGAATAACGCAAAATTTTATGGTTCAAATTCTTATTATAATGATAGCAATTATTCAGGAGATAATTTTAGACATCCTGACGGACACAGTAAAATATTAGGTTGGTGTTTTGATGGCTATCCTTTATATGGACCATACAGTTATGCGGATCCTGCAGATAATACAAGTTTAGTAAGACAAATGTTAAGTAGTTGGAGAACTCTTGCAACAGAAGCGACGGGTAGAGGATTTACATATGCTCAAGAACCGGCAGGAAGTTTTATAAACGATTATGAGTTTGTAGATGGATTAGGAGATCTTGACGAATATAATGGAAGATACCTTGCGTCAACTCCTGATTATCCAACTGGAACTTACGCGTATTTTTTAACTTTTGCAAATGGTGATTTTAATACACCGGCTTTCCCATATATTTTTGGGTTAAGTACAAGAGAACAACGCGGTGCATAATCAAATAAATATTAATTTAGAATTTTAGAGGAAATGCTATGGCCAAGCAAATAATTAATATCGGAGCATCAGCAAACGATGGATCAGGAGATCCAATACGTAATGCATTCGATAAAACAAACGATAACTTTAATGAATTATATTTCGCATTAGGTAGCGCTACTAACGCTACTTCAATGTTTAATGCTCAAGGAGAACTTGATTTTCCAGGAGCCTCTCATAAAATATCATTCTATTATGATACAATAGCAGATCTTGAAGCTGTTGATGCGAGTACATATCATGGTGCAATAGGACACGCACATGATACTGGAAAACTTTATTATGCTCACAACGGAGCATGGCAACAACTTGCGAATTATTCTGACATTAGTGGAATTTCGGTAACCTCAGCATTTACAACAATATCAGTTTCTGGCCAAAATGATATTGAAGCAGATTCAGCTGATGATACTCTAACATTCATTGCGGGTACTGGAATTCAAATTACAACTAGTGATACTAATGATTCTATTACTATTACTGCAACAGGCGGTGGTGGTAGTGGATCTTCAAGTTTTGTAGGTTTAAGTGATACACCAGGAACATTAGGTTCAGCTCTTCAATACGCAAGAGTAAATTCAGCAGGTAATGCTTTAGAATTTGCTACATTACCAACAATGTATTCTAATTCTGACGTTGACGCGCATCTAAATCAAAGTAATCCAACATCAGGCTATGTACTTTCTTGGAATGGTTCAGATTACGCTTGGGTAGCACAGTCAGGTGGTAGTGGTGGTTCGGTTGCTATGACTGACATTACTGATACGACAATTACAAATCCACAAAGTGGAGATATTCTAAGTTATTTCCCAAATGATAGTACATGGAGAAACGTAACATTCACTCCATCTTTCGCAGATATAGACCAACAACCAGCAGATTCAGCTGATAAAGCGTTATTTGAAAATAGTTTCCGTAATGCAGCAACAGTATTAACAGTATCAGCAAATGGTACATCCGCATATCGTTTTGACCAATATGGAACAACAGACAATCCAACTATTTACGTAAAAGCTGGTACAACTGTTGGATTTGATATGTCTTTCGATTCAGGTGGTACACACCCGCTTAAAATTCAAACAAGCGGTGGAGCAGATTATAATACAGGATTAGTTGCTTTACAAGAAGGTAACATATACGAAGAAGCTAATGCTCAAGGCACTTATTCAGGAACATTATTCTGGAAGATACCAGCATCAATTTCTGGCAATTACAAATATCAATGTGCATCACATTCGGGAATGACAGGAACAATCGTTGTTGAAGCTGCCGCAGGTGGTGGAGGCGGAGGCGGAAGTTCTGCTACACGTAATACAGAAACAGAAACAACGGCTTCAATTGCAGACGGTGCAGCAGGTAATGTTGCTTTTGCAGATATCGGTAAATCATATGTTTTATATGAAGTTACAACTGATAAAGCAGCATGGGTACGTATCTATGATGAAGTTGCATCAAGAACAGCTGATGCAAGTAGAACACAAGGTCAAGATCCGGCTGAAGGATCTGGTGTAATCGCAGAATTTATTACAGGTGGTGCAACCACTGTTAAAGTTACACCAGGCGTATTTGGCTGGGTAGGAAACAGTGAATCAACTGTTCCAGTTTCAGTAACAAATTTAAGTGGTTCGACAGGAACCGTACAAGTAGATATAACAGCATTAACATTAGAGACTTAATAGATGGCAATCGACGAGTCATTAAAATTTTTACCACCAGAAGAACTTTATAGAGTTATTCCTCATGAAGCAGATTCTAATGGTAGAAAAAATCACTCAATCCGTTTAAGCGAAGGAACCGACTGCGACGCTTTTTGTGAAGATTTAAATTCACAAGGATTTGAATGTATTGCTAATCCTAGCATGTTTCATAGAATATGTGTATTTAAATTTACCGAAGAAGAAGCGAATACTATTTCAGAAAGAGATGATGTTGTTAGTGTAAATGTCGAACAAGATAAAGTACTTTATAGTTATAACCCACAAAATCGTAACGGTAAAACGACTGTTGAAACATACTTCGACACTTCTTATCCTTCAAGTACTTTTGATGGAACTGATTTTATTCCAGCTAAATTTTTCTGGGATACAAATACAACAGCACCAACACCAAATGGAAGGCCTTTAGGTTTCTTTAATAACGCTCAGTTTGGTGGTGGAACTCAAGAAGATACTTACGCATCAACAAATACGACTATATCTCATAATTTTGATGGAAGCACTGTTGATATTGTTATTGTAGACCCTAGTGGTGGTGCTCTTGAACAGCCATCGTGGGCTCAAGCACATCCAGATTTCAAAGACGCATCTAATAATTTTAGATTTGTTGCTGTTGATTGGGGTGATTATGATGCGGGAGTAACCAACGTAAGAAATAATCAAGTCACAAATGGTTGGACAGACTTTGGTACACACGCACTTGGATGTGCATCAGTTGCAGCAGGTACTTATTGTGGTTGGGCAAAAAACGCAAACCTTTATTATGCTGATGCGACTTATGATAATGAATTATCAATTTATGCAGCAATTCTTGCATGGCATCAAGCAAAACCAGTTAACCCAGATACAGGTAAACGAAACGCTACTATCGTAAACAATTCTTGGGGTTACGCTGATGATGTAAGAGCTGAGAATATTATACCTATCGAAGAAATTTCTTCTTTTAACGCATTTGATGATGATGGAAATCAAACAACAGTAACTAGACCAGGTGGTGGTTGGGGAAGTGATTACTCAGATTTCATAGACAACGGATTCAATGTTGTTAACACGACTGGTGCTAATGGAACTGATAAGTGGGGAATCGCAACTTTTCGTTCAAACTCTTCTAGGGATACTGTTTGGGATGCTGTTTTAAATTTCTTTAATGGTGTTAACGGGATTTATATGTTCTTCGCATCTGGTAATTCTCCAGTTGTTTTTGCAAGAACAGACCAGCCTCAGTATAATAATCAAATCTTTATGGATTCAAATTATTTTTACTATGACTTAAACGAATCCACTGGCAGTAATAAAGTTACTGCTACTGAAAACACTTATGCTCCTGTAACTGGTACAGAATATACTCATAGGTGTGAGTATCTCGGTAATCGCTATTCATTTTATGTTTCATCATATCAGTTTAGTACAACAAACCCATTAATGGAGCATTATCCCGCAAGAGGTCCAGCGATTGATGCAATAGGACAAGGAAGAGGTTCATGGTGTGCGACATCTGTTTATAATGTTAAAACTGACTCAAATGGATTTGAGTGGGGAACATTTTCTGGAACTTCAGCGGCATGTCCAAATGTGGTTGGTGCAGTCGCATTAATGCTTGATCATTATTATCATGGAGAAGGCGGAGCATCTTGGCCAAGTATCGCAGAATTAAGAACCATGATAAGAAGTACTTTCTCTCAACACCCTCTTCCATTAGTAGAAGATTTAGGAAAAGATCGTAGTGGTAATGCAGTAAGTAAAACAAGTTTTCCTGCAGCGGGCACAGAAATGTGGGGACATAGATTACAAGGTAGCTACCTTGTAAACCAAACTATGACTCAACGCACACAGTTAACAGAAAGAGTACAAGATAGAAACAGTTATAACGATAACTGGGCAGTTTCTGTAGGAGCTAACGGAACTACGGCTTATACCTTTACAGGAACTGTTGGAGCAGAAACATTTAGTAGTACTAATGATCCAATATTAGTTATAAGAAAAGGTGATACACTCACTTTTAGTATTAATGCAACAGGACATCCTATGTATATTAAACAATACAAAGGAAGTGTAGTACAAGGTTCTGCTGATGCTTATAATACTGGTGTAACAAATAATGGAACTCAATCAGGATTTATGATTTGGGCCACCGACACTGTACCTGCAGGGCTCTATTATTATATTTGTTCGAACCACGCTGCAATGGCTAATTATATTGTTATATTAAGTGAAACTGAATATTATTATTCAGGCAGTGGAATTATGGGCACAACTCCAAACACAAGAGTTTGGTTACCTTGGTCAATAAGAATGGGAACAGCAGGAAAAACAAAGCAACCAAGAAGTATAACTTATACTTCTAGACCAGCAACAGGACAAACATATCCTAGGCGGAAGATTAGAGTAGCTTAGAGAATGAAGATAAATAAAACTAACAATCAAATTTTTTCAATGAGCTTATAAAATGCCAGAAGTATTATCTAACAATTTTAAAACGGATATCACAAGATTATTCATTGATGATATTAATAACAATGATTATTTCTTGTTTGTTTCCGCTATCGATTCTTTCGATCCAGTAGATTCTAAATTTTCTAAAAATGAATTTTTAGAAAGAACTTTGTTTGGCAAAAAAGTTGAAATCAATGATATTCATTTTATGATTAGATATCATCCTTGGCAGGTTGGTCAAGTGTATGTTGAATATGATGATACAGTAGATTTAACAGATCAAAAATTCTATGCTGTTGTTGGACCTAACGATAATGAAACTGGTGATTATCGCGTTTATAAATGTTTGAATAATAATAATGGCGCAACAGTAACATCACCTCCTAATTATAATCCAACAACTACAAACCAAGTTTATGAAACAGCTGATGGGTACGTATGGAAATATATGTATGTTATTAGTGAATTACAATTCGAAGCTTATAATGCTTTAGGTTATGTACCAATTATTGGAACTTTTAATACTAATCCAACTTTAGGTCAAGGATCAAAATTATCTGATATTGTTGTTACTAATCCATTAGACAATTCTGGATATGTTAAAGAAACGGGTGGATTAATTTCATCTCCATTTTATGATGGCACTATGTTAGTAGATCCTTTTTCAACTTGGAGTCCTATTACAGGTTATTACGTTGGACAAAATATTTACACAGTAAATCCAAATGGCGTTGCAAATTTATTTGAAATACAATATTATTTTTATAATCAAAATACTGGTAACGCTGAAATACGAGTAGGTAATGAAAAAATTTATGGTAAAACACGAGGTGCAATAACTTTTGCAACTCAAGCAAATCCAGTTGTATGTACTTCAGTAGAACACGGGTTTGTAAATGGCCAATCAATTACATTTAGTAATGTCGTAGGAATGACAGAATTAAATGGAAATAACTATTACGTACAAGTTTTATCTGCAGATACATTTGCCTTAAAGGCAGATAGAGGATTAAGTACAAATGTAGACGGTACTGGATTTACTGCATATTCTAGTGGTGGAACATATATAACAGAAAGAGATGCAGTTGCTTCAGGTGTTGTTGGAAATGCTTCATTTAGTATTTTCCCAAGAGTAGATATTAAAGGAAATGGAAGAGGAGCAGTTGGTATTCCACAAATTCAAAATGGACAAATCACTTCAATCACTGTATTAAATCAAGGTAGTGGTTATGATAATATTACAGCAGAAGTTGTTGATCCAGCTTATGATTTTGATCCTGAAGATACAACAACTACTGACGTAAGAGCAGTCATAAGACCTCGTTTATCACCAGATGGTGGACATACATATAACGTATTAGAAGAATTTAGATGTAAGCATTTTAGTTTTTATGCTTATATTTCTGCCGATGATAATACTAGAATTGGAGATACAAATACTTATACAGGTGTTGGAATTGTAAGATCACCAAGTTTTCATACATCAACACCAACAATTTTTGATAATAGAATTGCCATCACAACAGACGATATAGATAGATTAACCGCAAATACAACAGTAACTCAATTAAATTCTGATAATGAAGTAGTTTTTTCTGCTAAAGTTCATGAAGTAGATGAAAGCGCGAATACGGCTTATTTAGCAGAATATATGGGTCCTTATGAAAGTAATCCAGACTCAGGAAATGGAGATACCTCTTTAGATTTAACATTACAACTTAGAAACGATACAGGTCAAACAATTACTATAAATAGTCCAGTAGCATCTAATGTTGTATTTTCAAACTATGTTCAAAGAACAGGTGAGGTTTATTTCATGGAAGATTTCTTCCCATTAGCAAGAACAGACCTATCAAGAGAAGAATTTAAGTTTGTATTGGAATTTTAAGGAAAGTAATACGATATGCCTATTAACACAAACCTAAACCAATCACCATATTTCGACGATTTTGATCTCGAGAATCAATACTATCGTGTGCTCTTTAAACCTGGGTTTGCTGTACAGGCAAGGGAATTAACACAATTACAATCAATGCTCCAAAATCAAGTGGAGCAATTTGGCGATAATATCTTTAAAGAAGGTAGTATTGTTAAAGGTTGTTCTTTTACAAATCTTGATGATCTTAGATTCGTAAAACTTATTGACGTTACAGGGTTCGATCCAACGTCTTATATTAGCAGAAGAGTTACAGAAACTATTCTCGGTCAAGAATTAGAACTTGATTATGTTTACGAAGTTACTGGTGCAAACTCTGGATTAAGAGCTCAAATTATTTCTGCTTCAAGAGGTTTTGAAACAAGACCACCAGATCTAAATACTTTTTATATTAATTATTTAACACCTGTTAATTCAGCTACATCAGATACAGAATTTAGAGCTGGTGAGCCATTAACCGTCACACTTTACAAATATAAAGTTGGTGTTACAAATACCGTATTTGCTTCAGAAACACAAAGCATTCCAGGTTTAGCTGTAACATCTCTTGCAAATCATGTAGGAAGATCTTTTGGTATTCAATCCGCTCCTGGTGTTATTTTCCAAAAAGGTCATTTCTTATTTGCTCAAGATCAAATATTAGTTGTATCCAAATATAATAATACGCCTGATGCAGTATCTGTAGGTTATTCAGTAACAGAATCAACTACTAATGCGTTACAAGATAATAGTTTATATGATAATGCAAACGGTTCAAGTAACGAAAATGCGCCTGGTGCTGATAGATTAAAACTAATTCCAAATCTTGTTGTTTTAGATACAGCAGATGCCGATGTTGACGCTGATTTCTTTACACTTATTCGTTACCAAAACGGAAACGCTATTACTTTAAGAGACGTTTCTCAATATAATGTATTAGGTGAAGAACTTGCTAGACGCACTTACGAAGAATCAGGTAACTACGTTTTAAAACAATTTCCATTATCTACAGATGATAGAGATGGTAATGTAAATGTTTTATTAGGAACAGGTACAGCATACGTAAAAGGTTATAGAGTAGAAAATTCTGGTGAACGTTCATTTACAATTGATCAGATTAGTTCAACAGAAACTCAAAATGCTCAATCAGTTTCATTTGATTATGGAAATTATCTTTCAGTTGTTTCTATTAATGGAACAGTAGATATTGATTGGACACCTGTTAATGTGCAAAATAGTGGTGGAAGTAATATTGGTACCGCTATTGCAATTAACGTTACACCTACAAGAGTTTATTTAACAGCAGTTACTTTAACAGGATCAAATACAATATCAAATATTGCAAGACTCAGCGATGGCTCTGGTTATATTGAAGTTGATCCAAGAATAAGAGAAGCAGGTAGAAAATCTTTACTCTTTAATACTGGTATGAGAAGTGTATTTGGAACAACAGATACATTGATTCCAGTAAGAGATCAAATTGCGGCAACACAAACAGGTAATGTTATAACACTTACAGCAAATCCTGGTGAAGATTTTGATGTTCACCAAAATGATATTCTTGTTGTTGATAATACAAATACAGTAATTCCAGTTTTAAGTACTTCACTTGCACTTAATAATAGTCAACTCACAATTAATTTAGATCCTGCTGCAAGTTCAGCAACAAACGTTACATTATTCTATAATAAAAGATTAATTGGTTCGATTGCAGGTGTTGATCCCTATAATAAAACAGTTGCAGAACCATACGTTAAAGTTAACTTTACAAGTTCGACAACTAAATACAGTTTAGGTTTTCCTGATGTATTTGCTATTACAAGTGTAGAAGATGCAAGCGGTGATGATTATACAAACAGTTTTGTACTTAAAAATAATCAGAAAGATACTTACTATGATATTTCATATATGGAATATATCCAAGGAAGACCACTTCCTGCAAATGGAGTTTTAACTATTAAATTAAAAGTTTTCCAAGTAAGCACATCTTCTGGAGAATTTTATTTTACAATAAACAGTTATCCTAACTCATTAGACAAATATGATATTCCAGTATATACTTCTTCTGTAGGTAATAGATTTAATCTAAGAGAATGCTTTGACTTTAGAGCATATATCAATAAAGATTCTGTAGTAGATTATAACGATACTACTCCAGCTTCTGCTGGTACGGTAACAACCGCAGTTGGTGCATATCCAATTAGTTTTTCAGATCTAGGTTCTCCATTAGTGCCTGCCTCAGCAGCAAGTGCAACAACAGATATTGAATATTATTTGTCAAGAATCGATGCAATCGTATGTGATTCTTATGGAGAAATAAGTTTAATAAAAGGTAAAGAAGCTAAAGAGCCTTCACCTCCTAGAGTAGAAACAGATAAACTTGTTGTTGCTGAAGTTAATATTCCTGGTTTCCCTGCACTCAGTTCTGCAGCTGCTAATACTGCGAAGAAAAGAGAATACGCGATTAAAGCACGTTCTACAGGAATTAAAAATTATACCATGAAAGATCTTCATTCTTTAGAGAAGAAGATTGATAACATGGCTTATTATATTTCATTAAACCAATTAGAATCAGAAACACAAAATCTAAATGTTTTAGATGAAAATGGTTTAAACAGATTTAAAAACGGTTTTGTAGTTGATCCATTTAATGATCTCTCATTAGCAAATATTCAAGATCCATCTTTTAATGCAGCTGTTCCATTTAATCAAAAGATTTTAACACCTGCAGTTAAAACTTATTCTATGGATCTTAAATATAAAACAAGTACTGGAGCTTCGATCTTCCCAACAACATCAGATGCTAAAGTTGGAACACTCGGTCGTAATGCAAATGTTGAAATCATTAATCAACCTTATGCTTCAGGTTTCCGTAATGCAGTAAGTAACTTCTACAAATATCAAGGTGATGGAGTTATTTCTCCACCTTATGATGCTGCATACGATACAACAACAAATCCAGTTACTATTGACATTGATATGTCAACAGCTTTCGAGGAATTTGTTGATAACATTCAAGAATTTTTACCACTCACTGACACAACTCAAACAACTGAATTTAGAGAAGATGCTTGGAGTTGGGGAAGACGTATGGGTGGTCGCGGTCGTAGCGGAACAGAAGTTACGACTATAACAACTCGAACAAGCGAAATTAGTGTATCACAAGGTTCAACACAAGAACAATTTGTTGGAGACTTTGTTTCTAATTTTAGTTTCAAACCATACATGGCCGGCCGTGACATTAAAGTTTATATGTCTGGCTTACGTCCAAATGTACGACATTATTTCTTCTTTGATGGTGTTGACGTTAATGCTCACGTAATTCCAGGTTCACCTGATAATACTGCAGGATCAATTAAACGTAATGGTTCTAAAGGTGACGCTGTTACAACAGATGCAAATGGTGTATTAAGAGCAGTATTTGCTTTACCACCAGAAACATTCTTTGTTGGTGACAGAGTATTAGAAATTGCTGATGTTAATTTATATAATAGTATTGAAAGTGGTTCAACATCAAGAGGGTTTGTTACTTATAGAGCATACAACTTTAGCGTTGAAAAAACAAGTTTAACAACATCAACTCGTCAACCAGAATTTGATGTTAATACAACGACAACTACAAGAAACGTTGCAAGAAGACCAAGAGGTCGTGACCCAATTGCTCAAACATTCTTTATTAAGAAAGGTATGGGACAAGGTTCAAACTCTGTTTACTTATCAGAGGTTGATGTATACTTCAAACGTGTAAGTGATACTAATGGTGTGTCATTACAGGTAAGAGAAGTTGTAAATGGTTATCCTTCAAATCAAATCGTTCCATTCTCAGTTGTACACAAATTACCAACTGATTTAACAAACTCAGTATCTGACGATGCTTCGATCGCAACTACATTTGCGTTTGATACACCTGTAAGACTTGATGTTGAAAAAGAATATGCAATTGTAGTTCAACCAGATGCATCAGATCCTAACTACTTAGTATATACTTCTAAGGTAGGCGGCACAGATTTGACACCAGGAGTCACTCAGGGGGCTGCCATTGTACAGGATTGGGGAGATGGGGTATTATTCAGCTCTACCAATAATAGTGCTTGGAAGTCATACCAGGATGAAGATATGAAATTTACTTTACGTAGACATAACTTCAACACTGCAACTGGTTCTGTCACAATGACAAATAACGATCATGAATTTTTAACAGTTGATAATATTACTGGAAGATTTATTCCTGGTGAAACAATTTATCAAACTAAATCACTTCAAGGTTCAACAAGTGCTACCGTTAACGTACCTATTAATACAAGTACGATGACAGGTACTGCGCTTGATGATACGTATGCTGAAGAAGATTATATTCTTATCGCGAATGCAGGTAATACTCAATCAGATATTTTCCAAATTGTAAGTATTGAAAATGCTACGACACTTACACTTGACAAACCTGCACCTTTTGCAGTAAGTAATGGAACAGGTACACCAGTAGTTATCGGTAAACTTTCATACTACAATATTAATAATCCTTATGAAATGCATTTAGAAGAAAGCTCAGTTAGATCTGGTTCAGTATTTGCGGCGGGTGCAAATATATTAGGATTAGATAGTGGTAAACAAGCAAACGTAGTAAGTATCGATAATATTAATCTTAGTTATATTCAACCGCTTATTAATAAGGCTGTTGATTCAACATCAAGAACATTAGTAAGAGGAACCTTTGTTCCACCTTCTGATGTAAATGTAACTTATAGTATGCCAATGTCATTTAATGATAATAATCATTTTAGTCAAAAAGGTGTAATTGTTTATAGTAAATCAAACGACCCAAATCGTTCAAAAGCTTTTGATATCGTAATTGAAATGGAAAATGATGCTAATGTAACATCAACTCCATTTGTAGATATTGAAACATCAAAACTATTAGCTTATGCATATAAGATTACAAATGACGCAGCAACTTCTTCTAAATATATTTCAAAATCTATTGAATTAGCTGCTGATCTTGATGCTGAAGATTTACACTTAATTGTAACAGGATATCGTCCATCAGGATCTGATATTAAGGCTTATATTAGACCACAAAGTTCTTTTGATAGTGAGCCTTTTGATTCTGTAGATTGGATTGAGCTCGAATTGTTTGAAGGTGTTGGTGTATTCTCAAGTAATACTAATCTGCATGATTATAGAGAGTTTAAGTTTAGAGTATCTGATGATAACAAAGATGGAAATGGAGTTTTAACATATTCTAATGACGCATCAACCAACTGGACAGGATTCAGAAGATTTGCTATTAGAATAGATTTATTATCTCCTAATGTGCATAATGCACCAACATTAAGAGATTATCGCGGTATTGCATTAACCTAGGAGATTTTGTTATGACTAAATTAGTTCGAGACCCACATTCTAACGCGATAGTTAATAACGATATTGAGGCTCTGAATAAATATAAAGTAGAAAGAAGCTATTATAGAAAGGTCGATAAGCTTCAGCAAGATATTCTAGAGATCAAAAGAAGCATTATTACAATTTACGAAAAAATAGAAAAATTGGAAAATAGATAGAGATGGCTAAACCAGCATTACCAAATATAACAACATCGCAAACTTTTCAAAACTGGTTTGATAAGACTAACGATCTTGTTGATATTTTTAGAACAGATGCAATTACTGCATCCGCATTAGGCGACCAAACAACAGGTGATGCTACTCTTGTTGGTGACTTTACTGCAACTAATTTAATTGCAAGTACTTTATTATCATCTGACACAATAGCCTCTCGTACTGGTGGACAAACAATACAATTTAATTCACCAATTCAAGTTAATGGTTCATCAGCAACAACAGCAATATTTAATTATGGTGCATCAGGCGGACAAGTAAGATTTACAAATGGTAGTGTAAGTTGGGATGTTGGTATGGAAAATTCCAATCCAGCAAACTTCATTATCGATACTGGTACAGGTGCTAATAAGTTTCAACTATCAACTGCCGGTACATTAACAGTTCCTGACGCAGTTGTAACAGGTTCTTTAACTGTTGGAAGCTTGTCAATTGGTGGTGGTGGATCTGGATTAAGTTCAGACGATCTTACAGAAGGTACAACAAACTTATTCTATACAGATGATAGAGCGAGAGCAGCGTTTGGAGCAGGACAAAATATTAACATCACTAGTGGCGGTAATATTGAAACTATAGATGATGTACAATTTGAAAGCGTAACAATTAAAGATGGAGTTGCGACAAACGGATTTGATCCAAGTGGTCTTGGTACTCGTTGGTTATGCACATCAAGTGGTACAGGTCTATTAAGTGAAACTCAATTAGAACTTGAAATAGGTAGAGGAACTCCTGGCGGAACTAGTGCTTGGACAAAAGTTTTACTTATTGACGGAACAAGATTCGTAACAGAAGGAAATCTTTATGTTAACGGTGCAAATGGTGTTAGATCAGAAAATGGAATAATTTGTGGTTCTTCAAGCGATAATTCAAAATTAAGTATATTTTATGGTGATGTGGCTTGGTATGAAGGTTCCACAGCAAAAGCAAGAATTTATGAAAACGGAAATATCGTAACGGTAGGCGATATTACATCAAATGGTACACTGTCAGATCAAAGATTAAAAGAAAATATAGTACCAATTAATAATGCGCTAGATACAGTACAACGAATTAACGGTTACACATTTAACTATAAAGACAACCCAGAGCAAAAATTACCAGGTGTAATTGCTCAAGAAATTGAAAAAGTTTTACCAGAAGTAGTATATGATGTGCAAAAAGAAGATGAAACATATAAAGCGGTAAGATATAGTAATATCGTACCTCTTCTTTTAGAAGCAATAAAAGAATTGACAGGAAAGGTAAATGATTTAGAAAATCGTCTTAATAACGGCGATAATTTGTAATTGGTCTAATAAATAAAAAGAAACAGGGAAGACTAATCAATGTCAAAAATTTCAGAACTAGGTACAATTACAGGTGCAAATACCAGGTCGGAAGACCTGTTCGTTATTGTTAACCTTGTTCAAGGTGACGATGGTACCAAAAACATAACTCGTAAAGAATTAGTCGAAGCCATTCAATACGAGATTTTTTCAAGAATCACCATCACTGGAGGTACTATCTCCGGTGTTGTCATGTCAGATTCAAGACTTGATAATGTTATTATTGACAATTCAGATATTGAAGATACAGATTTTGTTCGTGGTAGTATTGATAGAACCGAAATAACAAACTCTGACGCTAACAACATTGTAATGTCTTACTCTTCGTTCCAGCTTGGAACGATATTTGCTACAACAGCAAATACAATGACAATTACCAATTCTGATTTCTCAGATGGTACCGCAAATAATATTGTCATTACTCAATCAGAATTTAATGATGGTACTGGTAACAACGTAGTACTCAATAATTCAACCATTGATAGTTCAACATTCCAAAATGGCGATATGTCTAATGTTGATGGTGATAATATTAGACTTGCTAATTCATCATTTACTGATGGCACAATCTCAAATTCTACAGCAAACAATATTGTCATTACTCAATCAGAATTTAATGATGGTACAGTTAATAATACAGTCATTTCAAGTTCAGAATTCAATAGCGGTACAATGTCTACTGTTGTTGGTGTTGATGTATCTCTTTCAAATTCAGATATTACAACAACAGATATTAGTGCTTCTAATTTCTATGAAGGAAATATTAGTAATACTGTTATCACAACTTCAGAATTTAATGATGGTACAGTTAACAATACAGTTATTACTCAATCAGAATTTAATGATGGTACAGGCAATAATGTAGTACTTACAAATTCAACAATTGATTATTCCGTATTCCAAAATGGATCCATTTCAAATACCTCATTTGCTGGTACAATGGACGGAGTGGTTGCTAACGATTTAACGATTACCAGTTCTTCAGCTGATGGATTATCTTCAACAAATTCATCATTCGATAATGGTACACTTTCACAATCAACATTCTCAGGTGGTGTAATTGATTCATCTCAACTTGTTGACTTCGATATGGAGCTTACTAAAGAGTTTGAAGCTCCTATTGATGAAGAAAGTTACTTTGCAATTCGAAATGAAAAAACTGGTGAAACAGAACAAATTTCTTACAAACAATTATTCAACGAAGTATCAAAATCTACTCAATCAGCATTAAAAGTTTCTGTAGATGCTGCTAAAGGTAATGACGAATATCCAGGTACTGAATTACAACCAGTTCGTACACTTGAAAGAGCATGTGAACTTGCTTTAGAAAAAGCAGGTGGTTCTTATGATAGAAACTCATTAAACAACGCAGTTCATATTGAAGTAGGACAAGGTACTTATTATACAAAAGGTGAACTTGCAATTCCAGATGATTGTGCGGTTACTTCTAAAGCTGGACAATATGCTACAGTTATTGAAGCACTTCCTGGTTATGAAAATAATAACTGTTGGTTAGTTGGTTCTGGTAACTACGTTCAAGGTTTTGCTTATATGAACTGGAAAATCGATAACTTCGATTATCCAGAAGGTGGATTCGCCGTTGCTTACAGACCTGGTGCTAAGTTACTCCGTTCACCATACATCAGAGACAGTTCTCAATTATCTAACTTTAACAGGGTAGATGTTGAACCACCTCTAAACCCATATAACAGTAAAGGTACACTCGACGATTTAGGTAGAGAGTTTACATTAAGTAATGTGTCAGCTGTTAGCGGATTTGCAGTTGATGATGAGATTACATTCTCATCTGGTGCAGTTGGTTTCGTATCTTATGTTTCTGAACTTGCTTCTGATAATAAGATTCACGTAAGAAACTTAAAGAACAACAAAGGTTTTGCGGTTGGAGATACTATTACATCTGAATCTGGTGGTACTGCTACAATCGACGCAATTGGTATCGACGACTTCCCTAACAGATTAGTTGGAAGAGGTGGTGGATGTCTACTTGCAGATAGAAGAGTATTAGACCCAGATTCATTATATACTTACGTATTATGTTTCGGTTTCACACCTCGTTCTCAAAACGGTATGGGTTATGTTGCTCGAGACGGTGCTGGTGTTAACGGTATCGGTTCTCTATCCATTTTCGTACGATGCGCATTCTATGCATTGAATGGTGGACAAATGACACTGAACAACTCAGGTACTCAGTTCGGTGACATCTCAATGAGAGCAAAAGGTACAACTCAGTTCTTCGCACCTAAATCAACTAACGCAACTATATTTGGTAACACAGTATTTGCTGACACTATCGAGAATGCTTATGACGATATCGTTGATGATATGGTTGAATATCTCACTGCAAATTCAGCAAATGGTGGATTAGGTTATACTGGTTATGATGCAGGTAAATGTGAAAGAGATAGTAGAATTATTGTTGATGGATTAGGATACGATATTGCACTTGATTCTAATTATTGGGGTAGATTAGCTGGTATTACTTATCGCTCACCAATTTCATACATTGTTCCAGGAGATCAATTAGAAGAAACTCTTGGCGCTAACCAATACTTGCAATCGCGCGTTGAATCTATTTTTGAAGGTTCAACTGAAATTATTAATCGCGCAAATACTTCAATGCAAGAACTCTATAATGTTCTTCAATATGGTGAAGAAAATATGAACCCAATTACATGGGTTGATTCTGGTAAAGTTGAAAGAACAGCAGCTAGAGAATTATTACAAGACAACAGATCATTTATCCAAGATGAACTTACAGATTGGATTGACAATAACGACGAATTCTTTGCTTACGATAGTGTAAAATGTAGAAGAGATGTTACAGAATATATTTTACCTGCCGTTAAGTACGATATGTTATTAGAAACAAACTATAATGCAGTAACTGCAGGTAATGCTTATTACATGAATGCTGCTAAGAAAGTTATTGATAAACAAAGAGATGAAACAATCTCTGCATATCGAAGACTTAAAGATCAAACAAACGAAATACTTGACGCAAACAGCTATATTGGTTCTGCAAGATCTGATGAAGCATTTGACGAAATTATTGGAATACTTGAAGGTGATGGTGGAAGATTTGCACAAGTAGATGCTTCTTATACACCTACAGATGCGACATACGATCCAGTAACTGGAATTATGACAGTAACAATTGGTTCACATAATTTTGCAGTTGGTGATTCATTCTTTATCAAACCAAATGGAATGACATTTAGTTGTGGTAGTGGTGTAACAATTTCTCACCCAAGAACAACCGATCCTTTCTATAACAAGCCATACGTTGTTCTTAATAAAACAGCAACAACAGTAACTGTTCAAGCAGGTGACGCAAATGGTTATACAGGTGCTCATACATTTGTGAGTGCTTATAAAGATGCAATAACTGCAGCTTCTGATGTTGCATGGACTCCTATAGATGGAACATACGATGCAGAAACTGGTATTGCTGTACTTACACTTGCTGGTAGACATGGATTAAGTGTTGGAGATAAAGTAATTCTCAAGCCTGGAAGTATTTCATTCTCTTGTGAGGGTGATGGTACAGTCACAACACTATCGCATCCAAGAGTTGGAGATCCTGCTTACAGAAGTCCTCTAGAAATTGAAGCAACAACTCCAACATCAATTACAATTAATGTTGGTCCTGCGGCTTATGTTGCTCCACATACTTTTGTAAGTGCAGACGTAAATTCAGTTATTCTTGCAAGTTCTAAAATAAGATTCTCTGATAATACAAATATTATTTCAAGTAAGCGTAACGCACGAATTCAATTACAGAATAACAAAAACTTTATTCAAGATCATATGATGGGTTATATTGATTATAACTACTTCAGATATGATTCAGAAAAATGTGAAAGAGATGTTATTCAGCACATTTTACCAGCAATCGAAAGAGATATTATTACTGGTACAAACTTTAATGCTAAACAAGCAGGTGTTGCATACAGACAAGGTAATCAAGGAACATTAAGAAACTGGTATAACGAAAGACCAGAAACAGTTGGTGCCTTTAACGAATTAAAACAACTTATTGCTAATAACACTATTACTGATGCTGCATCAATTCATAGATCTGACGAGTCATTTAGACAACTTATTGATATTGTAGAAAGTAAAGGTAAATCATATACTCCAACTAATGGAACATACGATCCATTAACTGGTATTACAAGTCTTACAATTGGTGCTCACGACTTTAAACAAGGTGATAAAATTGTATTAGATGATTTAAGTTTAACTTGGCAGTGTGGTTCTCCTTCTGTTAATATTGTGCATCCAAGACCCACAGATCCTGCCTACAGGACTCCTTTAACAATTAATAAGGTTACCTCAACCACAATTGAATTTAATGCTGGAGATGCCGGTGGTTATACTGGTGCACATACCTTTGTAGCTGCTGATGCTGATTGTGTTAAAGCAGCAACATATATTCCAACATTCTCATTATCAACTGCTACATACGATCCTATCACAGGAGAATTTGAAGCAACAATCGGGCAACACTCATTTGTAGTTGGTGATTATGTAGAAATTAAACCAGAGAGTGTTGTATTTGAATGTAATAGTATTGAAATCGTTCATCCAAGACCTACAGATCCAGCGTATAAAACACCTGTAAAAATTACAGGAATTACTTCTACAACAATTACGATGAATGTTGGAGATGCTAACGGTTATACTGGTGCACATACCTTTGTAAGAGCAGATGACGATTGTATTGTTGGAGATCCTATCATTTGGACAGATCCTTCAAATTACTTACAATATTATACACCAACAACAGCTACATACGATCCAGTAACTGGAATCAGTGTCGTAACGATTCCAGGACATAATTTATTAGTTGATGATTATATTGAATTTGCTCCATACAGTTTAACATTTACTTGTGCTTCTGATGGTAATGCAACAGAACATTCATACCCAAGAAAAGGTGACGGCAACTATAATACTCCAATGAGAATTACAACTGTTGCTGGTGATGATATTACAGTAAATGTTGGAGTTGGTGCTGGTGGTGCTCATACATTTGTATCTGCAGCAAATCATGCTGTTGCTAAAGTAACATATAATTCAGACGGACAAAGAGCTGCAGAGCAATTACAAATCAATAGGAACATGATTCAAGACGAAATCATGGCTTATTTAGATGATAATTATTTTGTATTTGATGGAGCAAAATGTTCAAGAGATACAGGTTTAATTCTTGATGCAATACGAAGAGATGTTGCAACAGGTTCAAATTATAACGCAGTGTTTGCAGGTCTTTCATATCAACTTGGTTCAGGAAGTATTAATCTAGTTGTTTCAGATCAATTACCACAAACTACTGGTTCGATTAATTTCTTAAAATCAGAAATTGCAAATGAATTAACAGGAAATTCTTTAACAAGAGCAAATGCAGCATTCGATGAAATAATTGATATTCTAAATAACGGTACTGGTAATGCTGATGTTCTTACATTTGGAACAAACACTGTAAGCGCAAATCATACAACCGCAAGAACTGCATTACAATTAAACAAAGCATTCCTAGCAGCTGAAGTTACAGCATATATTGCTCAAACTTGGCCAAATCTTGTATATGATGTTGCTAAGTGTGAAAGAGATACAGGATTCTTGATCGACGCAGTTTCTTGGGATATCCAACATGGTTCAAACGCAGCTTCTGTAAACTTCGCTAGAATGTATTATGATAATGCAATTTCTGTATTACCAGGTGATCAAATTTTACCAACTGCTAAAACATGGGCACACATTGCAGAAGTATGTTATCAAATTGTTAGAGACCAAGCAGTTTCAGTAACAAGCGGTAATGCTGCAACACAAGATGTTTCACAAACAGATGCAGGTATTGCAGTTGCTAATAAAGTTAAAGAATTAGTAGAAATTACAACTAACGTTATTAGAGACAATACACTTACTTGGTTACCAGAATATGTAGAACCAATTATTGAAACTGGTTATGCTGATGCAGTTAATAAGATTGATGGACAAACAGAGGTTCTTCAAGATGACGTTATCGGTTATGTAAGAAGAGAATGGAAAGGTTTACCATACGATAAAGCGACATGTAGAAGAGATGTTGGTCTTATTATTGACGCCGTTTCTAAAGATATTATCTATGGTGGTAATGCTAATACTATTGAAGCAGCAAAATACTACTTTAGATTAGATAATGAAATTTCTGCTGATTTAGAACAACTCAGATCAATTAACGTTCTTCCAATTGAAGTTTCAGGACAATTTAGAGATACTGCTGAAACATACAAGACAGCAAACGTTTCAGGTTTACGTACTTTAATTAATATTCTTCCTGAAGAGCAACGCATACCTACAAAACTTGCATTCCAAAGATTAGCTGATGTTGCAAGCGATGTTGTACAAGAAATTTCAATTACTCCTTCAGCAAATAATGTTCCAACACAAGATACTTCTGGAACACCGGCTGACGCGGCAACAGGTACTGCGGTACATGATCTTATAGAAATTATTGCTAATGTAGTAGATGACGCATCTGACGAAAACTTAACTACAACACAAGTTGATCCTACAGTTGATTCAAATAGAACACAAGCACGTAAGCAAATTCAATTAAACAAAGACTTTATTGCTGCCGATACGATTGCATACTTAAGAGACAAATACTTTACTTTCGATGGAGATAAGTGTAAGCGTGATATCGAAACAATTGTTAAAGCAGTTGCAAGAGACGTATTAGCAGATTCAAACTTCAATTCAGTCTTTAATGGATTAGCATATCGTTCAGGTACTGCTGGAACAAATCTAGTTGTGAATGAACAACTTACAGAAACAATTAAAGGTGTTGAATACGCTAGAGACATCGCGGTAAGATCGATTACTGATGATGGTGCAAGAGAAAGAGCACAAGCAGCATTTAATGAAATTATTGATATTATGGGTAATAATACTCCTGATACAATATCATTTGGAGCTGCTTCACAAGCTGGTGCTAATGGCATCAACGCAAGAGAACAATTACAAAATAACAAAGCATTCATGCAAGCTGAAATGACTGCTTGGATTGCACAAAACTATGGTTCACTAGTTTATGATTCAGCTAAGTGTGAAAGAGATCTTGGATATATTATTGATTCAGTAACTTGGGATGCAATGCACGGTGGTAATGTAGCTTCAAGATGGAATGCTAATATCTACTTCGAAAACGCAGTAGCAATATTACCTGAAGATCAAAGAGCTCCAACCGCTGCAGCATTTGCTCATATCGCAACGGTTGCTGAATTAGTTGTTCAAGATTCTGCAGTAACAAAAACTACTGGTAATGCTGAAAATCAATCATTCGCATCTGGTAATGCAGGTGCTGCAATGGCATTAAAAGTTAGACAAATGTTTGAATTAGTTTCTGATGCCATAGATAATGATGGTATTGATAGTTTACCAGCTGAAGAACTTCCAAATCTTGCAGGTTATCAAGCAGAATATCAAACAGCTTATGCTCAACTCGTTACTTCAATATCAGGTATTCAAGATGGAATTCTTACTTATCTTGCAAGATTCTTTGAAATTCTTCCTTATGATGAAGATAAATGTAGAAGAGATATTGGATATGTTCTTGATGCAGTATCACATGATATTCAATACGGTGGTAATGCAGCAACATTAAATGCCGCTTATATGTATTTTGATAATGCAGTAAGTACACTACCAGTATTCCAGAGAGAAGCAAGTAAGAAAGCATTTACTCATGTATCAAATCTTGTTGAGCAATGTGTAAGAAGACTTGATGTAGATCAAACAGATTGGGTTAAGCGTAAGTTTGGTGTAAGTACAGCAACTTATAGTCCAACCACTGGAGAAACTGTTATTACAACAACTTCACCTCATTATATGAGTGTTGGCGATCATATTATTATCGCAGAAGAAGGTATAACATTCGAGTGTGGTTCACCTGCTGTTCAAATTTCTCATCCAAGAAGAACCGATCCTGCATTTAAGAAACCTCTTGAAATTACAGCAGTAACTTCAAATACATTTACTGTAAATACTGGATATGCAAAACAATACACAGGTGCACATACTTTTGTAAGTGCAATACCTAATGCAATATTACAAATTGATGGTAATATAGAAAAACAAGATCAGACACAAATTGCTGGTAGCCCAGAAATCGCAATAAGAGCTCAAAACCTAGTTAAGATTGTTGCCAATGTCGTAGATAAAGGATCTTACGTTTCATTCCCAGATCGCGTAGATCCTGTACAAACATGGCAAAGAACTCCATACGTAGCATCTAAAGAATTGATTGAAGATGAAAGCGTTAACCTAGCCGCTTCGATCTTAAATTATATTTCTAATGTTCATAACGGATTGAGTTTCCCTGAACAAAGGTGTAGAAGAGACATTGGATACTTAATCGATGCTATCTCTCATGATATTCAATATGACGGAAACTATGCAACACGTATCGCAGCTCAAATTTACTTCGATTGGGGTGTGAGCGTATTACCTGCAGATACAAGAACTCAAACTGCTGATGTATACAACTACTTAGGAACAGTTCTTGATGCGGTTGTTCAAGAAGATGGAAGTATTGCAAATACAACATATACTGATACACCATTTGATACAACAGGTACACCAGCAACTGCGGTTGAAGGTGCAAGAGTTTCTGACTTAATCGGAATTGTAGAAGATGTTATCAGAGCAAATTCACTTGATTCAATGCCTGGTTTAGTACAACCTACAACAGCTTGGGTTGCTTCAGACGTTATAGGTGCAGCTCAACAGATTGATGATAATCTTGAAATTCTTGCTAACGATATGATTGAATATATCAATACAGAATTTGATGTTCTTGATTATAACAGAGATAAGTGTAGAAGAGACGTAGGTTACTTACTTGACGCATTCTCTTATGACTTGAACTATGGCGGTAATATCGCATCAAGATGGAATGCAGATTTCTACTTCTGGAATAATCAATATAGAGTCCCTGAAGATCAAAGAGTTGCAACAGCAAAAGCTTATAAGCAACTCGGTGTAATTTGTAAAGATATTGTTGTAGGAAAATATCCAAATCAGGTTGCTCTTGGCGAACTTGGAACTCAAGTTGAAGCCGAAAAAGTACAAAATCTTGCTAATATTTTCTATAAGACACAATTCTTTAAAGATACTAAGTACTTACCTGCTAAAGAAGAACCAGATTATACATACTCAGGAGATCAATTCACAAGTGCTCAATTTATTCTTGAGCAAAATAAACTCGATCTTGCATTTGATGTTGTAAGATTTGTTAATAGCACATACGACTTTATCGATATTGGATTAACAAGAAGAGATGGTTACAACTTGCTTGAAGCTATTACAAACGACTTCAGATATGAAGATGCTTCTGCAGGTACACCAGTATATGGAGACGTAGCAGGATCTCAAAAATCAACAAGATCATTTACTGCAGCATTCTTCGATCAGAAAGGACAGCACACATTCCCAGTATTTAATCCATCTAATGCGGCTTATAAGTATCAAGGAAGTGTTGAACAACTTTCAGATCTTGCGGCAATAACAGGACAAAAACCAAACCATGCATATATTGTTGCATCTAACTATGCAACTAATCATTTCGCTGGAGATATATATTACTGGAACGGAACAACATGGGTACTAGATGGACCTAATGATACATCGTTATTAGATGCCTTCACTGGTGCTTGGGATAGAATGAGAGATTATATTGTTGATAATCTATCACCTAACTCACAGCATGACTTAATGGTTGAAGGATTATTTAATGATTGTCTAAAAGATAATATCTTAAGACCTGAAACTCTAGTATTTGGTTCCTTGGTAGAATCTATTGCTCACCAGTTTAATGGTGCATCCGCGGGTGTTAACAGAAATGCTCTACCTCTAAACTTTAGAAACTTAGGTTCTGCTATATCAGCGGTAGCTTCGGTACTAAGTGAAGACGGTGGTAGAATTAGATGGTCTGGTGCGGATGAATTGAATAACCAATACTTCGCAAGAGGTCTAAGAATTAATGGTAGAACAGGTCGAATTGAAGGACGACCATTTACATCTTCTGTAAGAAAACTTGCAAGAAGAGCTTCAAACAGTAGAGCAGTAATTTAAATTAATATAGGATAAAATAATGCCAACAACAATTACAACTTCTCAGGCACCTGACGCAAAACCAGTTGCCGTCAATTTAGTAGTATCGACAAACTGGCAAGTCATTATTGAAGTTCCTCAGTACGAGGTTCCTGAACTAGTTTTTGGTGGATCAACAACTGTTGAACCAGGTGTTGGTGAAGTTATTTCACCTCTAATTTTGTGTAACACAACCGCAAACACAGTCAATATTGACGTAAGAGTACATAGGGACGATGTCAACCAAGAGTTTTATATCTTGAGATTATTGCCTGTGCCAGGTTATCAAACAATTCCAATTCCTTTGAATGGCCAATTCTTAAAGAGTGGTGATACGTTAGAAATCAAAGCTGACACAGATTTAGCTGTACATTCAACATTATCATTTACACTTGGTCAATCTGAGGAAGATGACGTTGTTTAATGAAATAAATATTATAATGATTAACGGAGAATAATTTAAATGTCCTTTGGAACACTAACAGGAAAAAGTCAGTTAATAGGCTTTGGTAATCCTCAAGCCTATCCGATTACACTCGACCCAGTTGCTTATGAGGGTGCGGTTGTCTATGCTGATAATGATAAATTATATTTTTCTGATGGTACACAATGGATTGAATTATTAAGCGGTGGTACAGGAACCACAGTTGACGCTATTCTTCCATTCGCATTTATTCGAGTTGACGGAACAGGTAATATTACAGGTACCGGAATTTCATCTTCGAATTGGGATGCAGGTAATGGCACATTAGACTTTACTTTTGATACTGCTCAACCTGATACTGATTATACTGTTGTCACTGATGGTGAATTGAATGATGATGCTCGTTTAGTATCAATTCAAAGTAAAACAGTAAATGGTTTTGAAGCTTCATTCTATGACAGCAATGGTAATGTAACAACTCCGTCTACATCAAGTGCATTTGCTATTATGGTATTTGCATCTGATCCTGTTAGTCAAATAGGACAAGGACAGCAAGGTATCCAAGGTGCCACTGGTGCTCAAGGTTTACAAGGTTCTTATGGTCCTGGTTTTAATATTATCGGTTCAATCGCGGGTCCTGGTGACCAATCTTCATTAAATACAGCATTTCCAGGTGCAACAACAGGTCAAGCAGTTGTTGATCAATCTGACGATACACTTTGGGTTTATGATGGATCTGTTTGGGTTAACATTGGTACATTCCGCGGTGTTCAAGGTTTCCAAGGCCCACAAGGTATTCAAGGTGTTCAAGGTCCTTTAGGTAATGAAGGTATTCAAGGGGAAAGAGGTTTCCGTGGTTTCCAAGGTGTTCAGGGTTGGCAAGGAACACAGGGTGTTCAAGGTGATTTAGGTTTCCAAGGTATACAAGGTTTTAGAGGACCTCAAGGTGTACAAGGCATTACAGGTATCCAAGGTGATTTAGGTTTCCAAGGTATACAAGGACGTATTGGTCCACAAGGTGTTCAAGGCATTACAGGTATTCAAGGTGATACTGGTACTCAAGGTGCTACTGGAGACTTTGGTGGTATCACATATGATTATACTTATTCAAATAATACAGTAGATTCAGATCCAGGAACTGGTATCGTTAAATTCTCAAGTACTAACTTGGCCGCTGTTGGTCTTTATATGTATGTTGATGATGAAGATGATGGCGGTGTTGGAGTTATGGACGGTATCGCCACTGAATTAGCTGGCGTCGGTGGTCCTATTAAAGGTTATGTTAGAGCAGTTAACGGTAATAACATATATGACCAAGTATTATTCAGAATTGAAGGTGTTACAGACAGAACAGGTTACTGGCAATTTGATGTTGTAAGAGTTTCAGGTGTAACTGGATTAACTAACGGAACTGATATTAGACTTTCCTTCATGAAAGAAGGTGAGCAAGGTATCCAAGGTACAACTGGTATTCAAGGTACTACAGGTACACAAGGCCCGCAAGGAACACAGGGTCTTCAAGGTTTACAAGGCCCACAGGGCACAACTGGTATTCAAGGTAATACTGGTATTCAAGGAACACAAGGTACAAGAGGACCTCAAGGTGTTCAAGGTTTACAAGGCATTACAGGTTTACAAGGTGTTCAAGGTAACACAGGTGATTTCGGTGGAATCACATATGATTATACCTATAGTGATAACGTAGCCGCTGCCGATCCTGGTATAGGCTTCTTAAGAATTAATAATATCGCCTTTGCTTCAGCAACGCAAATATACATCGATGATCAAGACGATGGTAGCACAAATGTAATGGACGGTTTAATGACCGATCTTGCTGCTTCAAGTTCTGGTGTTAAAGGCTATGTAAAAATTATACAAGCATCTAATGTTAATAATTTCGTAACATTTAGAATTGATGACATTGTAAATGGAACAGGTTATTGGGTACTTGATGTCGCTAAAATGAATGGTATTAATTCATTATCAGATGGCGAAGATATTCGTGTAACCTTCTCAAGAACTGGTGATCAAGGTACACAGGGTATTCAAGGTATCCAAGGTCTATTAGGTATTCAAGGTATTCAAGGGCTTCAGGGAGTACAAGGTGAAAAAGGTATCCAAGGTGATACTGGTATTCAAGGTTTCCAAGGTATTCAAGGTGAAGCAATTCAAGGTGTACAGGGCGTTCAAGGAACGACTGGTATTCAAGGTTTACAAGGGTTACAGGGTAACGCTGGTGCAACTGGTGCACAAGGTATTCAAGGCCTACAGGGCACAACAGGTATTCAAGGTCTACAAGGACTTCAGGGTGAGCAAGGACAATATGGTGGTTTAACTTGGATATGGAACTTTAGTAATAATATTATTGGTGGAACAGATCCTGGTACAAATAATTTCAAATTCAATAATGCTAATCCAACATTAGCAACATTAATTACACTTGATGATATTCCTCTTGACCAATATACTCAAGAGATTGATGATTTCTTAGATTGGATTGCGTCTCAACCAGGAACAGTTAAAGGTTATTTAAAAGTTCAAGAAGGTAATTACAACGATGGGTCTGGTCCTGCTGGTCACCATTGGTTAGTTTATGAAATTACAGATTGGACTTGGGATTCAGGTTCTAAGAACTACGGTTACTTTGATGTTAATTATGTAGATGGTAATGTAACAAGCTGGGAAATCTCTGTTAATCAGGTTCATGGTCCTGCCACATTAATTACATTTATTCCACGCGGTCCTGCTGGTATTCAAGGTATTCAAGGTATTCAGGGCGTTCAAGGTTTACAAGGAAGAACTGGTGCTGGTACACAGGGCCCTCAAGGTTTACAAGGTTCATTAGGTTTACAAGGTGCTGAAGGTTCATTCGGTGGTGTTACATTCGATTATACCTTCTCAACAGATACAATTAATAACGATCCTGGTGTTGGTTACTTAAAATTCAACAATAGTTCATACTCATCTGTCACATCAATGTATATTGATGACAGAGACGATAACTTTGTTGATATTCAGCCATTCATAAGAACAGTTGATGACTCTACAAGTCCTATTAAAGGACACTTTAAAGTTACTAAGAAATCACAACCAGAAATATTCCAAATCTTTACGATCAGTGCATTAGCAGAATTAACTGGTTATTTTAATATCACTTGTGCTTTTGTAAGTGGTAATGGAACATTTGCAAATGACGAAGACGTAACAATTACATTCGCAAGAACTGGTGATACAGGTGCTACGGGTTCAACTGGACCTCAAGGTGTTCAAGGTTTACAAGGCACAACAGGTATTCAAGGTCTACAAGGTCGCGATGGTGCTGGTGCACAAGGTATTCAAGGCCTACAGGGCACAACAGGTATTCAAGGTTCTGATGGTGCAACTGGTGGAGTTGGTCCTCAAGGTATTCAAGGTTTACAAGGTGCTGATGGAGCACAGGGTGCAGGTGGTTTCCAAGGACCTGGTGGTGTTGGCGCTCAAGGTATTCAAGGTATTCAAGGTTTAACTGGTGCTCAAGGTATCGGTGGTGTTGGAGCAGGTGGTTTCCAAGGTGCCACGGGTGCTCAAGGTATTCAAGGTATTCAAGGTTCTGATGGTTCAGGCGGTACACAAGGTCCTCAAGGTTTACAAGGAACAAGTGCAATTGGTGCGCCAGGACCTCAAGGTATTCAAGGTATTCAAGGAACATCTGGTATTGGTGGACAGGGTGTTATCGGTGTTCAAGGTGTTCAAGGTTTACAAGGACCATTAGGTCTACAAGGTTTAATAGGAGCTCAAGGATCAGGTGGAGTGGGTCCTCAAGGTACGCAAGGTCCTCAAGGTATTGATGGAACAACAGGTACTGGAGTTCAAGGTCTTACTGGTATTCAAGGACCTCAAGGTGTTCAAGGACCATTTGGTTTAGGAGCTCCTGGTGTTCAAGGGTATCGTGGTTTCCAAGGTTTCCAAGGAACTGTTGGTGGCGATGGTGGGGCTGGTATTCAAGGTGCGCAGGGTGCAAATGGATTCCAAGGTGTTCAAGGTGGATTTGGAACAGGCTTACAGGGTATCCAAGGAACAACAGGTATTCAAGGTCCGCAAGGTCTAGATGGTGGTTCTGGTGGTTCTGGTCCACAAGGTACTGCTGGTGCACAGGGTGTTCAAGGCTTTAGAGGTATTCAAGGTTTTTCCGGTCAAGGTACTTCAGGTGGTCAAGGACCAGCCGGTCCTCAAGGTGCGGACGGTTTAGCTGGTGCAGCCACACAGGGTCCTGCAGGTGTAGCAGGTCCACAAGGTACTAGAGGTTTCCAAGGTTATACTGGTACTCAAGGTGCATTTGGTTCAGGTTCGGCAGGCCCACAAGGTTTTGCTGGTTCACCTGGTGTTCAAGGCTTTAGAGGTATTCAAGGTTATATCGGTTTCCAAGGTATTCAAGGTGTTTCTGGTGTTACTGGTTCAGGTCTTCAAGGTCAGACCGGTACACAAGGTCCTCAAGGTACAATAGGTTTCCAAGGTCCAGCTGGTTCGGCTTCAGGTGTTAATCCTGTAGATATTAATACTCAAAACTCTGTTCTTCAAACAACAGCTTCTATGAAGCCAACCTTTGTAACTAACGGAAGTGGTGTTCGTGACTTATACATCATGTCTTCTGTAAGATACAATGGTACAAGAAATATTACACTTAACTTAAATACCGATACTATCATATATGAAAATGCTGACTTTATAAGTGTAACAGCAACATCAATGACACTTGGTGGATCCACAATTACCTCATGGCCATCAGGCGGTGGTGGTTCATTCGATGGAACCGCTACAAATACAGTATCTTCTGGTAAGATTGTATTCCAAGATGGTTCTAACGGTGGAGGCGGTTCAGCATATTTCGGAACTGGTGAAGATGTTCAGTTCTATGATAACGGTACTTCAATGTACATTGATTTTGACGCCTCTCATGATCTCATAATGAGAGAAGGAACAACTACAAGATTTACATTCGATACAGGAACAGGTGATTTTACAGCAACAGGTAACGTCACAACAAATTCTGACGAAAGATTAAAAGAAAATATACAAACACTTGAAAGTTCGCTTGATAAAGTAAAAGCTTTACGAGGAGTTTCATATAATAAGATAGATAACGAAAGACATGAAATTGGTTTAATTGCGCAAGAAGTAGAAAAAGTTCTTCCTGAAGTTGTTGGGCTTACAAGCGAAGGATATAAATCAGTTTCTTATGGAAACATTGTCGGATTATTGATTGAAGCTATTAAAGAACAACAAAAACAAATTGACGAATTAAAGTCAAAATAATTTATACTATGCAGTAAGGGTGACTTGCTCAACAATAATTATAAAAACATTGAAGGGCATTTTATATGCCCTTTCTTATAAATAACTAATAAAGATTTAGAAGGTTTCATCACCAATGGCATCAAGAGCTAATATTTACATAGACAAGGGTACGGATTTCAGAACAACAATTGAATTGTTCGACGAAGACGACCAAGAGCTTTTTCACTCAACCTACAATTTCTACAGTGGGATGAAAAAGTTATACTCAGACGCAAGTCCTGTTGCGACCTTTTCAATCGAGAAAACAGCAAATAACGACGTCACACTTATTTTGAGTGATACTCAAACTGCAGCTCTCAAGCCAGGTAAATACCAATATGATGTAATCATGGAAAAAACCACAGGAGAATTGACCAAAATAGTTGAAGGCTTAGCGATTGTAGTTGACACTATTACGGAGGTTTCGTGAGTATAAAGGTTAAGGTTAACTCCTCGAAATCTATTCGAGCAGTACCTAAACAAGATACTACCACAAGTATCGTTGCTCCAGGAGAAAGAAAACCTGTAATCGTTCCTGATTCAGTTGTTCTTGGTATTGATACGATTGGTGCATATGTTCAAGCAGTTGATGCTGGGCAAGGTATCATTGTAACACCTGAAAGCGATACTGAACTTGCTAATCTCGTTATTTCCCACGCAAATACATCAGTTGAAATCTCAACAAATAATGATGTACTCGAATTTACACGAAATGTTGATATTGATCAATTTGGTCATGTCACAAATTTCTATAATACAAGTTTATCTCCTTTAAACTTTACTGCTAACAGCACAAATATTCAAGCAAAAGATATTACATTAGGTAATACTTCATTAACTATTGGCGAATCAACGACAGAAATTACTGGTTTAACAAGAGTTGATGTTGGAGAACTTACTCTAACACAAGATGGAATATTAGGTGTAGATGATATTCGTTTAGTTCCTGGAGAAGTTGACGACGTTATTAACGTTACTGATCACAGAATATCAAATCTTAAAAACCCAATTTTTCCACAAGATGCTGTTACAGTTAACTATTTAGAACAAGAATTAGGACAGGTCGGAGATCCTGTTGACCCAGAAGATGTTGCTAACAAAAGATACGTAGATAATGCGCAATTAGATATGTTAGCAAGAAATGTTGTTCTTGCAGCAACAACCGTAGATTTAGGTGGAACCTATACTAGTGGTAATTCTTCTTTCTCCGACACAATTAATTTATCACCAGCAGCCGTTATCGATATAGATGGTGTAACTGACTGGGAACTTGGTGATGGATTGTTAGTCAAAGACCAGACTGACCCTAAACAGAATGGCCGTTATGAGTTGATTCAAGTTGGCGCCTTAGCTGATGATTGGATTTTCCAGAGAGATCGGTATACTGATGAAACCTCAGAGTATGGACTTACTCTGTCCGAAATACCTGGATCTTTTGTATTTGTAACAGATGGTACTCTTAACGGCCAAACTGGGTGGGTTGCAACAGTTGGAGATGCAGAAACATTTGCATTAAATACTGACGATATTATCTACAAACAATTCCAAGGAAAGGGTTTAGATGGTAGAGGTTTAACTCTTACTGATAACACTCGATTTGATATAGATTATACTCAAACCTTCGAACAGATTAATGGAAAAGACGATAGTCTTATTATATCATCAAATGTCGTAGATGTCAATAGTTCTGGTGGATTTATTATTCCAGTTGGTACAACTTTAGAAAGACCAACACCAGATCAAGGAATGATTCGTTATAATACATCAGATTCAAGATTTGAAGCATATAATGGAATAGCATGGACAGGTTTAGGTGGTGTAGTTGATGTCGATCAAGATACTAAGATTATTGCTGAAAATAGTCCAGGATCAGATAACGACCAATTAAAATTCTATACTGCAAATACTGTTGTAATGCAACTTCAATCAGATGGTGATTTATATTTTGGTTCGAATCTTAATAAGTTAGTTATTGACTATAATTCTGGTGATGCAACATTTAAAGGTCTAGTCAATTTTGATTCTACTGGTGCTATTGTAATTCCAGACGGTACCACAGCAGAAAGACCAACTGCAGAACGTGGTATGATTCGATTCAATATTTCGGATCAACAATTTGAAGGATATGATGGAACTGCTTGGAAAGGTCTTGGTGGTGTTATTGATGTCGATCAAGACACGAAAATTATTGCAGAAAATACACCAGGTAGTGATAATGACCAATTAAAATTCTTTACAGCAAACACTGAAAGATTAAGATTAGATACCGACGGCGATTTTAAATTTGGTGATGGTCTAGATAAATTTACTATAGATTGGGCAACTGGTGCTGTTGATATTAACAGCAGTTTAGAAGTTGATACACTTAATCTCACCGGCCTTACTCAAAATCGCGTTGTATTTGTTGGTGCAAATGGACAATTAGTAGACGATAATAGATTACGTTTTTCTGCCAATACTTTTACGGTTGAAGGTAATGCAGACATTCATGGTAATCTTACTCTCGGCGGAAATATTCGAATTGGTGATGCCAATGTAGATACAATTAACGTTGTTGCCGATTTTACTTCTGACTTAATTCCAGACGCAACACTTACATATAGTTTAGGTTCTATTAATAAAAATTGGAATAGAGTATTTACACCTACACTTAAGAGTGATAGCGGTGTTATAACAATAGATGAAACTGGCGCATTAAATATTCCTGTAGGTTCAACAAGTGATAGACCTACACCTACGACTGGTATGCTACGTTATAATACGACTGATGCTAGGTTTGAAGGATATGACGGAAATATTTGGGCTGGGCTTGCAGGCTCAGTTATTGACGTTGACCAAGATACAAAAATTATTGCTGAAACTTCACCAAATGCTGATAATGACGAATTACAATTCTTTACCGCCGGTGTACAAAGATTCTATGTTTCTAATAATGGTGTTATCGCCACTGCAGCAAATACTGATTTAACGTTTGATCCAAGCGGTAATATTAATGTTAGTAATAATATTATAACAGGTGTTGGTGATCCTGTCAACCCTTCTGATGCAGTTAATTTAAGATTTATTAATGACAATTTCAGTTCGAACTTAGACATTACAGATGGTGCTAATACAGGAGTAATTGACTTACTCGATTCACCTAGAATTTATATTGGTACAGGTTTAGAATTAGGTGCAAATACAGATCTAGCCAATAACGAATTTGAAATCGGTCTTGAAGATACTGGCGTAACCGCAGACCTATACGGTACTGATGGATTTACTCCTCGTATTCGAGTTGATGCTCAAGGTCGTATTACATTCGCGACAGAAATACCAGTAGAATTACAAGCGAACGCGATTCCTGACTTTACAGAAACTGTACACGACCTTGTCGGTGAAATGATGAGGAATAATACTGAGTTAGGTATTAGTGTAGTAGGTGATGATGCAAACGATAAGATTGATTTCAGAACAAATGATTTCGTAATTAATTTAACTGGTGATATACTTGGTTCAAATACTGTTGTTCATAACTCAAACGTTGAAATTGCAACATCGCTTGATTATACTAATTTATATACAACATTAGATCAAAGATATTTAGAAGTTGCTGGTGATACTGCAACAGGTGATATTGCGGCCCCAAGATTTTTAGATGCAGATGCTAATACTTTTTATGGTGATTTTGATGGCACGTCTAGAATTAATAGATTAGAACTTGGTTACGATCAAAGTTTTGGTTTACTATCAATGCAAGCTGGTTCCAATACTTGGAACTACTTATATTCTCAAGGTGTAAATATTGGTTTCCTTGATGCAGCCTCTACTTTAGGTGCATATTTTGATATTTCACAAGGAAATTTCCATGTCGCAGGAAACCTTAGAGCTAACGTTTTTCAAGATAGAAATAATATTGTATATAATTTAAATCCTAGTGGTTCAGGAAGTAGATTATATGAAATTGATGTAGATAATTTTGTAGAAGTTGGCAATTACATAGAAGTTGGAAACGATTTAAGAATTACAAGTAATCAGATCTATACACCAAGTGTTTTAAATATAGACACTAATGGATCTGAAGTTAATGTTAATAATTCACAAATTACAAATCTTGTTGATCCTACAAATGCTCAGGACGCAGCAACAAAATATTATGTAGATACAGAAATTACAAGTCTAACATTAGGCGGTATTTCTATATCTGCACCTACTGGAAATACAGATGTTATTCAGTTAGGAGAAACTCTATTCTTCCAAGAAGGTGAAGGAATAGATATTACTGCTAGTAACAATCAAATATTGATTGCTGGCGAATTAGCAAATAACACCAATATTGGTATTGCATCCTTTAACATAAATAACTTTACAGTTACAGGTGGAGATGTCACCGTAACTACTCTTGACGGAGGAACTTTTTAACCTGCCTATATAGGCGTGAAAAAGGGACATATATATGTCAACATTGATTAAGCTTAAAAGAAGTGCCGTTGCCGGTCGCGTGCCTACTATTGCCCAATTGGAGTTGGGCGAACTTGCGATCAATACACAAGACGGTAAAATCTTCATTAAACAATACGATTCAGTTTCAAATACTGAAAGCATCGTAGAGTTTAGTGCTGACCCGAACGATCTTCTTGCTTTAATCAAAACAGTTGACGGCGCAAATTCAGGTTTAGATGCAGACCTCCTCGATGGATTAGATTCCACTCAATATTTAAGATCAGACGTTGATGATACGTTTGCTGCTAATTTAACAATTACAGGTGATCTTACAGTATCAGGTAATACTACTTACGTTAATACAGAAACGATTCAGTTATCTGATAACATTATTACTCTTAATGCAAATCATACAGGTGCTCCAACTCAAGATGCTGGTCTTGAAGTTGAAAGAGGAAGTTCAAATAATGTAGTACTTCAATGGAATGAAGCAAGTGATTATTGGGAAATTGCTTCAGGTGGTGTAACAGGTAGAATATTAACCACAGGTGATGAAGGATCAGGTAGTGGTTTAGATGCTGATACATTAGATGGTCAAGAAGGTACATATTATTTAGATTGGACAAATACAACAAATAAACCAGATCCTAAGATTGATGTTGTTATTACTGGTGACGTAGAAGGAAGTGGAAACACAACACTTACAGATGTTACTGATGGTACAATTAACATCAATTTAGAACTTACCGATACTGGAGTAACTCCAGGAACTTATGGTAATGCTTCTCAAATTCCTATTGTTACTGTAGATGTTGATGGAAGAATTACAGCTCTTTCGAATACTGCAGTTGCTGGAGTAAATGCGACTCAATGGTATTCAGCAAATAATACGTATTCAATTGAAACTGGCGATGGTTCAGTATTCAACACAGTTATTGATACCTTTGCAGATATTACTACAAATGATATTACAGCAAATAATATTATAGTTTCTGGATTAGTAGATGGACGTGATATTGCTGCCGATGGTGCTAAACTTGATTTATTAGAAGATGGATTAGATCTTACACTTACTGGCAAAGTAACAGGAACTGCATCATCTAACACGGGTGTAATGACTCTTGTTACTGAATTAGCAAACACAACCGTTACTCCAGGAACTTATGGTAGTTCAACACAAATTCCTATTTTTACTGTTGATGAAGATGGACGATTAACTGCAGCAAGTAATACTTCAGTTGCAGGTGTCGATGATTTTGTCTATACAGTAGCAAACAATACGATATTACTTACAACAGGTGATGGTTCTAATTTCCATGTTAAAACTACAACAGCAGTTGAATTATCTGGTAAAGTTACAGGTACTGCTTCATCATCTAATGGAACAATTCAAATTGCAACAGAACTGGCAAATACAGGAGTAATTGCTGGTACATACGGAACTGCTTCTCAAATTCCAGTTATTACAATTGATGAAGATGGTCGTATCACAAGTGCAAGTAACACTGCAGTTGCCGGTGTTGACGCAACAAACTGGTATTCAGCAAATAATACATTTGCAATTCAAACTGGTGATGGTTCGACATTTAACACAGTTATAGATTCATTTAATGATATAAGTGCTAATAACATTACAGTTGCAGGTTTAGTTGATGGAAGAGATATTGCAGCTGATGGTACAAAGCTTGATGGAATTGAAGCAGGTGCTACAGCTGATCAGTCAAATACTGAAATCTTTAATGCTGTTCTTTCGTTAGATGGAACAGGATCAGGATTAGATGCCGATTTATTAGATGGTTTACATGCATCTGATATTCTATCTCAAGCAGCGAATACTGCGGCCGGTGGTGTTGGTAATGGTCTTGTTACTATTATTGGAAATACAGGACTAACTGGTAGCGGAAGTTTTAATCTTAACGATTTTTCAAATACATCAATTATTATTCAACACGCTGATACATCATCAGTTGCTGATGTTGATAATTCAAACGGTAATGTATTACAAGACATTAGTTTTGATACTTATGGCCATGTTCAAACTGTAGGTTCAATAGATTTAGACACAAGATATTATACAGAAACAGAAACCGACGGTTTACTTGATCTTAAAACAGATAAAACAACACAGATTATAGCTGGTGCTGGTCTTACTGATGGTGGACCTTTGTCTGCAAACGTAACAATTAGTCACGCAGATACAAGTAGTGTAGCAAATGTTGCAGTAACTGGTAATGATGTTATTGAAAGTTTAAATTTCGATACTTTTGGCCACGTCTTATCACATACAACTAAAACATTAAGCTTCCTAACTCAAGCACAGGCAGATGCACTATATGTAAATGTTACTGGTGATACAATGTCCGGTGCACTTACAGTTGCAAATACAATTTCTTTAGAAGCTGCTACATTTGATTCAGAAGAAAAATTATCGATAGGAACATCTCAATTTACTGCTTACAGTTTTGACGCAACACTATATGGTGGTGCTGAAATAATTGTTGTAGCACAATTAGGAAATTCTAGACATATTAGTAAGCTGCTTATAACACATGATGGTGCAACAGCTTATGCAACTGAGTTTGGTGAAATAACAACTGGCTCTGTTTTAGCAACATTTGATGTTGCATATAATAGTGGAAACATAGATTTTAAGATTACACCAGCAAATAGTAGTCTTAAATATTACAAGATGCAAATAACATTAATAGATATTTAATAAATAGAAAAGTAATTACAATTTAAATCGCCTATCTGGGGAGAGTGAACCGAATGGCAAATGACAAAAAATTTATAGTCAAGAATGGACTCTTGACTCCTGAAAATGCTGTTATTGGTAGTACTACCGATAATGGTGTTGATCAACTTCAAGTTACAGGAACAACAAATTTATCAGGTGAAACTAGTATATCTAGTAATACCGCGTCGTCTGCCACTCTCGATGTTCATAATTTCTTAGGTGCTGGTTCTTCTACAATCGTAGCCACATTCCGTGGTGATTCTGATGCTCTTCAAGTTAAAAATATTGGCACCGGCGATTATTCAATCGTTAACACTCAACAAAATAATGGTATTATCTTCTATGATAGTACACCAGGTGTTGTTATTCAATATAATGGTAGTGACCGTTTAAATATTGATTCAACAGGAAATCACTTTACTGGTTTATCAACAACAGATATTGATGGAAACAGAATTATTACCACGGCCGATGAGGGTCCTGGTAATGGTTTTGATGCAGACACAGTTGATGGTTTAGAAGCTTCTCAATTTGTTCGTGCTGATGTCGATGACATTATGGCTGGTAGTTATACCATTCAACAAAATTTAACAATTGATGGTGATCTTACAGTTTCAGGTAATACAACTTATGTAGATACCGAAACAATTCTTTTATCGGACAATATTCTTACTCTTAATGCAAATCATTCTGGTGCACCTACACAAGATGCAGGTTGGGAAGTTAACCGTGGATCTTCAGCAAATTCTGGAGTTCTTTGGGATGAAACAAATGATTGGTTTAAACTCAACTCAGCTGGAACCGACTTAGGTCGTATTATTACAACAGCCGATGAAGGTGCTAATAATGGATTTGATGCAGATACGGTTGATGGTTTAGAAGGATACCAATTCTTAAGATCAGATGTTGATGATATTGCTGCAGGTAATATAACAATTGAAGGTAATCTTACTGTTGGAGATAATGCAGGTCCTGCACAAATTACTCTTGCAGGAACAGGCGCAGATGGTGTTATCTATTCTAATAATGGCGATGCTGGATTCTTAGATTCAAATTCTAGTTGGTCGTTAAAAGTAGACCAAAATAGAGACGTATATATCGGAAGAGATTTAAGAACAGATAGACATCTTGTAGCAGATGAAAATATTACCGCGACAACTGGTAATATTTCAGCAACAGCGGGTTCAGTAAGTGCAGGAACAACAGTCGCTGCAGGAACAACAGTTACTGCAGGTACAGACGTAATTGGACAAAGATTTTTAGATGCAGATAATAATAACTATTATGTAAATCCTGCTGATACTTCTGTAATGAATAATATAGGAATTGATGATGATCTTTTCCATAATAATGATACAGATACAAAAGTTAATTTTACTGATGATACAATAAAGCTTAACACCGGTGGAGCAACAAGATTAACTGCAAATAATAGTGGCGTATATATTGGTAATATAGTTGCTACTGATATTACTGCAAATACTGTTACTGCTCTTAGTGAAATGGAAGCACCGAGATATTATGATCGAAATAATCGCGATTATTATGGTGATTTCCATGCTACTTCTCAGATGTCTGGTATTGATATTGATAACTTTATTAGGCATCGTTCAGATTTAAATACCTATATCGGATTCCCTAATGCCGATGAAGCTGTTATCTACACTGGTGGTACTGAAGCATTATTTGCTAATAACACAATTTTAAGAACGTATAGAACATTACAAGTTTCAAAATTCCAAGATGCCGATGACCCAACATATGAAGTAGATCCAGCTGGTACTTCAGTAATGAACACCATAGGAATCGATGATTACATCTTCCATAATGGTGATACAAATACTTATTTCGGATTTAACGCAAACGATAATATTCAATTCTTTACTGATGGTACTCAGCGTTTAGAAATTAACGGAACATTTATTACTGGTGCAGTCGACGGTTTCTTCCCGAACTTATATGCAGGTAGATATTACGACAGTGGTAATGCTACTTATTATGTCGATCCAGCTAGCAGCTCAAGATTAAATGATATTTCATTAGTTGGTGAAATTATTCACGACGGTGATGCAGATACTTATTTACAGTTTAATGCAGCAGATAGTTTTAGAGTAGTAACTGGTGGTTCTCAAAGATTACTTGTTAATAATACTTATGTATTAGCAAATGATCAGATGCGTTCACCTATTTTCTACGATTCAAATAATACAGCTTATTATGGTAATTTTGCCGGCACTTCGGTAATGAATGATATTGGTCTTGATGATTATATTGCTCACAATGGTGATACTGATACATACATCGGATTTCCGAATAATGATGAATTTGTAATTTCAACCGGCGGAACCATAAGATTTACAGCTAATACTTCTGCAATCACAAGTACTCTTTCTATTACAGCTCCTACAATGTATGCTGGAATCTATTATGATTCAGATAATAATGATTATTATTTTGATGGTTCAAGTACGACAACATCATTAACTGCTGCTGGTAAAATTTTAATTGGTAATGTATCTGATGCAGATAGAACAGATGATAACACAGGTGATGGTGGTATCACGATTCAGCCAAATGCTGCAGGTACAAATTCAAATATTCAAATTAGTGGATCTAATGGTGGAGCTGCATTACTCAATTTAAATAGAATTGATATTGGAAATAATCCAACAAATGCATCTAATGTGTATCTTCAGTTTAATGCAGACGGAACTGCTGGCGGACAATTTAGAGGTGATGCTTCTGGTAATCTTTATCAAGTTCTAAAAGCAAGTACTAACTGGGGATTCTGGACATCAGGTTATACTGAAGCATTAATTGTTGACGATAGCGCTAATGTTATGGTCAATAACTCTACTGGTCCTACATATACAGCAAATGATAATACACCTCTTATAGGCGCAACAACAGACAATAAATTACATGTTGGTGGATCTGTTCAATTAGCTAGTTTAGACGATGCTTTTGTTGTTGGAAATGGAACTGCTACATTCTTAAAAGGTGATGAACTAGGATTTGGTTCAGGTGGTGGTTTCTACATGGACAACACCACTACAGTTAAGATTCGAAACAATAAAGATTTTTCATCTAACGGCGATTTCTACGCTTCAACTTATTATGACGTTGATAATACAAATTATTATGTAGACCCAGCTGGTGATTCACAAATGAATACTATCGACATTGATGACTATATTCGTCATCGTGGAGATACAAACACTTATTTTGGTTTTGAAGCTAATGATACATTCAGAGTTTGGACAAATGGAGTTCAAAGATTAAACATTGACAATGATTCCGCTGATTTCCAAGGAAATGTTTATGCACCTCGTTATTATGACTCTGATGATAATACTTTCTTTATTGATGGTGATGGAACTTCTGTACTTAAATACTTAAATGTTTACAGTGGTGCAACCACTGGTGAATTAAATGTTGGCCGTAGCTCATCAGAACGTATTCGCCAGTATATTACAGATGGTATAGGTTACATTCAATATTGGCAAGACGAAACTGATACCACAGATCATTCTTTAAGATTCGAGATTCTATCTACATCAACTGGAACAAATACATTCCAATTTAACAGACCAATTCAGATTACTGGTGGCGGCGGTGGAATGTATGCTTCTATCTACTATGATCAAGACGACAATAGATATTATTTAGATCCAAACGCAACAGGTAATGCCGGAAGTAATGCAGGTTTCTTTGGTGGAAATCTATCATTTGGTTTACCTGGAAATGGAACAGCATCAAACGCAGAAGCTCAAAAAGGTAGATGGTTATCTATCGAAGGTAATGCAGATACTTCAGGTGAAGGTTCATCAAGAATATTCTTCACAGAACATAACAGTTCAACAGGTTCAATGTCTGCTTATGGTATGTCACTTGGATATCGTGGTGGTGCTACAAGTATTGTTGGTTCTGATGGTAATACTTGGACAGGTTTAACTCAAATCAATAACGGCGAATGGGGTATGTGGGGCCATGATGGTAGCGCAACCGGTCAATGGGCAATGAAAGGTCCAAGGTCTGGTAGCTTTGTTGTTGCTTCAGGCTCATTCCGCGCACCAATTTTCTATGATTCAAATAATACTAATTATTTTGTAGATCCAAATTCAGAATCTAGAATGGATACTATCAAACTTGATGGTAACGCTGTTGTATTAAGAGAGCCTACAGGAGATTATGGTTCATTTGCAGTAAGCGGTGGCGCAAGAAATGGATACTCAGGATTCAGTATTGATGACCGTTTTGTATTCATGCATGATGGCGCAAATCGTGTAGGTGTTTACAATGATGTAGATAATGAATGGATCTGGTACGCAGATCGCAACTCATACATGAGATTAATGTATAATGGTGGTGAACAAGCAAGAACAGACAACGGATACTTTAGAGCAAATAACCAATTACGTACTCCAATATTCTATGACTTAAATAATACAGCATTCTATGTAGATCCTAACAATACTTCAAATATTCAAAACTTAATTGTTAATGGTACGTTCGAACAAGGTGGTTATTTACAAAATAACCCAGTTGAATCTTATTGGTATCAACAAAGTACATATAGTTATAGCACATCACAAACACCTAATACACAATATTACTGGATTCCAGTTGGTGTTACAAATAATGGTGGTGCAAAAGGTTTCTTAGAATATTACGCTAAAGACGATGTAAACTATAGTGGTAATGTTATTGGTAGAATTGTAATCAGTTCATGGAATAGTAGTTCAATTTCTATTGACCATCATACAACTGGCCCACTCAATAATGGTACACCAAAAGTTCGTGTTGATAATAACAACCGAATTTGGATGCAAATGGACAGCATCACTTGGGATTCATATGTAAGATGGCATTGGGTTGCAGTAAGTGGTATCACATTAGAAGATGGTTCAGGCAAACAATTAACAACACCAGCAAACTCTATTGAAATCTTAACTGGTCAACAAGTAAGAGCAACTCTTGGAAATGTTACTGGTGCTACTGTTACGAATACAAGACATCACTTTGGTTCAATTGATTCGAGACAAGATGTACGCTCACCAATTTATTATGATTTAGATAATACAGGATATTTTGGAGACTTTGCTTCTCGTTCAAGATTTAATACTTTAGAATTAGGAAACCAAGGTGCTCTAACAGGTTCTACTTCATATCCATTAGGAGTCTATCATAATAACAGATACTTAATTGGTTTCAGAAACAGTGGTGCTGATGCTAACTATCCTTGGTTAGTCCACGATAATGTCAATGGTAAATCTGCATTTATTATTCACTTTAATGGTAAAGGCGATAGATTCTATGTTGATGAAGATGGTGATACAGTATTCTCAGGTGATATTACTGCAGACGAAATGTTTGCAAGAAGATTTGTAGATACAGATGATACGAACTTTTATGCTGATCCTGCAGGAACATCTAATTTTGCAAGACTAACATTACCACAAAACCCAGTCGGTACCGCATACGCTAGTGTTGCAACACAACCTGACTATTATATTGGTCAGACAATGGGTAATGACGATGCTTGGAAGATCTACGGCGAATCACCAAGTGGAACAAACACTGGCGCTCTCATCCTTCAATCTGAAGACGATTACGATGGTAATGAATCTATTCGTCATAGATTCAAGAGAACATACGGTGCTTACGACACGCGTGATAACTTAATCACATATTTTAACTATGTGTACTCACCAACAAGTTTCCGTGCTCCAATCTTCTACGATAGTAACGATACTAATTACTATGTAAATCCAGCATCTCAGTCACACATGAATACACTGACTCTTGCTGGTAATAGAATTGGTTTTATTAACTCAAGCTTTGATGCTGAAATTAGAGTATCTGATGCTAACCCAGATGGTACAGGTGCAACATTTGTATTCTGGGGAGATCAAGTAGAATATAATGCTGAAGTAGCAACTGAAGTATTCAGAGCAACAAGACATATGCGTGCTCCAATTTATTATGATTTAAATGATGCTAATTACTATTTAAATCCAAATGGTATTTCAATCTTAAACGATGTTCGTGCATCTATTTTCTATGATAGAAATGATACAAACTATTATGTAAACCCGGCTTCAAATTCTATTCTACATAATTTAGAATTAAGAAATTACGGTTTAAGACTTGCGCGTAATTATACACACAATGGTATTTGGTTTAATGCCGGCACTGATACTAACCACGTATTGTGGAATGACTACTATGGTGGACCAAATGCTAGAGGTGCAGCTAACTCAGGATTTGATGGAATACTTTGGAATACTTATCGTGGTATTCAAATACGCGGTGGCTCTAATGGTGCATACAACTTAATTCGTTCTACAAATTCAGGTAGCAACACCAACGATCACTATGTACAACTTTATGCTGCTAATGTTGAGCAATTAGGTACTCGTGCTGGTTATGGTTATGCTCCTAATCAGATGCGTTCACCAATTTATTACGACTATAATGATACAAACTACTACGCTAATCCAGCTGGAACAACAAGATTCTATGAACAACGACTTATATACAGATTACATATTGGTGATGAGTCTAATTTATATAATGGCGTACTTCAAGAAACACGTAGACCTGATTTAACAATTAAAGGACAATATCCTCAGTTGAACCTTATGTCATCTGAGATTAATAACAGTAATCACGGTCCTACATTAAGATTTACAGCCTATGATTCGGCTAACGCATCTTCAGGTAACCTAAAACATTGGGTAATTGGTATTCCTGGTACAAATGCAACGATGTTGAGTTTTGGATATAGAGCAAATCCACCATCAAATAACCCACACTACGGTATTGGTAGAGGTTGGTCATCTGGTGATAATGTTGCTATTATGTGGCTACAAAATGATAGACACGTATATGCTGAAAACGACGTAAGAGCTGACATATTTAGAGATAGAAATTCTACTGGATACTATGTTGAGCCAAGCAATCTATCAGAACTCTATGATGTAAGACAAAGAGGTTGGTACACAAGAACATTCGCACACTCAGGTTCTGATTTTGCAAATGGTACAATTGTAAGAACAAGTATTCCTGCGACAGCAACTAACGGTGCTTCATTCGTACTTGAAGCAACAGGTAAATCTTATTCTGGTGATCCACCATTTAGTTTTATTGCACAAGGTTATTTGTACAATAATACTATTATCAACTATTCTGGTCAACATTTTGGTAAAGCAGGATTTGGAACACTATATGCATTTGAAAATGGTGGAGTATTATGTTTCTGGTGGCCAAGAGTATCTTATTGGAACTCCTTCACTGTTCACGTAAGAAATGCAAATGGCGATGATAGAAACTTAGTTACAAGTATTTCAAACTCAACATTGCCAAGTTATAGTAAAGGCGTAGGCATTACTATGAAGACCACAGCCGTGTATAACCAAAATATTGGTTCCGGCGCAATGTATGCAACAATTTACTATGATGCTAACGATGCTGGCTATTACGCAGATCCTAATGGCAATTCACAATTCTCTAGATTGTATCTAAATGCAGATCTTAGAATGCAAGGTGGCGCGCCTATTTACTTCTACACAAGTTCAGGTTCCTTACGTGGATATATTCGTGCAACTGAAACTAATGATTCTCACTTTGAATTTGCTACATCAGGTGGAGAGGACTTCATCTTCCGTGATGGTGGATTCGGAGGTTCTTGGAATCAAATTATTCGCGGTAACGGTCAAGTATTAATTGCTAGTCGTCTTGATACACCGATTATCTATGATAGGAATAATACTGGCTATTATGTTGACCCGAATGGTTCTACACAATTAAGAACAGTTTATGCTAATGATTGGTTTAGACCACAAGGTAACACCGGTCTTTATTTCCAATCTTATGGACATGGTTTATGGGCTCCTGAATCTGAAGGAAACTCATACGGTAACGTAGCTACATACGGTAGCGGTAGAAACGGTTGGAGAGGTTATGGATTAGGTTCACGTTGGGTATTAATGAGTACTGGTGGAGATAATATCGGTATTCATGATAACTCTAGAACTTGGATGTATTATTGGAATGGTAGTTATCACCAATATAATTATGGTTATCTGCAAGCTCAAGGTTCTATGAGAGCGCCTATCTTCTATGATACCAATGACACTGGTTATTATTTCAATGGTGCTTCAGATAACAGTACAAGATTCCGTGGTGTTAATAACCTAACAATGGCATTCATGGGTCTTTCTGGTCAAACAAGATCAAGTAAAGAATACTATGCAGCTAGACCTCGTATAACAGGAGATACAAACTACTGGACTGGTTCAGTCGGTTGGAGCCGGGTAAATATGAACACGGTTGCCGACTGGGGTTCAGGCTTCTTTGATTCATGGAGTAATCCACCTAACCAGCCTTCAGGTACATCACACTGGGTCGGTGTTCAAGCCTATCACTACACTAATGGTTCAGCAAGATACGGTTGGCAGCTGGCTGGTGGTCCTATCTCAGGATTGTGGTTCCGTAATACTTGGTCCGGCTTTAGTAGCTGGAAGAAAGTCGCGATGCATGGTGTTAATGAATATTCTGGTTCATTCTACGCATCCATTTACTACGATTCTGATAATACTGGTTATTATTGCGATCCAAATGGTACCTCAAGATTAAATGCGACTGATGCTAATGAACATTACACTTATGGTTGGTTCCGCAACAGAAACTCTGGTAATGGATTATATAACCAAGCTACCGGAATGCATTTCTACTCCAATAATGGATACTACAAGTATGCAGGTGGAGGCTATAGTTATGGTGGTCTAGTAGCATATAGAAACTACGAATCAGATTTAAGAGGTTATGCAGGATATTGGGACGGAAACGGTTTCGGTCTTCTTAATAGTTCTGGTAACTGGCAGGTTCGTATATTCTACGGAAATAGCCACATGGAGCTATACCGTGTTACATACATGAATGATGCTCGCGCATATATCTTCTACGATCGTAATAACACTGCATATTATGCTGACCCAAATGGTAATTCAAGATTTAATGTAACAAGAACAAATACGGCTTATGGTGGTAGTGATACTAATAAAGGTCGCTTGCAAGGATATGGAACATGGTCATCTGAATTCCATAAGATGGCTTACATATCATTCGACTGGAATGCTAACTATGATTATTACTACTATCATGGACTTTCCTCGACGGATATTAATGGTTCGTTTACAGATTCAATGTCACTTAACTCGTTTAATGACATTAACCTAAGACTTGACTCAAATAATAATAACGGAAACTCTTATGTACGTATTCACGACAATGGTTCTGGTAATTCACAGAACGTAGCATATATTGGTCGTGAAGGTGGAAACGCTATCGCATACTTCTATAATAGAGTTTATGGTTCTGTATTCTATGACCATGATAGTAGTTATTATGCTAATATGAATACCTGGTCTCGTTTCTGGGGTCTTGGAACATTCTATCTACGTAATAACTATGATGTTTCAACTAACCACGAATATGGTGTAGCGTTCGCTAACAACCAATCAACTGCTTATCGTGTATATCGTGAAGGCGGTGGTTGGAGCTATCCATATCCTGACTTACGTATCGCATTCCATACTGGTTTGAAATTTGGTGCTAACCCATCATATGAAGGTATGCGTTTCTATACTGATTATAACATGGCAAGCTTGGTATGGCAGTTCAACGGTGGTTCGAACTACTCTTACCAGTATCGTTGGAACAACTTAACTGGCTATCACGGTATTTACTCTGGTATTAACGGCGCTCACTTCTATCCTAACAACGCATCTTACGGTTCTTGGAGAGTTCAAGGTTCTCGTAACGGTTGGGGTGGTATGCAGTTTGATAACAACATCTGCTTGATGATGAACTATACAGAGCATGGTTTCTATAGTACATCGTTTGGTTGGAGATTATATCTAAACGGTTCAGTATATACACCAGGTAACGTTGTTGCTTATTGGTCAGATAGAAGATTGAAAGAAAATATTCAAGAACTTCCAAGAGGTGAAGGTCTTGATACGATCATGAAACTGAAACCAAGTCGATTTAATTGGAAGAAAGAAGCCGAACAAGTAACAGCTGGTGTTATTGAAGGTGGAATGGAAGAAGTCGCTGTTATTGCTCAAGAAACACAAGATGTAATACCTAATTCTGTAGTTATAAATAAAGCTGGTAACGGCGGCAAAGACAAAATTATGGTTGATGGTGAGGAGCTTAAAGACTTCCTCACAGTTAACTATGACAAGATTACACCATTCTTAATACAAGCAGTTAAAGACTTAAAATCAGAATTAGATGAATTGAGAGAAGAAGTAAAATTTTTACGAGGAGACAAATAGATTATGGCACTCATTAAATCATATGAACTAAACTCTGGATTAGAATGTCCTGAAGCATATCACGTTATTCATAATGTTGAAACGAAAAAACGTGTTGTTGATGACCAAGATCCAGGTGGTGTAAGACCAGACAATTCACCAGATCATGCGTGGAAAGCTGGTTATTACGGAAGAGTATCGGTTGTAGTATATGCTAGTAGAGCAGCTCGAGAAGCTGGTAAACAAGCAATTGCAGCATACGCACAATATCCTACTGATGTTCCTGGAGGAGACTTTCAAGGAGAAATTAATATTATGCAAGTAGAGGATATGAATTTTACAATTGACCTAGCATCAGAAAAAAGTATTATAGAACAAGGTTATGATCACCTAATGACTCTACCTACTTGGTCTGATGCGGTTAACGATTAATTATAAATAACAAGTAATTAAAATTATTACGGAGAAATAAAAAAATGGCACTTACATATACTTGGAAAGTTAAAGGTCTTCGAAAGCAAGACCAAGTTAACAGTGAAGGCGCTACATTAAATGGCGCGGTCGTTCAGACATACTGGGAATGCGAAGGTACCGATGAAAACGGTAATACTTCTGTGTTCTCTGGTGCAACTCCTTTTTCAGCAGAAAATGTTCCAGCAGGTACATTTGTTGCTTTCGAGGATTTAACAGAAGAAACTGTTCTTGGTTGGATCAGAAACGTTGTTGAAGGTGACGGCGGCTATATGGATCATATCGAAGAGCGCATTAGACATGAGATTGGTAAAGTTACTATCGAAGATGCACAAATGCCTTGGGCCCCTGAAGAAGTAACACCAGTTCCTAATGATAATCTTGAAACTGAAGTGGAAGCTGAAGCAACATCAGGCGGTAATACTGACATTATAGACTCAGAATAATAAGGAATAAGAAATGACTTATACTTGGGAAATTCTTAGTCTTAAAACACAAAACACTGTTAATTCCAGTGGTGAATCTTTAACGGATGCAGTATTAACTATTAATTGGAGAAGGCATGCAGATAATGGTGCAGGAAACAAAGTATCTATTACTGGTCAATGCCTTCTATCTTCAGAATCTGTATCATTAGCAGACTTTATAGCGTTTGAAAGTCTTACTGAAGCTAAAGTTGTAGAATGGCTTGAATCAAAACTTGGTGCAGAGCTTATTGCTGATTATGACAGTTCTTTAGAGAAAAAATTAAATCAAGACATCGCAACCGATCGAAGCGTTCCTTGGCTTTAAAATAATCAATAAATAATATTGACATTTAGTTAAACACGTGTTATAATAACACGTAGAATAGTATGATTTATATCATGGAGATATTATGCACGATTTACGGCATTATGGCCTAGTCCATTGGGCGTTGAAAAGAGGCGGGAGTATTCATCCTGTCATATTGCCAAAAGAGTTAACTGGCGAAACAGGGATCATGAATCCATCAATATTTTTCCATAAAGGAAAATTATTGCTTAATGTTCGACATGTTAATTATACTCTTTATCATTCAGAAGGTAAAAAGTTTCCCCATACTTGGGGACCACTTCAATATATCCATCCGGAAAACGACGTATCTTTAACAACACATAATATTATGTGTGAATTAGATGCGCATTTAAATATCGTTCCAGGATCAGCAAATCGAATTAAGATGAATTTAGATACAGGTGAACCAACCTGGAACTTTATTGGTCTTGAAGATGGTAGATTGTTTGCTTGGGAAGATAGACTTTTTCTTTGTGGTGTTCGTCGTGATTGTTATGACGACAAAGGTAAAGGTCGAATGGAAATGTGTGAAATAGAATTTATTGATGGTGTATGGCAAGAAGTATCTCGAAATCCAATTCCTGCACCAGGAGATGATGGAACATATTGTGAAAAGAATTGGATGCCAATTGTCGATATGCCTTGGCATTTTGTAAAATGGTGTAATCCTACAGAAGTTGTAAAATATGATATTAATACACGAACAACAACCACAGTTCATTTAGACGAATCTCAATTTCGCCCAGATATTTTCTTTAGAGATTTAAGAGGAGGAACTCAAGTACTTCCTATTGGTGATGGCCGACATATGTGCTTTACACATGAAGTTGATTTATCTAAAGATATATTTCATAGAAAAGATGGCCACTATAATCATCGTATAATCGTCTGGGACAAAGATTGGAATCTTATTAAGTGGACTAATGATTTTCATTTCTTGGGCACTCAGATTGATCCAGTAACAGGATATGAATATAATATTGAATTTGCTACTGGTATGCAATTTGTAAACGGCCAAGTTCTTATCGTTTTTGGATATCAAGATAATGGAACTTTTATATTGAGAATGCCAGAAGATCTTTTCTTTGAATTTGTGAGTAGAGGATAAATTATGTTGCAAGAATTATTGAATGAACACGTACTCGATCCTAAAAATCCAGAAAAGCTTTTTCGTTTAGCACAAGAATATGATGGATTAGAACAAGGAGCTATGGCAGTTTCTTTATATCTTAAAACTGCAGACTTAACTAATGATAAACAACTTCAATATAAATGTATGATATTACTTGGTAAGTCATATGAAAGACAAGGTGGAAGAAACTTTACTGTTGAAGGTGCTTATCACGATGCTGCGGCTTTAATGCCAGATAGACCAGAAGCACATTTCTTTTTATCAAATCATTATTGCGAAAGAGGAATGTGGAAACAATGTCTAACTCATGCAAATCTAGGATTAATGGCCGAAAGAGTATTACCTGAAATTCATGTTGGTTATCCAGGAAGAAAAGTTTTAGCCTTTCTTAATTCAATGGCTACTTGGTATATTGCTGGTCAACAATCTGGTAAACACAAATTATTTGATTTAAAACATAAAGTTATATTAGAGGGTGAACTTAAAAATAGAGCTGAGCAAATGCTTAAGCAAATTGGATATCCTGATACTATTCCTTATAAAAAACACGACGAACATCGACTTAAGCATACGTTTCCAGGCTTACAAAGTATAATAAAAAATTATTCTAAACATTTTCAAGATATGTTTGTCTTAACTATGTTGAATGGTAAAAGAAATGGAACTTACTTAGAAATAGGATCTGGTCAGCCATTTATTCATAATAATACAGCTTTACTTGAAACTAAATTTGGTTGGAAAGGTATTTCTGTTGATAATTCTCCAGCATTATGTTATCAATTTAAAGAAGAAAGAAATAATACGGTTATATGTTTAGATGCAACAGAAACAAACTGGGAAGATTTATTTGAAAAACATTGTGTAGAACCAACATTTGATTATTTACAAATAGATTGTGATGAAGCATCTTTAGACATTTTAAAGAAGCTTCCATTCAATACTCACAAATTTGGTATTATAACATTTGAACATGATTGTTATCGATTAGGAACAGAAATACGCGATGAAGCAAGACAAATATTAATGCAACATGGATATAAATTAGTTGTTAGCGATGTTGGATTTACTCCAGAACATTCTTATGAAGACTGGTATGCACATCCAGATTTAGTTGATATTCCATCTAAATTATTAGCGACATCTAATCATGTTAATTTTATATTTGATTATTTTATGGAACCTTTAACAGAAAAAAATGAGTTACAAATATGATTACAGTAATAGCAACAGGTGGATTTGATCCAATTCATTCTGGACATATTAAATATTTAAAAGATGCAGCAACCTATGGAACAAGACTTATTGTAGGTATTAATTCTGATGAATGGCTCATAAGAAAAAAGGGTAAAAACTTTATGCCTTGGTATGAGCGAGCATCAATTGTAAATGGATTAGCAAGTGTTGATAATGTAATGGATTTCGACGATTCAGATGATACAGCAATTGATTGTATAAGAAAAGTAAAAGAAAAATTTCCAAATGACACAATTGTTTTTGTAAATGGTGGAGATAGAACAAAAGAAAATATTCCAGAAATGATTTTTGATGATGTTGAGTTTGAGTTTGGTGTAGGCGGTTCAGAAAAATCAAATAGTTCAAGTTGGATTTTAGAGGAATGGAAACACCCAGTCACAAAACGAAAATGGGGAACATATAAAGTATTAAATAATAATACAACTTGGCAAGTAAAAGAACTTTCCTTTACTAAAGGAAGATCTTTAAGTGATCAAAAACACTCTCATAGATCTGAACATTGGCACGTAGTCAGTGGTAAAATTAAGATGGATTTAGAATATCCAAATGGTGATAGATTAACAAAAACATATAATACTGGTGAGAGTATAGATATTCCTGTTAATACTTGGCATAAAGCAACTAATATTAGTAATGTTGATGCTAAAGTTATTGAAGTTTGGTTAGGAAATATTCTTACTGAAGATGACATCGAAAGACGAGACTAGTTATAAATAGAACTATAAATTAAATTAACACGCTAATAGTCAGGAGACGAAGATGGCGATTAAAGTAGGTTCACAAACTGTTATCAATAACAGTTTTGCATTAGAAAACGTTGCAGAATTTGAAGGATTATTTACTAATTTTCATCCTCTTGTAAATGCAATTACCACAGATATAGATTTCACAAAACCATTCGTTACGCTGGCAATGACCAGCAATGTTACGTTTACTACATCAAATAGAAACACTGGAAAGCAAGTTACTTTATTGCTTGACACAAGTACAACACCATACGCGCCTACTTGGCCTTCAGAAGTTAAATTTCCAACAGCAATTACATGGTCCTCAAATAGATTTTGGACAGTTACTTTAACTTGTTGGGATGCTTCTACTGTTAGAGCAACAGCACTTCCTTATGATGCGGCTGGTACAC